GCGAAGTTGAACCATTGGGAGTGGCGGCGTTAGAGGATGCTAGCGCGGAACAACAGTGCGAAGTTGAACCATTGGGAGTGGCGGCGTTAGAGGATGCTAGCGCGGAACAACAGTGCGAAGTTGAACCGATGGGAGTGGCGGCGTTAGAGGATGCTAGCGCTGAACAAGAGTGCGAAGTTGAACCATTGGGAGTGGCGGCGTTAGAGGATGCTAGCGCTGAACAAGAGTGCGAAGTCGAACCATTGGGAGTGGCGGCGTTAGAGGATGCTAGCGCGGAACAACAGTGCGAGGTTGAACCGATGGGAGTGGCGGCGTTAGAGGATGCTAGCGCGGAACAACAGTGCGAAGTTGAACCATTGGGAGTGGCGGCGTTAGAGGATGCTAGCGCGGAACAAGAGTGCGAAGTTGAACCGATGGTAGTGGCGGCGTTAGAGGATGCTAGCGCGGAACAACAGTGCGAAGTTGAACCGATGGGAGTGGCGGCGTTAGAGGATGCTAGCGCGGAACAACAGTGCGAAGTTGAACCATTGGGAGTGGCGGCGTTGGAAGATGCTAGCGCGGAACAACAGTGCGAAGTTGAACCGATGGGAGTGGCGGCGTTGGAGGATGCCAGCGCGGAACAAGAGTGCGAAGTCGAACCATTGGGAGTGGCGGCGTTAGAGGATGCTAGCGCGGAACAACAGTGCGAAGTTGAACCATTGGGAGTGGCGGCGTTAGAGGATGCTAGCGCTGAACAACAGTGCGAAGTTGAACCATTGGGAGTGGCGGCGTTAGAGGATGCTAGCGCGGAACAACAGTGCGAAGTTGAACCATTGGGAGTGGCGGCGTTAGAGGATGCTAGCGCGGAACAACAGTGCGAGGTTGAACCGGTGGCAGTGGCGGCGTTGGAGGATGCTAGCGCGGAACAACAGTGCGAGGTGGAACCATTGGGAGTGGCGGCGTTGGACGACTACACGGCAGATATTGAAACGCTACAAAGAACATTACAAAAGATAAACGACGCACAACAATACGTACTTAGCAAAAATGTGTATTTAAACAAGTATTTTCAACTAGATTGGGACAATGATTTAACATTACAATCATACAAGCAGCCTGGTGAGCCTGGTGAGCCTCGTGACATTACAAATGCGTACTTCCGATTGAAACAATATACAGATGATCTAAGCAATTATAAAAGAGAGGTCAATACACGGATTCAAAACAAACAACATGGTGATGATTTGAATCCGGTGCATGAAGGTATCTACGATGACCATATTGCCAAAATGATACAACAAGAAGAGTTTTTTACGCCTACAATACAGGCACAAGTTGATATCGAAATAAGGAGAGTAGGTGAGGAAGCAGCAAGACAAAAATTCGAAACAGAATCAACTGAAAATTTAGATGATTCAAACAGGGTATACGAAGCAGCACAAGCAGCAGGGATAGAAGCCGCGCTGGAAACAAGACCAAACGGAACAAAAGCAGCAATCGAAGCCGCAACAGAAGCGGCATTCAAAACGATACAAAACGCGCGAACCAAACAACAAGAAGGAGACAAGTTATTGCGTCGGCAGTTTAGAGAACCGTCCCCAGGAGCACTAGGAGCATCAGCACCTTCGCCAGGAACAAAAAAGCGTCCTTTCGCCGGTGGTAAGTATCGTAACAACAACAGCGTTTTGTCTACTGCATGCATGGCGTTTGAGCACATGTGGCCTTGTAAAACCATTTCGGGTGTTGTGCGTGAAGTGTGCGACAGCAGCGGTGGAAGCAGTTGTAGCTGTGGAAGCAGATGTAGCTGTGGAAGCAGCCGTAGCTGTGGAAGCAGCCGTAGCTGTGGAACGACCCAAGTCCTCCAGATCCTGGCCGCCTTGTTCGACATCACTATTTTTTACGTGCACAAACAAAAGACAACGCACCGGGTTTTGCGCTACGGCGAAAGCCCCGACACGTTCATGGTCGTTGTACGGCACAACGACAAGTTTTGGTTAATGGGCGCGACGCACCAAGGGCACCAACAATATGTCCTCGTGGCCGCCGACGCCGCTGATCGCGACCACTTCACCTTTTTGTTTTTACCGCATGAAGTCCAAACAGCCCTCGCCGCGTCCGGCTGCGCTGCGGCAACAAACGCCGGCACTGTTCCCCGTGCCCCGGTTTCCCCCTTGTGTAATATAGATGCACACAAACAAACACTAATGGATGCGCTGACGCATCGAAGACGGCACGAAGACGGCACGAAGACACACACACACACTCCATCCGTACATAAAATAAGATAAACCTTTTATTCAAAACCTTTTTGTCGTCATAACTACAATGTGCTGACGGGTAGGGGGGCTACGACTGGTTGCGCCCCTTCTTGATGTTGTAGACGAACCAGAAGACCAGCAGCAGCACGAGCAGCACCAGGAACAGCCACAACACCCAGCCGTGTTTCTTGAGGCGCACAAACGTGGCGTCGTTGCCCTTGCTCATCCACCACAGCGCCTTGTACTTGTCCTTGTCGTTCTCGAGGGCCAGCGCGCTGGGGCTGGTAAAGAGGGGCACGATCAGCTTGCCGTCGGAGTTGATGGTCAACTTGTCGAGGTAGTCGATGGTGTACTGGTTCATTTTGGCGAAGCTGTCGTCGCTTTTGTAGAGCAGTCGGAAAGGCACGGTGTTCTCGGGGCCGTAGCGCAGCGGGAACGACATGCCGGCGTCGATCAAACTCTGGGAGTTGTTGATGCTGTCCACGTACATCTGCATGATGGCGTCGATGGTGGCCTGGTACATCTGCGTGTTGAGCCCCGCGGGGTCCTTCATGTCGATGGCCATGCCCACGAACATCAACACGTTGAAGAACTCGCCAAAGGGCAGCTTGAACAGCGAGGCGACCGCCTCCTTCGCCGCGATGTCTGTCGCCATCGTGACGGTCTTCTCCACCACGGCATCGGTGGCGGTCTTGGCCACCACATCCGAAATCATGCTGGCCGGCAGCTTGGAGGACAGCGCCTTGAACGCGTCGGACGCAAAGTACTTCTCGCCCTGCGCAAGCGCCTCGTTCTTCATGTACGCCGCGAAGACGGGCTCGGCCAAGTACTTCTTCAGCGCGTTCGTGGCCATGCCCACAGAGTGGAACAGCGCCAACTGCTCCAGCCCCTCCTCGGTCAAAAACATGGAGCTCAGCATGTTGGCGAAGTCCAACAGGAGCCCGGGGTCACTGGGGTCGGCCGCGTCGCCGCCCGCGCACATGTGCGTCGCCTTGTCACACTTCTGGGTTTTGAGACACTGCGTGTCGTCCGAGCAAATGGCGTTGACGCGCGGCGCCATGTTCTGGCAGAACTTGCCGGTGAACAGCGGGTTGCCGGCGGAATCTGTCGCGCAGACGCACCGTGAAGAGTCCGCGCCTTTGCTGCACACGCTGGCGGAGCTGTACTCGGCGCCCCAGCCGCAGTCGATGTCTTGCGTGCACTCGTCCGCCAGCGCCTCGTCGACGTCGCGGCACTGCGGCCCGCTCCACCCCTTACGCGTGCACTCGCAGCGGTTATTTTCGGGGTTCAACATCCCGATGGGGTTGGTGCAGTTTTGCGTGCGGTCGTTGCAGGGCACCGCGCCGCAGCCCTGGTGCGTCGTCGCGGGCTGCTCGCAGCGAGTGCCAGAGAAGGGGTGGGTGTAGCCACAGTTGCACTTGCCGTTGTTGTTGCAGACGCCGAACTGGCCGTAGTTGCCGCACGACAAGTCGCCGTCGCCGTGAGCCTTGCGGAAGTCGGCGTCGCTCACCGTGCACGGCACCGTGTCTTTGGGCGGCGTCTGGCAGTACGTGCCCGTCCACGGCTCCCCGTCGTCGGTGTAGCACACGCACTCGCCCCGTGTACTGTCCAGGAAGCCGTGGTAGCCACACACCGAGTTGTTGTCTCTCTCCGCGTCTTTACGGCTCATGTTTTATTATCTATGCTCCTATAATAGTAATGCCGCTACTATTAATGCATCACGGATTGTATCACCATAGAGGATGGCAATCATCGCATTACAGCGCGGGCGGGGAGCCGCAGACATCCGCGTTTTTGAATTGCATGTCCGAGTTGCCGCCGCAGGGCTTGTGCAGCGCCGTCCGCTCTCCGCATTTCTGGCGGTCACTCGCAAAACACACGATTGCTTGACGCTTCACGGTCGAGCCAAACGCTATGGATTCCACCGTGTGACACGTGTCGTCGGGATTCTCGCACGCGCCCTCCACGCCGTTGAATATCGCGCAGTTACACGCGTTTGGTATCTTCTGGTGGCACTTGCCGGCGTAGAAGAAGCAGTCCACGCCGCACTCGCACTTACGACTGCCGTCCGCCGCCGTGGTGCACCGCCGGTTGGCGCACGTGCTGCCCTGGGCCAGCGGACAGCTCGCGTCGAGGCCCAGGATGCACGCGTCCGCGCAGAAACTGCACACCGGGTTCACCACGTGGTCGCAGCACCCCGGCGGGTCGGCGGCCTCCCCCGGCTTGTTCGTGCACACCGGCAACTGGACGCTGCGGCTGTTCACCGTCGCCGTCACCGCGCACTCGCACTTGCCGCTGCTCTGGTTGTAGTAGCCCAGCGACTGCTCGGTGGCGTACCCCGGGTCGCTGTACCGGCCGGCGCACGGGTCGGGCGTGCACTTGTCGCCGCCCTCGTCGTTCTTCCCCGGCACCAGCACACTGCTATGCGCCGCCGTGTTTATTTGCGTGGCGCACAGCTGCGGCGCGGGGTCCGCCTTCTTCAGCGTGATCGACGTGCCCGGGATGCGCGTGTCCTCGCAGTGGCCGGTGAACACGAACTTGCCGGCCGACGTGGAGTAGGACCACACACTGGAGCCGAAACCCGAGCAGGCGCACGTGGTGGCCAGTCCCGGCCCCGAGGGGAACTCGTTGGGCGCGTCGCCCACGCCGCGGGCCACCACCGCGTCTGTGTCCGGGCTCAACACCGTGGCCATGGTGCGACCGCCCAGCGCGTTCTGGAAACACGGGTCGATGGTGCACGCCAGCGGGTCGCCCTTCACGTACGTGTACGTCGCCTGCGACCCGTTCTGCATGCCGTCGCACTGGCACGCGACCGTCGGCACCCACTCCTCGCCGCCACACTCCACCTGCTCCCCCGTGCCCGACACGCACTTGGTGGGGTCCACGCCGGTGGCGGGGCTCCACGGATCGCCGACTTTGCTCGTGACGCCGTCTGCGTTGACGAACGGCATGTTCAGGAGCAGCTGCTGCTGTTTGGCGGCCCACGGCGCCACGTCTCGCGCCTGGCACGCAATGAGGTCGGTGCAGTGCTCGCCGCCGAAGAGGCTGCTGTACTTGCAGGTGCACGTCCACCCCAGGTTGGCCGTCCACTGCGCTTCGCCGTACTGGGGGTCGCAGCCCGTCTGGCGCGGCACGCAGTACTGGCCGGCGGTATCCACCTGCACCTCGTGGCACTTGTCCTCCGTGTCGCAAAACGTGACGTGCTGCATGCCCGCCAGCGGCTGGCACACCATGCTCTCGCCGTTGGGCAGCTCGTCCTCGCACCGCGTGCAGTCCGTGTCCTGGCGACACTCTACCAACTGTTTCTCACCGGTCACGTTGTCTGCGTGGTCCAGACACTCGATGCGCGCCGGTAGGCAGAACTTGTCCGCGCCGTTGTTGAGCGCTATCTGGTTGTCGTGCACCGACGGCCAGGACGCGCCGGGGGCGAGGCACTGGAGCCCCTGGAACTTCACCTCGTCGCTGCCGCAGCGCGTGGCGCAGTCGCGGTCGGTAGAGCAGGGCGTCAGGCGCTTGGTGGCGCACGGGACCAAGTCGCCCGTTTCCTCTGCGGTGCACAGCTCGAAACACGCGGACGGCTGGGTGGACGTGGCGGTGGCGGTGGACGTCACCAGGGGCGGCGTAGTGGGCGGCGCGACTTGCGGTGCCGCGTTGGGAAAGGCCGTGGTGGCGTTTAGCGTGATGAGCGGCGCGCTCCGCCCGGTGAAGTACATGCTCGCCATCGTGACGGCTGCGGCTAGAATGTACAGGCCGACAAAGGTGCACACCAGAAATGTACGCGAAACCATTGTTTTATTTACAGGATCAAAATAAATGAGGTTTTAAGTGAGAGCGCCTCCGAGCGACACTGGGAGGCCTAGACCGGCTTGTCGCGTGTCATGATTTAACTACTTTCATACGAGGTTGCTCCTACAACGTTGCGCCTACAAGCCTACAAGCTTGCTCCTACAAGCCTACAAGCTTGCTTGCTGGTTGAAGACGGCGCTGTTATTTCCCATCGGCGGCCCGCCCAAGGGAGGTGCGGTTAAGGTAGACGCGGTGAAGGGAGGTGCTGCTGATGGTGAAGCTAGTACAACAGTCGTACTAGCATTACCCTGGGCCGCAAGTTTCTTGTTTTTAAAAGCTCTATACACATAATAACACCCTACAATGACAAGGACGACTCCAATAGCAATGAGCGCATAGTACCAACTACTGAAGGCGCTGCCGATCCCGGACGCGATATTGTACACGCCATCGGCCACCGTACCCACAAAGTCCGAAATCATCAAGCCCGTGGTAGACAACACCTGCGCGAACATGGTGTAGCAGTTGTTGTTGATGATTTTTACGCTATAGTTCTGGTGCGTAAGGTCGCCCGTCACGGAATTGGTGCAGTTGCAGCTCATGTCCACGCACCCCGCGTACGTCTGGGCGTGGTTCGGTACCAGTGCACAATGAGTCCTACATTGGTCATATACAGGGCGGGAGTCGGCCGTTTTAGTTCCATCGCACGTGCACATTTTGCCGTCCGTGGAGTTATTGATCTGATACACCTGGCTGCCCGTCGCGGCGTCCACCAGCCAACACCCGTTGGACGCCGCCAGCATGCTGTTTAGTGCCTGTTCCGTAAGGTACTTGATTAAAAAGATCTTTCCGATGTCGAATATCATTTTCTTATTCTCTTTGGCCGCTTCGTACAGCTTGTTTGCCAAGTCTATACACGACCTGCCTATAGCTCTTGCCATCTCTATCGCAGCATTGAATTTTCTTTCCCACCAGCCTGGTTTATCTGCTTCAGCCATGTCCACTGGAGGTCCTTCTGCCACTACTAACTCCAGGTTCGGTTTCATAGCTCCATGTTGTTCAGCAGGTAATTCGATAGTTTTTTTAAACGCCTTTACTTGATCTTCTGGTGAAGCGATGCTTCGTGGATTCGTTTTAGCATCTCTTCCTTCTATTATTGCATTTTGGAATTCCGGTGGTACCGACGACAAAAAATCTTGAAACTCCTTATCATTCATCTCAGAAATATTTTCAAACTTTTTCCCATTAGAATCCTCCAAAGGTATTGGTGTTTTTTTTCCCCCCTCAGTCAAAACCATCTTTCCAGGTTCTAGGGTTATCTTTTCCCCAAACATGTAGTTGTTCGCCCCATATTTTACATCCGGGTCGTTTAGTGGTGTTATACAGTCGAGAAGATTTATTCTTTCCTCGGCCATACCTTTTATATCTTTAAATTCCAAAAATAACCTCATCTTGGGCACCCTCCGCGCCTTCGACCTCTTTTTTTGCGTACCTTTTGTACACGCCATTTCCACAAACATATTAGACATGTTTTTGTTTTTTATTGTATACGCACATTATATTTTGAGGAGGGGTGGACGCTTTTGATGACGGGGGTGGGCGGTACACCTCGCGACGGTATTACTGGGCGTCGCCTACGGCCTGGCAGGTTAATGTTTCGCCGTCCTTGAAGTTATACCAGGCGCCCCCGTTTCCACATTTGGGGTACTTGGGGTCGCAGCACCCGGCATCGTTTGGGTAGTCGGAGCTGCACAGCTGGTTGTGGCGCGGCTTGCCAGTCGGGTGAGCACACCGGTCGCCGTCGAAACACTTGGGGCACGCACACTTCTGGGCACCCGACGCCGCGTCGATGCTGCACACGCCGTCGTTGAAACAGGGGTACACCGAGCACCGGTCGGCGCACACGTAGCCCAGCGGGTTGCGGTTGTCGTACTGCTGCACCGACGTGGGCTTGCACGCACAGCCGCCCGAGCACGTGCCCACCCCGTCGTCGTCCGTGTTGGTGCACGTGCCGTAGTCGCAGTCCGAGTTCTCCTGGCACGTCGACCCCGCCACCATGCGCTCCGCGTCCGCCACCATACACTTCCCCGTGTCTTTGCCGTCGTCCTTGGCGCACACCATCGGCAACCCCGCGAAGTTGTACGCCGCAAAGGCCTTGCTTAAGCAGTCGCTGTCCACGGTGCACGCCGGCGCGCCGCTGCCCGCTGTGTAGTAACACCTGTTTTTGTAGCAGGTGCCGGCGCAGTCGTCGTTCAGGCCCACGCTGTCCTTGCACGCCATCTGCACGTTGGTTTTGACACCGTCCGGGTTGCACGGGTCCGCGATGCAGCTCGGCAGGTCGGTCGACTGTTCGCGGAAAGAAATCTCCGATTTAAACGCGGCGCCGGGAGCGGGCGGCAGCTTCGTCGCACATACGCAGCGCGGGTAAGCCACCAGCGGGTTGGCCATGTCCAGGTGCGACGAGGGGTCCTCGGACGAGGAGGAGCAGTTGTCGGCGGCGCACGCCCACCACGACTCCTCGCCCTCCGAGGGGACCATGTACTGGCCCACCTGCCTAATGGCCTTGCCGTCGGACCGGTTGACCGTACGCGCGCACTCGCACTGGCCGCCGTACTGGCCCTCCGGCGTGGCGAACCACGGCAGGTCCTTGTTGGTCGCGTCCACCAGCGGGCCGTCGCGAGCACCGTCCCATGACGCGCGCCGGCTGCCCTGCACGCCCGAGCAGCTGGCGCCCACGCAGTTGCCCGTCAGCGCGAACCGGCGCAGCTCCGGGTCGTAGTTTTTGCGGTCCGCGAACACGTTGTCGTTGTCCTCGCACGTGGGCGTCAGCACCAGCTTCGAGCGCGCCGTGACCCATTGCAGCGCGTCCATCGGCACGACGGCGCCGTCCGGCCGTTTGACGCCCACTTGCGCGTACGTGAGGTCGCGCATGCACGCCAGCTTGCCGTTCCACTCGCCGTCCGCCGCGAACGCCGAGCCGATCCAGTCGCCGCCGTACTGAAGCTCCTGTGGCGTGGGGTCTGTGAAGTTGCCGCAGAACGACTTGTCGCTCACTTTCATCTGCAGCACGTCGCCCGACAGGCAGTCGCACGCGGCGTCGACGGGTACGCCGTTGGTGCATGTCACGCAGTTCTCGGTTTTGCCGTCGCAGCACGGTCCCACCTTGCCCGCCTTGCACGCGCACACGCAGGGACTGGCCGCTGTGTTCTTGCCGGCGAAGTGGTCGGGACACCGCTGCAGCCCCGACGGCACGGGCGCGAAGAATGGCGGCGTGACGCGCGTGAGCAGCGGGTCGTTGGCGGCGCCGCTGCCACGCACGACGACCTGTGCGGGTAAGGCGCCGAATTTGGTGTTGCGCGACACCGCCACCTTCGCGGTGCACTTGTTGCTGTAGAGCGTGGGCGTGCACGTGGGGTCGGCGGCGGGGTGCACGAGGCGCGTGGCGTAGGACAGCACGCCGGTGTCGACGGGCGCGCCCTCGATGGTGGGGGCCACGCACGGCGCCGTGCTCATGGTGTTGTACGACACGATTCGGTTGGGGTAGACGGGCGCCTGGGTGAAGAGCGGCTCGCCGGTGTCCTCGTCTGTTTTGGAGAAGACGGTGAACTGCTGCAGCGTGTGGTTGCTGTCGTACTGCGGTTGCGTGGCGTCGCAGACGAGCGGCGTGGTGCAGTTGCCGCCCTCCACCTTTTGGGTGAGCAGGTTGGCGTACTTGCTCTTGCACTGACACGTCCAGCCCATGCTGCCTGGCCGCGCGGACAGCACCGTGTCGGACGTGGCGGCGTCGCACTTGTTCATGTAGGGCGGCAGGCAGTAGGACCCGGTGGTTTTGATCTCCAGGTTGAAGAGGTCGCAGTTGGCGCCGGTGAAGCCCGGTTCGCACACGCAGGTGTTGTGATTGCTGGGGTCGCGCTTGCCCTTGCCGTTGCACTCGGCGGAGGTGGCGGGCACCTGGTACGGCACGACCATGGGCGTCACCAGCTGCCCCGCGGCGTCCACGAAGTTGTTGCCGCTGTTGGCCAGCACGCACTCGTAGGGGAAGCCGTCCACCCGCTCCGAGCAGCCGGTGGCGCAGTCGTCCTGCGTCTTGCACGGCACGAGCGCGCCGTAGCCCGGGGACAGCGGCGAGCACGCCTCGGTGCCGCCTGTGTTGCTGGAGCCGGATGCTGGCGGCGGGGCGGGTCGCGTCAGTTGTGTCTTGGGCATGTTGGCGTTGTTTTTGGAGCTGGCGTGCAGCGCGGGCACGAGTCCCAGCGCCACGGCCACCATCGCGAAGGCCAGGCAAATAAACGTCCACTGCAGAATTGTTACTGCCATGTGTTTTGTGTGTTTGGTTGGTAGGAAGGGGAAAAAGCGCGGGGGTAACTTTTTCTTTTTATTCATACGACATCATTTTATATACGTAGGTTGGTTGGCTGGTGTGGCTGCTGATAAACGGGTTGTTAGCGGTGTAGTAGCGTACAAGTGTGTGTAGCGTACAAGTCTGTAACTAACACTTACAAATGGGGTAGCGCTTGCGCGTCCACAGGGGTGTCGGCTAACCACAGAGTGGCGCGAACGGCCTCGTCGAGCAGGGCGAGCGTGACGACGGTTTTGACGAAGGCGTCGTCGGCGCGCATTTCGGGCGTGAGGGGGGGTGCGGAGAAGATGCGGTTGTTGTGTTGGTCGGGGTGCACGTATGCGGGGAAGGCGCGCTGGAGCTCGCTGGCCATGAGTCCCAGGCGGAAGCCATGGGTGAGCGGCTTGGACGGGTACGTGCGAAACGCCTCGGGCGACCAGCGGAAGGTGTAGAGGCTGACGCCGGGCTCGATGAAGTCGGGGATGACGACGCGGCGGTCGAGCTTGAGGCGGTCTTCGCTGAGCATGGTGGCAAGAAAGGCCGCGCTGCCGCCCGCCTCGACCATTTCGCGCGGCGTCGCGTTGCCGGCGACAATGTCCTTGATCCACGTGCTCATGGTGCGGCCCATGATGAGCTGCATGAAGCTCTCTTCCATGGTGAAGCAGCAGTCGTGGCCGTCCACGATCTGGCACTCCTCGCCGTCGCACACGTTGCTGCCCTTGCAGTCGTGCAGCATGTCTGCCGCGTAGTTTTTGGCGATGCCGTAGCCGGAGTCGTAGCCGCCCTCGCCCAAACTGCCCATGCAGTAGTGGCGCGTGACAAAACAGCGGCCGGTGCGGTCGTCGTACCAGAAGGGCGGGTGCAGCTTGGTTTTGCGGTCCTTGTTGATCTGGGTGCCCAGGTCGTCTCGGGGGTCGTTGGCGTCCACGCTGCCGCGCGACCACGGCATCTCGCACCAGGTGCGCAGCTCCATGGGCATCTGCACGCACGACGCCACTGGCGGCTCGTTTTCCCAGATCATGAGATTGTCGCGGTACTCGAGGTAGGGCGAGCCGGGGTCGTAGCAAAAGCCCTGGTTGGCGCTTGAGGGGAAGTTGAGCGCGGTGATGCACTGTCCGCCGGCGGCGAAGGCGCACTCGATGCCGTCGCCGTTCTTGTCGCACGGCACCTTTTTGCCGCTGAGGATGTACGGCTGGGGGTCAAAGGGGGCGAAGGCGCACGCGTTGAGGTACGCGACGTCCGCCGAGGGGAAGGATTTGGCGTTGATGCAGATGCCGCCCAAGCCGGAGGTGGTGCAGTCCGCGTCGGTGGTGCACTTCACCATGCTGCTGCCCACGAGGTACGGCGTGGGGTGCGGTGTGGCGCGCTGGCCCATGCACAGCGGCTCCTTGAACGTCTCGGCGTCGGGACTGTCTTTGAGGGGAATGGGCGCCGGCATCTTGGCGTTGCCGGGGTAGCAGCGTCCGGGGGCGTGCTGGTCGGGCGGCACCTGCGGCACCTTGAACTGCGTTTCGCTGGTGATATCGTACACGCACACGTTGCAGGTCTGTTTCTTGCCGTCGATGACGCAGGGTTGCGCCTGCCGCACGCAGTCGTAGCGGTCCGTCTGGCTGGCGGCGCGGCACCCGTCTGGCGTGAAGGTGCAGGTGCCGGACTCGCAGGTGAGGCCCGCGGGGCAGGGGTAGCCCGCCACGGGGTCGGGCAGCCACGCCCATCCCCTGTCCGCGTGGCCCTCGCACACCTCCCTCTTCAGTTTCATCTGCGCGTACATCAGCGCGGACTGATTGTCCGTCGGCGTGGGCGCCACCTTGTAATTGACATTGCTGTTGTTGTTCGCCATTGTAAGTCAGTCACTTGATCACGGCGACGCACTTGATCACGGCGACTCAGCCTTTTGTCTTTAATGGCATTATTTTTTAAGTGCGCTGCTCTTTATTTTTTAATACCGCCTTATAAAGTTAAAGCACCGCGCCTCTCAAAACACAAATGGTCATGTCCGACAAATCACTCAAGGTGGTGGTGGTGATAAGCTTGGTGTGCGTCAACGCCGCCTTTGTTTTTTTAGCCATCTACCTACCCCTACACGCGCAAAGCAAGAACAGCGACACCATGTGCGACGCCGCGCCCGCTGTTCGCGCGGCCCTGACTCGCGTGGGCGCTACTGGCGAGTGCGGGCTGTGCGACGCGCCGTACTGCACCACGGCCAGCGTGCGAGACAACGTGGCGGGGGGCCCCATCTATCAGACAGCGGATGCCATCTATCAGACAGCGGATGCCATCTATCAGACAGCGGATGCCATCTATCAGACAGCGGATGGCCTGCCGGCGTGCACGAACCCGGGCGAGAGCGTCGTGGCAGCCCTGTGCACCAGCGGCGCGAAGTGGATCAACCACAAGGAGTGTCTGCTCTTGACCGATACGGCCGGGATGCAGGTGCGCATGACCGTCGAGCTGGACGACGTGCAGACCTCGCGGCTCGTCACGGGCACGCTTCACCACGCCGTGCTCAACAAACTGGATGTGTGTGTCATCTACTACTTTTCTATTTTCCAAGGGGATACCGGTACGGTGGTGGCCACCGGCGTGTGCGACACGGCGTGCAACGAGGCGGCACTGGAGCCTGCCACGGCGACACCTTTCTCCATCCGTCTGTCGCTGCCGGTAAGCGAGGGCGAGGCCGGCACCGGAGTGTACGCGCTGGAGATTACGGGCGCGCCGGCGTGGGATCCGTCCACCATTCTGTACACGTCGCCGCGCACGCCGCTCAACCTCCGCCCCGCCGAAAACGCCGCCGGGGTCAGCGCCACGCTCAATCCGGTGGTGGCGCCCGCAGTCGCCGCCGACATGGCGAAGTCCTACAACTACTTCGTACTGCCCTCGCAGAACGCACAACTTGTGGTCACCCGGTGTCCCCCAACGGTGTGCACCGCGGACAAGGGCCAGTCTTTATTCCAGAAAATGGTCATACTGGCGTGGCAAGCCGTGCCGGTGCCGCCAACGCTGCCGTCGACGCCCGCGATGGATAATAACAACGACCCGTACGACCCCAACAGCGCCACGATGAAGTATTCCCTGGAGCGGTCGGGAGTGCCGCTGCTCTTTGATCTGTTTCAACAGGGAGGTGTATCTTTTTATGTGGTGTTTGATGTGGCGCCCGTCAACACCAACGTGTTCTACACCCTAACCGCGCAGCTGTGCGACGCCGAGGGCAGCGTGTTGTGCGAGTCGGAGCCGCAATACTTCAGCACCAACACGCAGGATTTCGTCGCCAGCGAGTGTGCGCAGTTCACCCGACCCGTGGGCGAGTATCCCCCCAACATGTGGCGCGACGCATGGGACGCGAGCGGGATGTGCATCTGGGACGACAACGCGATGGCGGCCAAGGACTTGGTGTGTCTGGCGAAATCGCTGAAGACCGCTTCGGGTACCGGATACTCCATGGACAACATGCAACTGTTCGACGCCCCTAGCGAAGCGTGTCAAGCGATTAAAACGCAGTTCCCGAGCACCAGTTCCGCTGCCGACTTCCCGTTTAAAGAGCTGAAGATTACAAGTCCCGCGGACCCGCGATGTGCAACGGGCGAGCGCGGGCAGGCGCAAGTGTCGTGTTTGAAAACGGTGGCGATGGAGAACACGTCGACGCGCCTCAGCTTTGAAGATCTGTCGGCGCGACTGAACAACGCAGTGGCGTTCTACGACGCTAACCCGTTGCTGGTTAACCCGGGCAACGACGCTAAACTGGAAGCGTTACTTCACCAGTGTTCATCAAATTTGGAGACGTACTGGAAGACTCACTACAACGTGTGTGGTCCGTTGCTAAGCCCTACTACCTGGGGCGTCGACCGCAAAAACTGTTTCGCCGGCGACGATGCGTGTCTCCAATATGCGGACACCGCGGCGTGTGCGTCGAATAAGTGCGACGGCGAGTGGAAAGTGCTGGCGGACGGCGATTCGGTGACAACTTACGTCATGGAGCAGACGCGGTTTCCGGCGGGCGGCGCGCGCGGCGTGTGTTGCCACTACAACGGAACGTACTCAGTCGGTGAAGACTACGCGCCGTCGTGTGCGTGCAATGAGGGAAGCTATGGGGAGTGGTGTGAAAATAATCCATGCAACGGCATTGTGTGCAACGGCAATGGCACGTGCAAATTGGACGACGCCATTGAACCGTACTGTGAGTGTAAGGAGCACTATCACAATGTCGCAAAGGTTTCGGAAGATTACTACCAGTTGCACGGCGATGAATGCACGTACGATGGCAAAACGTGGACATGTACGTGTCCGCGGATGTGCGGCAAAGACGAGCAGTGGTCAGAGACAAACAAATGCGTTAAGTACGAACCGCTCATGTGTAACCAGAACAAATGTGTTAGCACTGACTATAGAAAGTGTGATGATGAACTATCTAGTTGCTACTTGTGTACATCTGCGGCCCGTATGACGCATGAAGTATCGCAAAACACCATGTCCTGCGTGGCCCATTGAGTGACTTTTTAATTAATCATTAGGTATGTAGTGGTATTACATGTATATAGACCGTTTTTTTATTAATGACCAATTAATGATACATTTTGATTGTACTGTTGGGGTCGATTCCGACAGTAACATTATCATCCGTAGCAATACCCAAATAAACAAACACGTCGTACCACTGGTTAACTGTAACTTGTTTCCTTTGTTGTACCGTGTGGACGGTAATACCCTTGACATCGCGACCTACCATGTCCACGTCGTAATTTGGAAGGGTTTGCGTCTTGGGGTATGTGCCGGCCACCACCACGCCCTCTATTTGCAACATGTTGAACACGCGGGGCGATTCATCTTTGGTGGTGTTCTTTAGGCCAGGAATGTCCGTTCCGTCAAGTGGGACGTTTGATTTGGTATACACGGCGTCGTCCAGCACAACAAAACTTGCCAACAAATGGTCTGCTTTGCTTCCCGGTCCGACGGCAACCCACATGCTTAAATCAAGACTGATATTGTCAGTGGTCGCTTGAAAGCTTGTGACGAAAAGTAACATATGCCGAGTAACGATTGTGTCGCTGCCGCTGCTTAACCTGTTGCGCGTGAATCGAATAGCCGGCAAGGAAATGGTGTCGAACGGAGTGGCGCTAACAGCATCAATGCAGAATTGGTGTTGTGTCTCATTTGGGTTGCTACGCTGGTTCTTGCACGTGCCGGTGCACGTGCCGGTGCATGTGTTGTTTGGCGACGGGTTGCTAGTTGGGATATAACAGCCGTAATACTGAAAACACTCGCATAACCCGTTTTGATGGTTACAGTTGCCGCGAAGTACGGGATGTTGCACGCCATAACTATCTGTGCAATCTTCAGCGCACATGTTTTTGTTGCACGTCAATAAATTCTCGGGCGCTTCCCACATGTCCCCCGGCAATTTGGCGTCAACGTTGTAGTAGCCCTCGTCGCAGTTGCACTGCGCCCTGCCCGTAGCCTCGTTGATGCCGCATGTGCCGTGGCCGTTGCACGTGTTAGCGGTGTTACAAATGAGGTCGCTGCAGGTGGGGCCGGTGTACGCGCCGGGCGCGCAGAAACACGCGGCGTTACTGCCGTTGGCGGAAAAGGTGCCGTGGCCCGAACAACACACGCTGCTATTAGTGGTGTCTGTCTGCCAGGCGGGCGGGTAGCACAGGCGGTCCTGTGAGAACGTCATGGTGTCGGTGGAGTCGGCGGACCAGTCGGAGCACTTGTTTCGCGAGCAGCCCTGGCTGGCTGCGGACGCATGAATGCAGGCGGCGTCTCGTGGGTCGCACGGCACGGCGACGTCCATGCCGCCCCACGTGTGGCTGCCGGTGAGCGGGCCGCAGTGGAAGTAGGTGTTATACAGCTGCTTCCTGGCGTCATAGTTGCCGATGCTGCTCTCCACCAGCTTGTCCGTGCTGCCGTGCGTTGCGTAGAAGTCGTTGAGGGCCGACATCCGGGTTTCGAACGCGACCGCGCCGCCAATGTCACCGCCGCCGCTGATGCTCAACACGGGAGAACAGATGGCGCGCCGACTCTGGGGGATGCCGCTGCACCCCGGTGGTGGCGTACTACTCAACAACTCCTCGGGCGTGAGGTCGCAGCTGGCCGCGGTCCCCCACTCGTCGTTGTTTAGCGTGGGGAAGGTGCTGTTTAAAGCGCCGCACGCCGTGCCGGTGCTCGTCACCAGCTGCAGCTTGCGCGGGTCGTAGCCGTCCCGGGCTACTGCGCAGTAGTAGTCGCTGGCCGCCTGGTTGTTGGGCTCCCAGAAACACATGTCTTTGTCGAGCCAGTGCATGTTGGGCACGGTGTCGTCGGGGTACGGCGACGGTATGGACGCGCAGTACTCCTCGGTGTAGGGCGTGAGAATGACGTTGAACACCTGCGGCATGGATGTGTACGGCACGGGACTTTTGTCAAAGGGTGTGGTGGTGACGTCGTCTTTGCTGGTGGCCACGTAGGCCGTCAGTGTGTAGGTGATCAGGTGGTTCACTTCATCGTCCACGTTTACGACATCCACAAAGTAGCGGTACGTCTTGCCGCTGTCAGCCTGCACCGCATCCTGCACCGTGTTCGCGCGGCTGGCTCCGTTGACCAGCGTGGTGGCGGTGCCCGTCTGATACATGAGGGACGTGAGGTAGTACTTGACGACGCCGGTGGCGGGGCATGACGGCGGTATTGAGAGCGCCTCCTCCCATGCGATGATAACTATTTTTTTGGTTCCCAGGGAGGTGTTGCTGCTGTTGCAGTACATGGAGGTACAGGCGGCGACGACCACCTGGTCTTCTGGTCGACTGGATAGCGTCATGTCGTCGTGGCCGGGCTGGACAAACTTGGTCGTGTCAATCTTGGGGTCGGTGGATGTATTGAGCGCGTTGACGGCGAGCGTGTGCGTGCCTGCAATTTTCGCGGCGATGGCGGGCGCGAGCGCGGGCACTGGGAGGCACTGCTTCGGCGTGGGTGTCGCCGCCGCTTTCACGACAACTAGTTCACCGGTTGCGCTCGTGCTACCGTAGAGCGGCTTGCCCAGCGTGTTGTAAAGGGATTGGGAGGGGTCGCCGCTGACACTCGCCGCCCAGCGCGGAATGAGATAAAACAAACAATTTAAAAGCTCGCCTGCTTTAAACGGAGGGTCCACAACGGGTGTGGGTGCAAGGAACGCGAAGCCCACGTACTTGTTGCCCGCTGCGTTTTTTTTTGTGCACTGATAATTTTCAAATACTTCGGCGGCGCCGTAGATTTCGTTCGGTAGGGTCTTATCGTCGGGGTCGTCGTTAGGCGGCACCTTGATGCTGCGTGTTAATTTGTACAAGCCGTAAAACGGTGCGTCTCGCTGCATGTTGATCGCGGCGGGGTCGACGCACATGTTGCCCTGGAGGGTGCCGTTGATCACCATTGTTATAATTCCATCCGTGAGCTGCAACACCGGCTGGATGGTGCCATCCAAGCACTGCCACGTGCCGTCTATCATCCCGGACGTGAAGTACGTCTTCTTGGTCGGGTCGGCGTCGGGCCCCGCTTTGGCCAAGTTGTCGCACTCTTCGTTCAGCTCGGCCAGGCTGGGGTTGCGGCAGCCGTCTCCCGCTGCCTGCTTCGTCATAGGCACTAGTTTTTTGGTGTTTTCGTCGCTGCAGAGGTGGACGTCGTCGCAGGGGATGGTGTAACAGTCGGGGTAGCGGAGGCACTGCACCGTGAGGGGGTTCGCATCGTCCCACCCGTGGGCGACACACACCGCCCGCAGCTCGGCCGCCGATCCGCGCACACAATCCGTCTTGCTGCTGTTGCGGAACGAGTCGGCGTTCTGTATGGCCTCGGTCTGCTTCTCTTTGCCGCGGGGTGGCGCGGCGCCCACGGTGGGCGTGTCGGGACATACGATGGGCGGCTGGCACTCGTGCGTGTCGGGACTGTACACGTAGCCGCGGCGACAGGTGCACGTGTTGGGGCCGACGCACTCGCCCATGTTGAAGCAGCCGGAGACGCACTGGTACTGCTCGCAGCTGGCGCCCATGTAGCCGCTCTTGCACTCGCACTTGCCGGCGGCGACGCACTTGCCGTTGCCGGAGCAGTTGTTCGGGCACAGGAACGCCGCGGGGCGGATCATCGCCTCGTTCGGCCACTGGCACCCCTGGTCGGTGATGGTGGCGCCCTGGAAACACTTGCAGTAGCCATCGGTGTACGGCGCCGCCTTTGACGCCATCCATGTGCCGGCGGGTTTTTCTGGGTTGTTCCAGCACGTGTCGGCGACGCACGTGGGCAGCCCTGTGAGCGGGTCCAGCCCGGTTCGCTGCGCCGCGCACTTGCCGGCCACGCACTTGGTCACGCACTGCAGGTCGCTGGTGCAGTCGGTGTCGTCGCACACGCAGCGGCCGTTGAACAGCGGCGTGGTGTGCATCAGCTTGCTCTGCTGCTCAGGCGTGAGGTCCACGTCGCACTTGTCGCCGTCGCACGGGAAGCGCCACTTGCCCTTGCGACACACTTGCGAACTGAGGTCGCACGCGCCCGTCTCCTGGTTCTGCGGGTAAAAGGAGGGGAACTCGGAGCCGCAGCTCCAGCCCTGCGCGTCGACGCCGGCCCAGCCTTTCCACGTGAGCGTGCCGGCGATGGCGTGGGGCAGGTTTGCGCGGGCGCACTCGCTCTCCGGTTTCGGCGGCAGGCAGAACGAGCCCTCCAAGCCGGCGGCGTTGTCGTCCTTGCTCATCTGCTGGCAGGTGTAGATGGTCCTGTTGGTGTTGGTATACTGCGATTGAATGGTGGGGCCTGGTGGGATGACGGGCGTGCACTTGAGTGCGCAGTCGTTGTCGTTGGCGCAGCTTTGCGGCTGGCGGCTGCACGTGTCGTTGCCCATGGTCATTAGCAGCGGCGGCGTTTTCAAGATCTGGCACTGGTCGCCCGTCCAGTTGTTGTCGCACACGCACGCGCCGTCGGTGCACGTGCCACTGTGGGAACAGTCGGTGTTGGCGGTGCATGTGAACACGGGGTCCGACTGGTCCGACTGGTCCTTGGTCAGAAGCACCACCAGCAGCACGGTGAGACCCAGGACGAAGGGGAAGGCGAGACTTACCCAGAAAAGGGGGTCCTTGAGCATAGTGCTCTTCGTGAGGGGCGGAGGAGGTAAAGGTGGAGTGGCGGACGACGACGGCATATTTGTTCTCCTTTTGTTTTAAACTATTTATTTAAATTGGTGGTCTAGAAACAAACACCAAGTGGGAACTACTCCCTGCCTTTTTTTGCAAAAAAAGAGGAGCCCACTCACCTTGCCTAGGAACAATCAATCGAATCAATCCATCTACACCATGGCAACACAACCTCTTGCACCGATGCCGCCGACGTTAGTACGCAACTCGCCGACGCCGACTAAGACGGCGACAAAGACAAAGACGGCGGGCAGACAGGCCAGCAAGGGCCCACACGAACACACACAAAAAGACAAGCAATGGGTAGTCAAGAAGGTAGTGGTACCGCTGGTAGTGGCGTTGGTCGCGGTGGGCGCGGGCATCCTGACCGCCATGTTTCTATTTGTGCCGCTCATGCGCAACTCGTGCGTGCTCTTCGACGAGCGATGCACCTCCGTGGTGGTGGCGTTCGGTCCGAGGGTGGGCAAGACTACCACGCTGCTGGTGACACAGCCGTCCACCGGGTTCACGTACTACTTTGACGGCACGTACATCTACAGCTACGGCAACAACTTGGTGGGCAAGTGTCCCACCGTGCTGCTCTCCCCCTCCGCGTCCAGCAAGCCCGTGGTCACCCAACCCGAGGGCTTGTGCGCCAAATACGATACAACAGGGACGACGTGCATCCAGGGGTCGCCGCTCGTGTGCCAGAAGCCGGCGACGTACGTGGCGGCCGAGACCTGCGACGACCCCATTCAACCGGGCTGTGTCTGCGCGGCGCCCGCAAACACGCCGGAGGGGTGGCCCACCACATGCGCCATCCCCGAAAAGTACACGTGCGATGACGGCGCGACGCCAACCGGCTCGTGCTGTGGCGCGCCCGTGGCCGCGTGCGCTGACCCCGCGCAGGTGTGCAACCGGTGGGCGGAGCGGGGCGAGGGCGGCAAGTATGCGTGCACCACAGACGGCGGCGTCACGGACGGCACCACAAAAGATTTCCCGTTTTGCTGTGAGTGCAGCGACCAGATCAAGGTGACTACGTACCAGGGCGGCGTGGAGGCGAAGGGGGACATCATGGAGCCGGTGTTCGTCGTTGACGCCGCCACCATGCGTCTGCTGCCGGACAACAACGGCATATACTGCGGCAAGCGCTTGTCACTCCTGTTAAACAACGACTTTAAAGACGCAAAGAGGCGCACTATAAAGATCAACGTGCCGATACACAACAACGCGCTCAACATTTACCAGATTTTCGACGTGCTCAAGAACAAAAAGGTGTTTAAGCTGGCCCGGTAGTCGGAACTCCAATTCCACTTGAATTTAGTTAGCTTATCAGCAACGTGTTGTCGCTCTGCATGTGAAGCCCCGTGTAGTGCATGACGTATACGCTGTACATGACCATGCCCTTGCTCATCAACCCGATGGGCGGCCCTTCCACCACGCGCACCTTGATCCTGGTCTCCTCGAACAACTCACGCAGCGCCGCATCCAGCGTGCTCTCCCCCTCTTCGATCTTGCCGGCGTGCAGAGTCAAGTTGGGGTGCGGGTATTTTTTACGAAAGGCGTCCGTCACCGTCTCCAGACCCACGACCAGGTAGAAATCAGCGACAATATGTGCCGGAATGCGCCAGCTAGCCGTCAGGTCGCGCAAGCTGTTATTGGGCTTTAGCTTGCTCAGACTCTCCACATTACACGGTTTTAACTTGACTTGCAGCTGCTCACACAACTGTTTCACCGCCTTGCGGGTCGGCGTGACGCAGTGCAGCGACAACACCTCGTCCGACACCCGCCTTGCGTGACTTGCGTCGCTCGTGTGGTTGTTGTTCAGTTTGTCCATACACACCCGGAAACGCACCAGCTGAGACTTGTGCACAAAGATCAACACTCCCGCCGCGCGCTCTTTACGATCCATGAGAGCGTGATTGCTACCTTTACTACTACCCGTCGGACTAGCACTACCCGTCGGACTAGCACTACCCGTCGGACTAGCACTACCCGTCGGACTAGCACTACCCGTCGGACTAATGCTGCCACTGCTCATATTCGTACAACTAGTTGTCATTCACAACAATATAAAATAAATACAAACAAAAAGAACCAAAAACAAAACAGCACAAACAGTTTTGCGTTTCATTTAATGTTTTATTAATTCAAGAAACTTGTAACGTCCCAAACGAACGCGGAATGTGCTAACGAGCCGCCCGCTTTGTCTTCTTCGTCGGCTTGACTCGCGAGACCACGGGCGGGGAAGAGGAGGAAGAAGAGGAAGACGCAGAAGAAGACGCGCGCCGTTTCTTGCTGGGGATGGACTGCCGCAGCTCGCGGATGACGCGCTGCCAGTGTTTGTACGTGTGCTTGAGGTCCACGCGGTGCAGGCTGCCCAAGTACATGCCGACGAGTGCACAAGGGGTGCTGGTGTTCCCTCCGCTCGTCACCGAATCGATGAGCTTGGACACGAGCGATACCGCCTGCGCCGTGAAGAAGGCGATGATCGAGTCGCGCTGTTTAGCGCACTGCGTCTGAAGACTGCCCAGCACTATCCAGTCGGGGGAAACGGTATCTTTGTAGTTGGTGGAGTTGTACGGCTTCAGGATCATGCTGGCGGGCGAAGGATTGAAAAAAAAGATGTAGTTCTTCTGACCCGTCGCGGTCGTCACCTCGCGCACATACGACTGCACCGGCGGCGTGTCCGTGTTGAAGTCCCACAGGATGCCCACCCGGAAACTGGTGAGCAGACCGGAGAGCAAGCCCTGGGTGCCGTCAATGTTCGCCGTCACCGCCAGCTCAATAAACCGCTGCAGAGAACTGCGCCACTGCAGCAGGTACAGCATGCTCAGGTACCCGGAATCGCCCACCACGTAAAACTCCTGCGGGCTCCACTCGGACGGCAGCGACTCGCACAGCGTCGCCGTGCTGGCGCCTGGCGGGGGCGAACAAAACAAAATGTCGAAGATGAAGCCGTCGCACTCACGCGCACACAACGACGCGTCGTTCAGCCGGGCCAGCAGGTCGCTCTGGCTAATCTGCCGCTGCACAATGTCGCGCGCGCGCCGGATGCCGATGGCCCACACCAGCGAGTTGCCGCTGTCCACCAACGTCTGCACCCACGCCAGCGGGTCGGCGCACAACGCCAGCGACAGCAACACCTGCTTGATCGGCTCGAAGAGGGAGAACAGGTCAGTGCACTCCGCCAACACGGTGCTCTTGTCGAACAAGACGTCGGCGGGATGCAGGCATGCGCCGGCCTCTGCGCGCGTCAACAGCTTGCGCGCGTCGAGTCGCAACGCCGCGCAGTCGTTGTCCGCGCCAGGAGGCGCCATGACAAACGTGTCGCCGCCGCCAGCTTGGTCGCGCCGCAGCACGAACAGCGCCGAGCCCGTGGACGACACCACAGGCACGAAGTTGGTCAACATCGGGTGCACCGGGGCGCGGCTGCCCACGCGAAGCGCCGTCTCTGTGGCGTCCACGCGCGGGAAGCACGACGCAGGGGTTAACGGGATGGAGGGCACCACTGCCGTGAAGTTTGGCGTGAACGCCGCGTACAGCGTTAGTTCGGCCTCGCTCACTTCCGGATCCACGAGCAGATTCAAAAAAGTCAGACACGACTGGAACATTTGCTCCACGTAGACAACATCCACCACGCGCGCGTCGACGCAGCCCAGCACGTACGCGCCGTGGAACGTGTGGGTGCTGGCGTCGAAAAAAAAAGCTTCGGGCACGACCAGGGAGCCGTTCACGCACACATTGTCCAAAAACGGCAAGCCCAGCAGGGTGCCCAGGGTGTCGCCGAACACGGACCCGTAGACGTCGCCCCTGCCGCCGCCGCTGCTGTACAGGAGCACCATCTGCGAGTTCTGCGCGCCCAGCAACAAGTTGGCGTGCGTGCACCCGTTTTGCTTCAGGCCGCGCACCAGGGTGAGCAGCACGGACAGCAGCGCTTCGGCGGAGAACAGCGTGAAGGAGTTGCTGCACAACCACTCGTCGGGCACGTGGGTTCCTGGGTTCGTCGTGAGCAGTTTCCCCTTGCCCGTCGAGTTCCACTCGTCCTCGCACGTTACCACATACCTGCCGAAAGACAGCAACCTGCTGCGGTCGTACACTTCCGAAAATAACGACAAGCACGGCAGTGAAACAGGAGCGGGAGCAATGTCATTCGTCTGTGCGCTACATAAGTCCGGTTGTCCCGGCATGCGCAGTTCCGCATCCGTCGGTGAGCGACAGAACATCATTGCAATCCACAAATGAAATAAATGCAGTTCAGACCAATTTTTATTTTTTCGTCGCAAATAGAAATTCCGCAAAAAAAATGACAACGAATAGTTTGGAATCTTCCACCTCCTCGTGGCATAAAACACTTTTTCTACTTCCCCCGATAATCCATGGCTGAACTCGTGCGCACGTGTCACAACTGCTCCGTTTACGCGGCGGAAATCATTGCGCTCAAGCTTGAGCAGGCTCAACGCAACGAGGAAGTGTGTATCCTGCGCGAGTCCCAGCGCGACTGCATCTCCATGGCAGAGGACATCCAGCACATGCAGAACTGCATCGAGGAGCAGCGCCGCCACATGTTGCGGACGAGCGGGCGCAACGTCGACGCCGACGTGGGCCTGCAAGCCCTGCTTAGTGTGTTATCCAAGAAAGAGCGGCAGAAGCGCCAAGATCTGGTGCTGTCGGTGCGTTTTCTGGAGCAGGAGCGCACAAAACTGGCGGCCGTTGCGGCGGCGAGTCATGACGAGTACGCGGCGCTGATGCACAACTTCCAGGCACTGAGCGAGCACTGCACCGCCATCTCGACGCAGCTGTGGTTTGTGGCGGCCAACTTGGAGTCGGAGGAGCTGAAACACAGGGAGGCGTGTGGCACGGTGCAGCTGCTGAACCAAGCGAACAAGCACTTACAGAAAGAACTACAAGTGCAGTACGCGTGCATCGAGGAGCAGCGCAGACACATGCGCGGCGAGCACCGCGACGGCGAGGTGGGCATCCACATGCTCATCGAGTCGGTGAAACAAAACGAGTTGGCGTTATTTCATGAGAAGTTGACGGCACAGGGGGTCGTGGTGCAGACGCGTTACGAAAGACCGCTGCAACACAAAACCTTGCCAGTGACGAGCGATCTTCATTCAGTCGAAAAGGCCACGCGCGAGGACAACGCGAAGTTGCGCGAGGACAACGCGAAGTTGCGCGACGACAACGCGAAGTTGCGCGAGGACAACGAAGTGGTGGTGGGGCGGTCGAAGAAGCTGTGCATTGTTCTGCACGGGCTGCTTGATGTGAAGACGACAGAGATCACCAAAATGAAGGCACTTCTTACAAAGTTGGTGCACAGCCTGTCGGAGAAAAAGCTGCAGATGGAGGAGCTGGTGCAGAGTAATCTGAAGCTGAAGACGATCAACGTCGAAGCTTTGAAATCCAGGGATAGTTTACAGGTGAAGCTGTACAATGTCGTTCTGGAAAAACAGAGAAGTGACACCGAAATGCAAGCGCTCCAGACTACGACGCGAGCGCTCCAAACGCAGGTGCAGACGCTCCAAACGCAGGTGCAGACGCTCCAAGATGCGCTGGCAAAGTCCAAGAAGCAAAACACGACGCTTGTAGCTTTTTCAAAACGCGTGACCAGTCTTACGCAGACCATTGATGCGGATCTACTGCGATGATGTGTGCTCTAGTGATGTTGTGGTGTGAACATAGTGATTTACTATGAACAAGCGATCAAAATAAAGTGTTAAGCTAAACAACCATAAACGAGTGTAAAAAAAACCTTAAACCTCAATGAACGTTTGCAAAGTCGGGCGCTTCGTTTATTTAGGATTGCATGGCGCCGTCGTTAATTTTCGCGTCCAGCCACCGCGTGTCACCCAAACACACGACGCTGCACGATGACGGCGGGGGTTGTCGGAAGTCATACCAGGAGTGCACGGAGTCGCCGGTAAACATGCTGCGCAAAAGGTCGCTGGTGAGCCGAGTAGACACACAGCCCGGAGCAGGTCGCCGCTTGTGTCGCGTCACATTGGTTTTACAGGCGCCACAAACCGCCTGCAGCTGCTCAAAGAATTGGATGAGGGATTCGGTGGTGCTCATGACCACTGACGCCGCCAGCGTGCTGGCGCTGCCCTTTTTGGATTTGGATTTGGCCGCCCGTTCGGATTTGGCTACCTTTTTGACCGCGGCGCGACACGTCACGGGGATGTCTGCGCTCAGCAACTGCATGTCGTACCCCTCTTCCCCGTCAAAGTCTTTGTTCCATATGCCCCACTTTTCGATGTTGTCGTTAAAGGTGGCAATGTCTGTGCGGTGAAGCCGCTTGCTGTGCAGATCCAGGCTGGTCATGCCAAAGTCACCAATCTTTGCCAGCAGCCCGCCGTTGGGCACGTAAAAGTCGTCGCCGTCCAGGTGGTAGTGGAAGTACTGGCACTCCTTCAGCGGCGCCGAACGGAAAATGGTGTCGTCGTCCACATGTTTGATGAACACGTTGTTGGTGTGAAAGTCGTGGTGTTTCATGTTGCTGGTTTTCTGCAAGACGGTTAAGCCGAACATCGTCTGGAAAAGCAGCGCCGCGATACCTTGGCGGTCCACCGGCGGGAAGTCGTGCAGTGCATCCTCATCCTCATCCTCATCCACATCTGAAGACGACGACGACGAGGGGCGGCGGCGTTCGCTGGTGCATACCTTGTAGATGAGGTCGTCCAGGGTGCATGACAGCCGCTCCATCAGCAGATAGCCCGTGTTCTTGTGCTGCACCGCTTCCTGTGCCACGGTGACATGCAGCGTCAACTGTGTGTGCACCAGCTCGGACAGTAGCAAGTGGCACAGCGACTCGTTGACAAAGGCGTTAAAGCCGGCGTTGACACCGTCGCAGCAGTACACGGACGGTAGCAGGCGACAGACATAGTGGTTGGCTGTCGCCGCATCACCATCGCCTTCGCCATTGCCTTCGCCATTGCCTTCGCCACGCGGCGGAGCGTGCGCTTGTTCGTTACGCAGGTATTGCCGAATGTAGTCGTCTGCATCCAGCTCATTCTGAAAGTACTGGACAAGCACGTCGTTACACGTGTCCCACACGGCGAAACAGGTGTCGTCCTCCAGATGATCGAACACCTTGGCGACCAGCTGCGTCTTGCCTATGGACGGCAGGTTGCTAAACACGCGCACGTGCTCGTCGACCACTACTTTGGATGCGCGCGCCTTGCCACTATCACCGCACTCGCTGCCCGTGCACTCACTGCCCGCGCCTTCGCTGCCGCTGCAACAGTTACTGCCATTGCTGCAACACTCGCTCGCTTCACTGCTGCCACGACTACCGTCACTACTGTTTTCGTCGTCGATGTTGTCGTCGCTGTTGTCGTGGTCACCGTGGTCACTGCTGTCGTGGTCGCTGCTGTCGTCACTGCTGTCGTCACTGTTGTCACTGTCGGTATACCACACGTCCTCACAGCGCGGCCCTAGCGCGTACACGTCACTATTTTCACCTGAGCCCAAATGGGTCGCCAGTCGAAAAGATGGTTTCTCGACGTGTTTGATCAACTGCGGCCACGTGGCCACGTCGGGCCCCAAGATGTCCGTAAACCGTTCCATGTCACTACAGGTTTATGATATTAAACGTTAAAAAAAAATTAATATAGTTTATGTAGTATAAACGTAATTACACACATATGGAGGATGTGCGTGTGATTGCAAACACTATTGGCGAACTAGGCGCTCTGGTTGTAGGTGTCACAACCCAACAATCGCGCACCCGTGGAGACAGTACGACACGAGCAGAGATAGCGCGCAAACTGAATATGCTGAGCATTGTCATCAAACACACGGACATGTCGGCGGAGATGCGCGCGGAGTGCATGTACGAAATCGGCGTGCTTCGCGATGTCAAATGATAGGTAGGACTATAATCATATTGCGCGTTTGGCGTTCAAAAACGGAGTCCGGGGAAAAGTGTCCTAAACTGATTGATGTTCTCTTCGTCGGCACACGGATCGAATCGCTCTTTAAACTGTTGGCCAAAAATTTTGCCACATCGTTGTATGCGTGCGGTTGCTGGTGGACGTGTTATGATAACAATAAGAGTTTTGGTACGCTGCCAGGCGGGCAAAGTCGGGCGACTCGGTCAACGCGTTCACCCTGAGCGCATGTTCGAGTTCTCGCGCGCGTTCGCGTTCTTGTTGTTCGTCGAGCTGTTCTTGTTGTTCGCACTGCATTTGTTTTTTGGAGTATCGCTTTTTATTTATGCATCTAGAAAATAAAGACTGTTATTTAACTTATTGTTTGCATGTTCATGTTCTCGTCACTCGCGTGTCACTTGCGTTACGCCTTGATCATTTTGTGCATTTTGGTGGTCATCATCCTGTTCTCCAAGTGGACGGGGTACAACAACAACAACACCAAAACGATTCAAATTGTGTCACCCAACAACAACGACACAACGATTACGACGTTGATCTACCACGCGCAGGAGTTGTGCCGCAGTGTGATGGAGCAACTCAAGAGCGGTGGCGGCGACAAGGCGTACCTCACCCAGCAGTTGACCTATGCCCTGGCCTACATCGACTCCGCCCAGATGCTCGCAAGCGACGCCGACATTGAGAAGATAACCAAGACGCAGAGCATTGCCCAGTTGATCGCCAACACCAAAGAACTACAAGAACACATTGTACAAAATCTTGAATGAAAAAGCTACACGACCGGTGGCGACACGACCGGTGGTGACACGACCGGTGGTGACGACGTTGTTGTTGTGTCGTGTTTCTTACCACCATCCATCCATCACCATGTACATAATTGGGAAGATTGTGGCGGAGGGGAATTTTTTTTACACCACTATTGCATTACGTCATAGTTGTTGCGGGTGCTCGCCGTAATGATGATGATTGTTGGTTTTACAATTTGGAAAGTTACAACACAGGAACGCGGTGATGATTGTTGGCGGTGTTGGTGGTCGTGATGATTGTTCGTTGTGTTGGTGGTCGTGATGATTGTTGGTGGTGTTGGTGATTGTTGGTGGTGTTGGTGATTGTTGGTGGTGTTGGTGATTGTTGGTGGTGTTGGTGATTGTTGGTGGTCGTGATGATTGTTGGTGGTCGTGATGATTGTTGGTGGTCGTGATGATTGTTGGTGGTGTTGGTGATTGTTGGTGGTGGTTGGTGGTGGTTGTGGCGACAATTGTTGGTGGTGGTGATGGCGACGATTGTTGTTGCGACGATTGTTGTTGGGAAAATTGTGGCGGGGGGGGGAATTTTTTACAAATATTGCATTACGTCCTAGTTGTTGCGGGTGCTCTCCCTGGGACAATCGCGCAGCGATGATAATGATTGTATAGCTTCGCGATTGTCGCCGAGAGACATAATTTGGAAAACGCGGTGGATGTGTTCGGTGTTGGTGATAATTCCGGAGGACATATGTTAGATGTAAAAAGGTGGTTAATTTTTTTAAATCCTAATAGTTAAACATAAAAGGAAGATGAACAGTACCAATTTATCTGTACAGTCACAAAGGCGTTTGGCCAACAACAATGGGCAATATGGAAATATACCCGTTCGACCCGTATCCATGACCGCTAGCGGGTGGGGCAACAACAACGCACAAGCAACTGATTCGGCCAACTGCGTGCGCGCGCCGTTTAACCAGTACTATTCCACGGAGACAAACTGCATGGAGAGTGCGCCGCCCAACACGAATTGCAACCCGCGCTACATCAACGGCGTGTGGCCGTACTACATGCCGTACGCTGCGGACTCGAGCAGCTGCGGCGGCGGGCTGCCTCCGGACATCTTGCCGCAGACCCTCGACACCAACTCCGTGGTGCAGAACGACTCGTGGTACAGTCTGGACAACGTGGTGCTGCAGCTCATGGTGAACAACATCATCGGACAGCTCGCCTTCACCACCACCGTAGACGATGTCCTTCACTCGTACACGCTGCTTTTTACCCAAAATGATATGATTGCCAGGGATTTGTTCGCTCCACTAATCTACCGGTACAGTGTGCTGATGCCTGACATCGATCCGGCGCTCAACCAGCGTGCCATCCTGGAGATCAACCTCAGCAATGGCTACGTCAGCGTCATGTTCCCCATGGGTAACGGCTCGTCCCTGCTCAAGTTTATCATGACATCCATCCAGTCTGCATAAAAACCGAATAAATACATAGATGATTTACGTTAGGGGTAAATAGGGAAACAACAAATAAAAAGTGCAACAAAAACTAAAAGATGCAACCGCCAGTACACAAATATGATGTGTTGTTCGATGTGATCCAAAAGCTGGAGATGCGCGACATCCGGTCCATTTTTTTAGCGATGCGTCAAATACCCGGGAAAGACCCCAACTACTTTTTCCCCCACTACGGGTTTACTGCAGGAGAGTTCAGCGTCGGCTACGTCACGACGATGCCAGCGCGATCCAGGCTACGAAAAAACAAGTACAACAAGGACGCAAGTAGTTAGTTAGGACTAAATACGCAAAGGAGCGTTTATACGCACCCATGGGAGCGTTTATATCCACTTACCAGTTGACTTTTTTTTTAATAAAAGAGAGTAGTGTATATAAGATGACGAACAACGGCAAACTCAATAAAAAAACTAAACACAGCAACAATTTAACAGTGTCATTAGGGCGCATGACACACGTTAAATCTAAAACACTGTCGTGGATGAAAGGATTCGAAAAGTTGAGCACGTATAACACGGCTGTTTCCGGTAGTTTACACGATACACCCCCTGTGCAAAATATCGAAAAAACACCGTGTGCCCCGTCGTGCTTATCCACGAGCACGACCAAAAACAACACCAATGTTTTACTCGCGTCTCCTGTGCAGCAGTGGACACCCGCAACCATGGCAAGTACCCGTCACGTGCCGTCCCTATCTTTTTTGTGTAGTTTCTGTAACGCGCCAATGCACCTCCACGACATCAACGTTAATTTTAACGCCATGCTGCCCGTGCCTTATGTACTAACATGTGACTCGTGTAAAGATGATGTTGTGATTTTATCCAAAAAAAATTAAAACAGATTAACAATAAACATAATGGAGAAGAAGACCACAAGTAAGAGAAGCGATGACATCGTCTTTTGCTTAGTAGGCAAGGACGCAGCAGCCCAGCCGGACGCGTCGGTTCACAGGTCACGCACTACAATGTGGAGCAATGTCATCGGTGACAAAGGCGACAACGGCAAGAAGGGTAACAAAGGGTCCGTCGTTACCGGTGGCAGCAAAATCGCGGGCAGCAAAGTCGCGGGCAGCAAAGTCGCGAGCAGCAAAATCGCGGGCAGCAAAATCGCGGGCAGCAAAGTCGCGGGCAGCAAAATCGCGGGCAGCAAAGTCGCGGGTAGCAAAGTCGCGGGTAGCAAAGTCGCGGGTAGCAAAGTCGCGGGCAGCAAAGTCGCGGCCAGCAAACCCGTTGCCCCGGTTATTCAGGAGCCGTCAGTGATCCCCCCTTCATCATCTACTAAAAGCAAACATGTAAAGGCTGCAAAAACAGGTAGTATCACCGTTCTCAAAGAAGGAGGTCATGGTGGAAATGGTAATACACTAGCAGCGCGGTCAACATTACCGACAGTGGATGTTGACACAGCAGCGAGCAAAGTAACATCCACAACACGCGTGCCTGCAGGTGCTGGCAGCACTCCACACACAGGTCCGGGTGTTGCGGGTAATGATAGTACACTCAAGACGGAGCGCACATGCAAACTAAAAACTGGAGGAACAGCTTCCATCCAAGATGGTCGTAGCGTTTCCGCTGCTCGTTTATCCGGAGGAGACGATCATGTTACCACCGCAGCCATTAAACCGAAACCTACAATGACCGAGAAGCTTTTAAAAACTAAACAACAAGCACAGAAAGTGTGCAAAACGGTGATTGAATCCAAAATTTTGGTTTCCATTATGGTGTTTTTATGCACTATGCTGCTGTTGATCTGCCTGAACCCGCCCATGGCACAAGAACAAGACAGTGCTACCAAACAGAGAAGCTGGAAGAAAATCATGGTATGGTCATCTCTTGCCATGGTGCTCGCACTATTGTTACCGTACACATGCAAACCCGTCGTCCCCAACTAATACGTATTCCGCAGAAACTGTAAGAAAATATTTTTGAATTCAAATTCCGCCAAATAAAGTTGTGCTCGTTTCATTTTACATAACTTCATTCACGCATACCATGCAGACCGCAGGAACCAACGGACCGTCCGAGTTTAAGCTGCTCGAGATGGCGGACACTTTCGAACCAGAACCGTTACTAATTGAAAACAGAAACCGGTTTGTGCTGTTCCCCATCCAGTACACCCCCATATGGGAAATGTACAAACGCGCAGAGGCTAGCTTCTGGACCGTTGAGGAAGTTGACCTCACCACTGACGTCACACACTGGGCGCAGCTAACCGCAAACGAGCAACACTTTGTTTCGTACGTGCTGGCGTTTTTCGCTGCCAGCGACGGCATCGTCAACGAAAACTTAACGACCCACTTCAGCAACGAGGTGCAGATACCCGAAGCGCGGTGTTTCTACGGCTTCCAGATCGCCATTGAAAACATTCACTCCGAAATGTACAGTCTGCTCATCGAAACGCTCATCCGCGACCCGGCCACAAAGTCGGGATTGTTCAACGCACTGGATACCATCCCATGCATCCGCGCCAAGGGGGACTGGGCGCTCAAGTGGTGCAACGCTGACGTGGCCTCGTTTGCGGAACGACTTGTCGCGTTTGCGGCGGTGGAGGGCATCTTTTTCTCGGGCTCCTTTTGTGCCATTTTCTGGTTAAAAAAGAGAGGACTGATGCCCGGTCTAGGCTTCAGCAACGAACTCATTTCCCGCGACGAAGGGCTGCACTGCGACTTTGCGTGTCTCGTTTATTCGTACCTCGTGAACAAACTGCCCGAAGCGAGAGTCCACGAAATCATTTCCGAGGCAGTCACAATCGAGCAGGATTTTATTACCAACGCGTTGCCCGTTCATTTGATCGGCATGAACAATGTGCTCATGATACAGTATATACAGTTCTGCGCTGACAGGTTGCTCGTCTGTCTGGGCTGTGGCAAGATTTACAACACGACGAACCCGTTCGACTGGATGGAAATGGTCAGTCTCACTGGGAAGACGAACTTTTTTGAAAAGAGAGTTGCTGAATACAGCAAGGCTGGAGTAGGCGCCGACAAAGAAGAACAAGTGTTTTGCTTAGACACCGAGTTCTGAAGTGCATTCGTAGTGCCCTAGTTTGTTGCAGTTTGTCGTAGTTTGTTGTATAACATCTATTAATAAACACACTTGAAATAACAATTAAAACTTTATTAAAATAAAACCTGGTAGTCCATGCGCAAAAAGTATCATTATCCGATTCCCCATGATTAACAGCGCTCTACTCCAGCAGCTTTGGCAGCAGTACGCCACTATTCGTGACACAACTCAAGCTCCGCATACAACTCAAGCTCTGGACGATACGACCGACGACGTACTCCGCGGCGATGAAAAAGTTGCGACCCACGACGTACTCCGCTGCGACAACGAAGACAAGACCGACGACGTACTCCGCGGCGACAACGAAGACAAGACCGACGACGTACTCCGCGGCGACAACGAAGACAAGACCGACGACGTACTCCGCGGCGACGAAAAAGTTGCGACCGACGACGTACTCCGCGGCGACGAAAAAGTTGCGACCGACGACGTACTCTGCGGCGACGAAAAAGTTGCGACCGACGACTTACTCCGCGGCGACGAAAAAGTTGCGACCGACGACGTACTCTGCGGCGACGAAAAAGTTGCGACGGACGATGTACTACGCGGAGACGAACACAACGACGACGAAGACAAGAGCGACGACGTACTTTGCGGCGACAACGAAGACGACAATCAAGACGACGTTCTCCGCGGCGACGAAAAAGTTGCGGCGCTCGACATCCAGTTGCCTACGCAGTCGTCGCCACCGCAGGCAAGTAAACCACCCGTGCAAAAAACAAATCGGATTGCCGAGAGCGTGCGTTCGGAGAAAAAAAGGTATGTCACCCACACGGATCTGGAGGCGCACGATAAAACGGGCTGTTTGTTCATGACATGCGCGCGTCAAACAACCGGATATCGCTTTGGGTGTAACTCCTTCGCCTCGAAAGACGCGTTGGCTACGACATCGGTGTTGTTGACCAAAGGAGTACTGTCCGGGGACCAGATTTCGATCCGATCATCTCTTCGAATCAAACAAAACCTTAACGGCGCCACGGGATACCATGCTGTGATTCGAGGTCCCATTTATCACCTCGAGGAGGGAGTGTCTTTCGCAGACGGCAAAAAAATGGTGTTGCTCCATGCGGCCAAAGTCTTGTTTCGTGTCTACGTGAAACTCATTTCCAAATTGCGTGTCTTGTTTTTCGAAAACAATCTGGAGGATTACGCCGGACAGGACTTTGACGCCAGCGATGAAAAAACACAAGACGCCATTTTGCGACAAGTTGCTCGAATTCCTGCGTTGACTTTACAAACAAGCATAATATCTCCTACCAACATGCTACAACACGCCTGTCGCCTCATGGAGCAAATGACTACCTCGCTCACCGACCAGAGCAGCGGTGTTACTAAAACGGTGGTGGACCACACCACGGGACAGTGCTTGGAACAGGATGGCGGTGATAAAGCGGATGAAGGCAGCGACGAGCCCAGTTTGGTCGGCAGCGACGAGGCGAGCGAGGACGTTTCGGTGCATAGCAGTGACGAAGAGGAGGAGTGTGTCATAAGTGACGCATTAGAGGCGCTCCAGCACCCCCTCGCAACCAAGCGGAAACGAAACGACAAGCTCGCCAACGAAGACAGTACATGTTTTTTCTGTAATGAGTTCAAAGCCACGATTGTGTTCCCTTGTGGATTGCACGCCGCGTGTAATAAATGCATGCGCAGTTGTTGGCGATCCAGCTCGTTGGTAACTGGAATGCAGGGCGTCACCTGTCCGTACTGTCGCAGTCCCTCTACAAAAAGACGACAACCAAGTTCGACCAACTAGGCAAAATTAAACGAGGCGAAACTTTTAAATAAAATATGTTTATTATAATAAATGCGTATTAAAACATCCCGAGAGAGCCATGCTAAGAAATCTAGAGGTGGTGTCGCGCGCAAACAAACCAACTCGCGCGGCAAGTCCAAATCAGCGGGGCGCTCCAAAAGCCATAAGAGAAACGAACAACGAGGTCGCGTCAGCAAGAGCAGAAGCAGGCGTAACACCAAACAACAAACGGCCGTCTTCAAACGCGTGCGTGGTGGAATAGTTATTGATCTAACAGAGCCCGAGGTTATTGATCTAACAGGGCCCGACGTGGACGACGTGGACCTGGACCGCGTGGCAGGGGAGGCAGGAGAGGCAGGAGAGGCAGGAGAAGACGAAGACGAAGAAAAGCTGCCGGCACCGCGTAAACGAAGATTTGTTCGTGACGAGGAGGAAGACGAGGACGACAACGACGCAGACGACGCGGACGGACGGGTGGTTGCACGATATGCGCGAAACAATAAAAGACGCGTTGTGGATGGGGACGACGAGGACGACATCATGCCACTTGCGAGATCGCCACTTGCGATGCCACGTGCGATGCCACTTGCGATGCCACTTGCGATGCCACTTGCGATGCCACTTGCGAGATCGCCACTTGCGATGCCACTTGCGAGATCGGCACTTGCTAGATCGCCACTTGCGATGCCACTTGCGATGCCACTTGCGAGATCGGCACTTGCTAGATCGCCGCATGCGAGATTACTGAAAGACTCGGAGATGCGGCAAGTCCCGTTGACGGCGGATGAGGTAGTGGAGGCGCGCGCGGTACGGCGGTACGTGGAGAGTCGACAGCGCAAACCGAAAGTGTCGCTGAGGCAGCAGCAACAAAAAGACTTTGAGGATGAAACGGCATTCAACCGCCAGTTCTTACGATCCGCGGGTGTGCGCCTGAAACCCGCGCGTGAACTCAACGGCCTGCAGGCAAGCGCCAGACGTGCACCGACCGCGCCACCAGTCCAGGCAGACTATGACCCGTACCAAGAAGACGCAGCCGCGGAAGACGCAGCCGCGGACAACACGCCGTTCCCGTTTGACGAGGGCTACGACAAATGGCGGGACCGGCCGTGGGAGAGCAGGGAGTACGCGTCCACCGCAAACAGCGTCGCCACGCGGCTCATGAAGCAACACAACAACGCCGCCAAACGCAGCGCCCCCCCTCGTAAATAAGCATCACACATTTTTTTTTAAATATTGGTTGTCTTTGTTTGTCTTTAATTTTTTTTTAATCTTATTTGTTGTGTCAATGTGGTGGTGTAATGAATGGTGATGTTGGCCCCCATAGATTTAAATTCCGGTTCTATGGACACCCACGGCGAGAGCGAGAACGCGATGCGGGCGTCCTTGGCGCTGCTGACGGATTCCACGGTGAAGAACATTCTGAACTCACACGGACACGTGCACGGCTACGCGGACTTCCAGAAGAGGAGCTACGAGCATTTCTTGACGGAGCTGCTGCCGCACATCGTTGAGGAGCACTCGCAGATTGTGTACGAATCCAAAAGTCTCAACCAGAAGCACGTGGTCACGCTGGGCCAGATCACCATGGCCAAACCCAACCACCGCGAGGCCGACGGCAAGGTGTGCATGCTGCTACCTGAGGAGGCGCGCATCCGGCAGCTGGACTACTGCCTGCCCGTGCTCATCGACGTGCGCCACCACGTGTACGACGTCGCCGCCCCCCTGGCGCCCGTGCTCGTGCAGGACCACCTCTACCGCGAGGTGCCCTTTTGCGAAATCCCCATGATGCTGCAGTCGCGCCACTGCCACTTGTACGGCACCTCGCGACTGCCCAGCGTGGTTGGCGGCTGGGACGGCTCCACCGAGAAGCGGGCGCACGCCGAGTGTCCCTACGATGAGGGTGGCTACTTTGTCGTGCGCGGCATCGAGAGGGGGCTGCAGGTGCAAGAGGGGCTGCGCACCAACCTGCCCGTCATCTTCCCGCTCAAGCAGCCCAACAAGTACGCGCTCATGTGCGAGGTGCGCAGTCGCCACGAGCTGAAGATGCGGTCCACCAGTACGCTGCGCGTGTACATCACCACCAAGAAGGGCGGCGCCGCTCCCGAGATCTTCATCTCCATGCCCTTCCTGCCGTCGCTCGACGTGCCGCTGATCATGGTGTTCCGGCTGCTGCAGGAGGAGGACCACGACAAACTCATCCGCCTCATCTCGCCCGACCCCAACGGCATGGCGGTGGCGCGCGCCGTGCTGGGGCACACGTCCAACCGCCTGAGCATCGACGAGGTGTACGACTACATCGGCAAAGAGGGCACCAAAGAAACGACGCTCGAGTCGCGGCGGCGGTACGTGTCGCACCTCATGGCCAACGAGCTGCTGCCCCACCTCGGCTACAACAGCACCAGCACCAGCAGCACCAGCGGCACCACGCTCGCCAAGAAGGTGGTGTACCTCTGCATCATCGTGCGCCGCCTCATCCGCGCGTACTGCGCGCTGCCGCCCGGCTTCCGGGGCACCGAGGACGAGGGCCGCGGCATCCCCGAGGTGGACGACCGGGACCACTACGCCAACAAACGGCTCTCGCTCTCCGGCACCATGATCGCGCTGCTCTTCCGCCAGCTCATGCGCCAGTTCGTCAAGAACCTGCGGCGGTACATGTACATCACCATCGAGAACCGCCGCTACCTCAACCTCGCCGACGCCGTCAACAACCGCAAGATCTCCGCCGCGCTGCGTTTCGCCTTCCGCACGGGCAACTGGAGCACGCAGCGGTCCAGCGGCACCCACGTGGGCGTCACCCAGGTCATCCACCGCATGAGCCACATCGCGCTGCAGTCGCAGATCCGGCGCGTCAACACGCCCGTGTGTCGCGAAGGCAAGGCCACGCACATACGGCAGGCGCACGTGTCGCACTGGGGCATCCTGTGCCCGTCGGAGACGCCGGAGGGCAGCGGGTGCGGCCTGGTGAAGAACTTGGCGGTGCTCACACACGTGCGCATCGGCACGCCGTCCGCCATGATCTCGCGCGTGTTGACGCAGCACCTGGGCGTCGTGCCCTTCGACCACGCGTCGGCCCACAGCCTGCAGCACGGCCTGGTGCTCGTCAACGGCGACATCGTGGGCGTGCACTCCGACCCCGCGGCGCTGGTGACGCAGGCGCGCCTGGCCCGCCGCACCATGAACCTGCCCTTTGACACCTCCGTCGTCACCATCGCCAACGGCGTGATGCTGCACAGCGACAGCGGCTGCTGCCTGAGACCCCTGTTTGTGCTGGAGAACATGGGCCGCCTGGCGCACACGCTGGCGTCCATCCCCTCCGGCGCCGAGGTGTGGACCTGCCTGCTGCACGCCGGCATCATTGAGTATGTGGACAAAGACGAGGAGAGGGAGCTTCGCATCGCCGTGACGCCCGACGAACTTCGCATCGCCGTGACGCCCGACGAACTGCGCATCGCTGTGACGCAACCGCAACCCGACGTGCGGGGCCAGGAGGCGCAGCCGTACACGCACATGGAGATCCACCCGACGAGCATCCTGGGCCACTGCACCATGCAGATCCCGTACGCCGACCGCAACCAGGCGCCGCGCAACATCTACCAGGCGAGCATGGGCAAGCAGGCGGTGGCGCTGCCCTCCATGGCGTACGACAGCCGGCTGGACGCGCAGATGCACGTGCCGTACTACACGCAGAAGCCGCTCGCGCAGACGGGGTGCGAAATCCCGGACTTTGGCATGGGCATCAACGCCATCGTCGCCATCATGATGTACACGGGCAACAACCAGGAGGACTCGCTCATCATGAACAAGGCCTTTGTGGAGCGCGGCGGCTTCCGGTCGACGTACCACACCGTGCACTCGGGCGAGGAGCGCAGCATCGGCGCCGACACCGAGTGCTTCGAGAACCCCATGAACGCGGAGCAGTGCATCGGGCGCAAACAGGCGGACTACAGCAAGCTGGACGCGATGGGCACCGTGGCCGTCGGCTCGCTCGTGCGCAACGGCACCGCCATCATCGGCAAGACCATGTCCACGCCCAAGTTCCACACCGGCCGCCGCGTCACCGTCAAGCGCGACCGGTCCACCATCTTCGAGGGCGTCGAGGACGAGGCGTGCAGCGTGGACCAGGTGATGCTCACCTCCAACCGCGAGGGCATGATCTCGCAGCGCATCCGCGTGCGCACCACGCGAACACCCATGGTGGGCGACAAGTTCTCCAGCCGCCACGGCCAAAAGGGCACCGTGGGCATCTTGCTGCCGCAGGAAGACATGCCCTTCTCCATGGCCACCGGCATGACGCCCGACATCATCGTCAACCCCTGCGCCATCCCGTCGCGCATGACCATCGCCCACCTCGTCGAGTGCATCGCCTCCAAGACGGGCGCCGTGCTCGGCAAGTTCGCCGACGGCATGGCGTTCCGCAAGGTGTCCATCGAGTCCATCTCCGAGGCGCTGCACGGCGCGGGCTACCAGCGGCACGGCAACGAGAAGATGATCAACGGCATGACCGGCGAGGCCATCGAGGCGCTCATCTTCATGGGGCCCACCTACTACCAGAAGCTGAAACACATGACCAACGACAAGGTGCACGCGCGCACCACAGGGCCGCGCACCATCATGACACGGCAGCCCGTCGAGGGGCGCGCGCGCAAGGGCGGACTGCGCATCGGCGAGATGGAGCGCGACTGCTTCGTCGCTTACGGCGCGTCCAAGACCATCATGGAGCGCATGCTCTACGCCTCGGACGCGTTCCAGATCCCCGTGTGCGCGCGCTGCGGCCAGCTGGCGGAGAACAAGCACAACACCGAGTTCGGCGCGACGGTGAGGGGCGTCAAACCCTTTTGTCGCGCGTGCACCTCCCACGACGTCGAAACCATCGTCGCGCCGTACCCGTACAAGCTGCTGCTCCAAGAACTGGGCGCCATCGGCATCACCGTCAAGCACACCCTACAGCTACCCGACGTGCGCGAAACCACCGCCGATACCACTGATGTTATGGACACAACATATTAGGTGTTGTCTACCACAACACATTAGGTGTTGTCTACCACAACACATTAGGTGTTGTCTACCACAACATATTAGGTGTGGGCGAGTGTGTGTGTGATGGTAGTTAGTTTTGCTTGCGGACTTTCAACAACAAATAAATACACATTCAACATCTTAAGCAACGCGCAGGGTACCTTAACACACTAGCGACGTGCTTTGTGTGATTTCTTGTGGGACTTGGATTTGGGCTTGCCTCGGTGCGACTTGTCGCCTCGATGCGACTTGGATTTGGGCTTGGGCTTGCCTCGATGGGACTTGGATTTGGGCTTGGCGCGGTGCGACTTGGGCTTGGGCTTGCCTCGGTGCGACTTGGATTTTGGCTTGCCTCGAGACTTGGGTCTCGTGTTACGCAGGGAACGGAGGGGCACGAACAGCGAAGATGAGCGACTGAGCCGCGAGAGACGGCCCATGGAGCTCAGAGGTCCAGTGTGTCGCGCCTCCATGCCCCTGTTCTCAAAGTCCACCACGTAGTCCACGCCACCACCCCTCTCCGGGTCGCGCTCGTCGACTACGCGATATTCGCCGTCATCGCCCGCGTCATCCACGCGGTAAGCCACGTCCTCGGCGGAAGGCTCGTCCATGGCCTGCAGCACTTGCAGCTCCGACTGGTTCACGGGGTGGAGGTTCTCCACCACAACAGAGCACACCGGGCACACGTTACTCTCCGCCAACACCGCGCGCCAGCAGCCGCTGTGCAGGATGTGGCTGCAGTTGCTCGACTGCATGGCCTCGCCGTCGCCCGGGGCACTGGCTTGCAGCGCCTGGTTGCAGACTGGGCACTGCTCGAAATCCGCGCCACCCTTCATGCTCGCATTTGACTTGTTTTTCCAACACATTTCTAATACAATTTAATAATACACACAGAAAAAAATACAACGACGACACCAAGCATGGGCAAGCATGGGTTTCATGTTTTCCTAATCCATGTTTTTTAACCTTCTTTATTGATTCGTCCTATGTTAATGGTAGCAGCACGAACATTTTTACGTGACAGACTACGTGACAGACTACGTGACAGACTACGTGACAGACTACGTGACAGACTACGTGACAGACTACGTGACAGACTACGTGACATGACTACGTGACAGACTACGCAATTACTCGGATACGAGATTATTGAGATACGAGATGTGGATGGGGAGCGTGTGGTTGTGCGTCCAACTGCCCCAGTTGGCCGAAAAGCGCTGCATCGCGAACTGGGAGTATATCCACGGCTTCGACGGACAATCCAGGTTCGGCTGCACCGCCAGCGGAATGTTGGGCACGATGTCGTCGTCGTTGGCGATCACGAAAAACTCCGTCAGCTGCGCGCGCGACTTGAACATGGCGTTGATGCTGTCCACGAACACGGGGTTGCCCACGCGGGGCGCGCCGAAAATGTAGCACCGCACGTCGGTGAACTGCGCGCGCATCGGCTCCCGCGCCAGAATGTCGAACACCGCCAGCACCGCCAGCGCCGCGCCCAGGGAATGGCCCGTGATGTACAGCGTCGTGTTCTGGTCCGTCACACTCTCCGGCGACGGCGCGATCATGTGTTCCAACAGCGTGCGCTTCATCGCCTCTTTGATCTCGTCGTACGTTTCGCTGAACCCCTGGTGCACCAGCACGGGCCCCTCGGACGTGTGCCCCAGCGGGATCTGACTCATTTTGAAATCTTGTTTCCACTCCGCCTTGGTCTGCGTGCCCCGAAACGCCACCCAAATCTGGTTGCGCTCCTTCACCTTCAGGATCCACCCAATGTTCAAGTTCTTGTTCTTGTCCGCGCCGCTCAACAACGCCAGCACAGTAGTATCGCCGCGCGGCACCGGCGCCACCGACTGACTCGCCGCTTTCTCCAGAATGGCCACCACCTGCGCCGCGAACTTGGCGGCGGGCAGCGAGAAGTTGGTTGTCACAGTTGCGGCGCTGCTGCTGGCGTTGGCGCTGGTGCTGGTGGCGCGCGAAACCACGTCGGGGGGTGGCGGCATGACGTTCGTGTCCGGCAAGAACTCGCACTGCACGTCTTGCAGCGCACAAAACATGTCGTTACTGGTGGCCACGCGCAGCGCCTGCCGGAACGACTTGGTGAAGATGAACTTTTTGTTGTACAGCACCATCACCGCTGTCAAGACGAAAACGACGGTGGCGACGAACACGCCGAGAACAAACGTCGCGATTTTGCTTATCGCCATTTAATACTGCGCACACATTTTTTTCTAGCATGTTTAGTAAAGATTACCACATACATCATGGTCGTAGCACACCGGCCCAACAAGTCACGCAGCCAAAAGTGTCGTCACACAAAGTCCAAGTCGCGCCACCAGCGCCAGCACTCACAAAAGGCTCACATGTGCCGCTCACAAAAGGCTCACATGTGCCGCAGCACCAAATGCCACCACCGCAAAACCAAAACACCACGAAACATGCGCGGCGGAAACGCGTTCACCGACCTGTTCCGCAGCAGCAGCGAGCCGGAAATACTCAAGAAAAAGGTGGACGAGATCAGCGACCAATCCAACAAGCTGCGGGTGCTGCTGCACACACTGCTGAGCACGCTGTCCGACAAAGCGGAGCAGCTAAATAGCAAGGAGAACATCACGAGCAGCGAAGAGCAGAAGCGCGTCATGGACGACTTCTACCACCGCATCGGCTCGCACACCCAGGCGGGGCTGAACGAGCTGAAGAAGCTCAACGGGCACATCGCAAGCATTCACAGCATCAACGACGCCATGCAGCTGCAGCACGACGCCCCCATCAAACCCATCTACAAAAATCTGACGCCCATGCAGAGCGCGGACGACAATGACGGGCGCGGCCGCCAGGACGCACGTGAGCGCCAGGACGTACGTGAGCGCCAAGACGCACCGCCAAGGAATAGGAGTCGCCCCCAGCGCTGATTGACACATTTCCAATGCAATGCGTGAAAATACCACCATCACACAAATAAAATCTGTACTGTAAATAAAGAAACAATGACACGTCAACAAACACGCACGCGAACACCTCAGCGAAAAGCCGGCCGTAAAACCCCCGCCAGTCGACGCAAAAGTCCCGCCAGTCGACGCACAGGGGTCGCCAGTCGACGCAAAAGTCCCGCCAGACGCAAAAGCTCCACGCGAAAGACCAAACCTAAACATAAATCACACCAGAAAAAACAGTCGTTGCGCCACGGATTCCACCGAATGCTTTCGGGGGGAATGAATGTGCAAGAAGCGGAAAACAGATTAGCAGCCATTAAAGAAACTTTAGATCGTGCAAAAGGTGTAATAAGTGGTTTAACTGGAACAGGAGCAGCAATACAAGACGCGGTTACACAAGCAGATGAATTATTTAATACAGCAGAGCAATTCGTTGAAGAATTTAAAACAGCAGCCGAAAACCAAGATAATGGCGCGGCAGAACAAGCACTAGACGCGGCAGAAGCAGAAGCAAGACAAGCACTAGAAGCAGCTGAAGAAGAAGCACGACGAGACGTAGAACGAGCACCAGTAGCAACAGAAGCAACAGAACTAGTACAACCCAGCATTACGGTACCGCAGCAGCAGGTGGCAGGGGTAGGTGCTAAGGAGCAGCAGGGGGCAACAGTAACAGGGGCAGCAGCAGGGGCAGCAGCAGCAGCACCAGTAGCACCAGCCAGCACTGGAGTAGCATCAGGAGGGCTAATGCAGGTGAGTCTACCTTCATCAGTTATTACATCGCTTGAAAACTTAAGTAGCAGCCGAAGCGCCCCCAGCTACAGCCACCAGCCAGCAGAAAGCTATAGACGCCAATCACGACCAGCACCACCAGCCTTTAACAACCTACCATCATTTAGAAACTACATCACATACATAGTTGAAAATGATGATGATGACGAAAAAAAAACCAAACGCATTATTGAAGCTCTTGCAGTATTCGAAGGTAATGATACAACTAAGTACAACGAAAACGAAAAACGCGAAATAGAAAATATTTTAAAAACAACAGTTAATGCTGACGAGAAAACCACTGAGATCCTAAACGTGTTTTTTAAAAAAGGTTTTACTGGTTCACAACTAGCGATGGGAATGGGAGTTGCGGGATTAACGACGGGGATTGTGGGTTACACCGTAGGTAAAAAACATGGCAAAGTCCAAAACAAGAAAGGGCGGTAACTAGGCTGGTGGGAGTTGTGGTGAGACGACTGTTGCTGAAACATTTTCTGTTGGTTAGAATAAACAAAATGCCCAGTGTTCACGGTCATAAGAAACGTAGCGCGCCCAAGAAGGCCGGTCGCAAGAGCCACCGCAAGTCGCCCCGCAAGAGCCACCGCAAGAGCCCCCGCCACGTCAAGTCCGGCCACAAGAGGTCCAAGTCGGGCCGACGCGTGCGTGGTGGTGGTGCTGAACAATTCGTGAAACCAGTAAGTTATGCTGGTGTCAGTGGTATTGCTGGTGCTTCTGCTGGAAATTGGTTGAGTCGGAGAGTACAGGAGTATTATGGGATATATTTTAATCCGAGAACTCAAAAATATGAGAATGAAAAGGGGGTGGAAGTTAGTAGCGATAAATTGAATCAAATGGCTAAATGGGGAGTCGGCCTTGGTAGGGCCGTTGGAGGTGTTGGTGGTGCATTAGTTGGCTATGGCGTAGGCAGCGCAGAATGAGCCAGCCACAAAAATGCCAAAGCGCAATGCTTTTGTCGGGAATTGTGGCAGATGCAACCGGGGCAGGATGGTGCCGGGTCGAGCACCAAGTTTGTGGTATGATGTGAGGTCGCGGCTAGTGGTGTCTCTGTTGTTGTACAATGCTGGTACTGATTGTGGTCAACGTCATACAACAACTGCAGCGATGGCACCATGGGTTGGTTGAGCCGTTGGGGGTTTGACTACGGCAGGTTTATATTATCGCTAGTAATATTATCATATGTAGAGATAAACAAACCCATCATCATCAATGTCTTTGCTGCTTGGCCAGTCTGGTTCGTTACTGCGTGAAGACTACGTGCAGGCGCGCGGTCCGTCGGGCATCCTGTCCAAGGGCGCGTACCTGCAGCCCGGCAAGGTCGCCTCCATGGGCGCGGATGACCCGTCGCGCTTCAGGAACACGGCCTACGTGCCGCCGCGCCAAATCGAGCTCATGCACGGCTTCATGGACTACCAGTTCCAAAACGGAAACCCGCTACAGGCTGACCCCACCGTTGTGCCCTACGCCACCTTTGTCACCCAAGCGCCGCGCGCAGGTTACGCGTACCAAGGACCCACGAGCATGAGCGGACCCTACGGCGCCGTCATGAGCACCACCCTCGCGCCCGCGCGCTGTCCGGCGGAGAGCGGCTGCTACATCAACCCCGCAGGCGGCTGTCTGTGCGGCGCCCAGAGCCCCTACTACGACTCTTCCTCCATGAACGTCTACTACTAAGCCAACACCCACACACCACTGAGCCTCACACGTTGTTATTTACTGAGCCAACTGCCACACGTAGTAGCCACACGTAGTTAGCCACACGTAGTTAGCCACACGTAGTTAGCCACACGTAGTTAGCCACACGTAGTTAGCCACACGTAGTTAGCCACACGTAGTAGCCACGCGTAGTTAGCCACACGTAGTAGCCACACGTGGTAGCCACACGTAGTAGCCACACAAAACCGCGCTAAAATAAACAAATCCACTTTTTAAACATGTATTACATATATAAAACAATAAAGTTGTCTTTCATAAATGACAAACAAATCGTGTCGCGTCAACAAGTCAAAGGGTCGACCAAACACGCCACGTCGAGCGTCGACCAGACGCACCCCGTCGACCAAACGCAAACGCACCCCGTCAAATGGATACGGCAAGCGTAATGTCACAGGCGGCATGACTAAAGCTGAGTCATATGCCATTAATGGTGCTGCGTTAGGAGCGATAAAAGGTGCCGTGGGGGGGTACATGACTGGTTGGGCAATCAATAAGGCGTCACCTAATCAGACAATCGATTAAATTAAAATGGCCGTGAATACATAAAAAAACATCCATGGCATCGCGAAACAAAAAACAAACCAGGAAAAGTGTGTCACATAGCCGGAAAAAAAAACAGGCCGCCAAACGCAAGTCGCGTGCGTCCCGTCGTAGTATGCGCGGCGGTGTTAGTGCGTTAACCCGAGTGAAGAGAGCATCTCTTTATACCGGTGAAGGTACAGCCGCCGGTGCTTTGGCAGGGTTGGCGTTAGGAGATTATATTCCATTTAATTACACCGTGAAACATTTAAATGAAGGTCTTAAGTATATAGAAAGTCAACCTAAAGGTCTTGACGATATAAGTACAGAAACAAATCTATTGAAACAAATCTTTATTATTTTAGCATACACATATAAAATGTTAATGTTTAAAAACAATATTGAAGCAGAAATAGTCTTGCTAAATGGCCAAGCAAAAACAAGACAAAGTACACAAACAAATCTATCGACAAATATCCTTGATTCTATAGTATTACAGTTTCAAAATGTCTCAAAAAAAACATTTGTCAGTGTGATCAATCGTTTAAAATCTGCCATCATCATTGGCGCTATAGGAGGGACGGGTGGTTTAGTTTATGGTGCAGTAAAAAATTCAGAGACTAGCACAGCTGCCAAAATTGTCAGGGCAATTATTTACGGAATGGCAGCCACTTTACCTGGTGCAGTTGTGGGATCACTAGCTGGAAATAAAGGCGCGATTTTGGGCGCCACAGTAGCCGGCACACTTGGTGCCATGGCTGGTGCAAAAATTGATTAGTTTCGACGCAATGACTAAATTATTTTACATTGTAAAGAAAACTAAAAACAATAAGTTGCGTATTTAAAATGACAAAAAGTTGTTGTCACGTAACAAGTAGAAAGAAAGGTCGGCAGTCTAAAGGTCGTCGCCACTCTAAAGGTCGCCGCCCTTCTAAAGGTCGCGCGTCTAAAGGTCGTCGCCCTTCTAGACATACGCATAATCTTGGCGGCGGTAGTACTGTTAGTTATACTGGCGCGCCCAGCAAGAAAGGTGACAACTGGACACGAGCACAACGAGCGCTACTTTATGGCGTCGGAGCGGCAAGCACCGGGGCGCTTACAGGGGCGTTTACAGGGGATATACTAAGCCCAATACGTTATACAAAAAGCGATCTAAAGTATACAGGCGCACTTCATACCGAGTTTGAAGCATATGCAAAACAAAAATATGATAATGATTTTATCTCTGAGGATGATTCACAACTAAAGTTTTTAAAAATGAAAAATAAACCCGATTTTAAAAGAAATGCTAAAATTGGTGCTGGGCTAGCGGCTGCTGCTGCAGCGACGTATGGAGCAACTAGATCTTTAAAGGCCGATTCCTCAAAAAAACCCTCCGCCGCAAAAAGAGCAAGACGAGCGGTAATGTATGGCGTCGGAGCAGCAGGCACGGGTGTATTAACGGGTGCTTATCTTGGTGCTAGATTCAATGATCAAGAAAAAAAACCAAGAACAAACTTAGGGATGCGGTTAGGGGCGGCGGCTGCGGCGGCTGCTGCGGGGGCCTACGGCGCCCTTCGCGACGATTAACGATTGTTTAACAATTGTGTTATTTATTTTAATCAACTTTGTTAAAGGTGAACACGCCGACGTTGGTGGCGCGGAACTGTTCGCCGTAAATGGTCATTACCTGGTCCTCCACCGGGTTGCCGTACGCCTCGCGCCAAAAAAAAGTGCGTCCGGTGTTGTAAAAGTGGTTGTCCAGCGCGTTGCACTGCGTAAAGGTGAGGACGAAGTCGCCGTGTTCGTCCACGGGGAACACGTTCGAAATGCTGTCCGCCAGAGTGTTCACATCCAAGTCGTTGTTCACGCCGCGCTCCACGAGGTCGAACACCTGCTGGAAAATAGGGTCGTCTGAGTAGTTGGTCACGTTCATTACTATCGCTAAACACCCCAGCTCAAACAATGAGGCAACAGCACAAAACGCTGTGCGCGTCTCCCATAAATAAAAATAAATAAAAATGAACTTGAACGTAAAGGCAGACGAGAGAGGAATGGTGGTAGTGGTGTGATTAGTCGTGCAGACGCAGTGAATACTGGTGACGCGGTGAAAGCGGGTTCGGAACGCGCCGGAATAAAAAATCCGCGCCACATACTAAAACAGCACCCGTGCACCACTCCTTCCAACAATGTCGCGCCTCAACGACGTCAACGCAACCTCGGTGTACGGCGTGAGCGTCGACTCGCGCTCGCGCCCCTCCGACCAGCCGGACAACAAGTACGACGTGAGCCTGGGGCGCACCCTGGACCGCGTCAAGAGCATCCAGCTGGGCTCCATCCAGATCCCGGACTGCCGCTACGCCTTTGACTCGCGGTCGCGCCTGCAGTACTCGGAGCCGATGCGCATGGTGCCCAACAGCCACTTGTTCATCGAGCAGACGGTGAGCTACGTCAACAAGCTGACGCTCGAGAGCAGCATCGTCAGCTCCGTGGTGCAGATCCTGGTGCCGCCCACCCTTAACAAGGTCACCGGCTACAACGTGCTCACCGACACGGTCACCACCCAGTTCGACTGCGGCGTGGACTTTGGCGTCAAGTACTACCCCGCCATCGGCCAGTCCATGGCCGTCGTCGGCGCGCAGTTCCCGCAGAGCCTCATGAGCGCGGTCATGGCGCCGTTCCCCAGCGACACAGGGCCGGTGCTGGCGGCCACCACCGTGGGCGCCACTGGGGAGGCAACGTACACGTACGCGCCCGGCTACCTGGACGCGCTCACCTCGACCAGCGGCAACTACGACCAGCGGCACTTCCTGCCGGGCGTGGCGACGTCGTACGTGTACGCGCCCAAGCCCACGCTGGTGGAGCTGTTCGTCATGCTGAACAAGGCGCTGGAGGCGCAGACGCAGCCGGGCCTGAACGTGAGCGGCACCGTCACCGCCGCCAGCAACGCCGCTCCCATCGTGCTCGTGTGCGCGGCGCCGCACGGGCTGCACAACTTCGACCAGGTGGTGATCAGCGGCGTGGCGGGCAACCTGGCGGCCAACGGCACCTTCTTCGTCACAGTGCTCTCGCCCGCGTCCTTCTCGCTCAACGGCAGCACGGGCTCGGGCGCGTACGCGGGCGGCGGAGTGTTCGCGTCCGTGCGCCAGTTGTTGACGCTGGTGCAGTTCGGCTTCGACGACGCCAACAACACCATTGTGGCGGAAGGACCGACGCGCGTGCTGCTGGACACGCGACAGGAGACGCGCACGGTGTCGCTGCGCTTCGTGAACCCGCCGCCGGGCGCGGTGAGCCTGTCGTCGTACATCGGTTTCGGCGTGTCTCGGCTGGACCCGCCGGCGCGTGCGAGCGTGCCCGACTTCTTCATCCGCACCGTGGACATCCGCCGCGGCAACTACAGCAGCGACGAGCTGGTGGCGATGATGAACGTGCGCATGAACCCGCTGCTGTTCTTCGACGCCGACCCGGCTGCGCGCACGCTCAACTACCTGTTGCCGGGCGGCGGCGCGCCAGCGAGCGTGGTGCTGCCCCGCGGCCGCTACACCGGCGTGCAGTGCGCCGCCTACCTCAACTTCTACATGTCGCAGCCGCTGGCGTCCATTGTGGTGCAGTTCGACGACGCCACGGGCCGCTTCACCTTCCGCCAGACGTTTGGCGTGGCGTTCACGCTGGTGTTTGAAGGCGCCGACAACCGGCTGACGGCGCAGCGCCTGGGGTTCGAGCCGGTGAACTACAGCGGCACGTCTGTGTACACGTCGGTGAACGTGGCGGTGTACGGCGTGACGTCGTCGCAGGCGTACCCGAGCAACACGTACTACCTGTCGGCGGACTCGACGCAGCACCACATCACGTTCGACACGGGCGACGCGGTGGCGTTCAAGAGCCTGGCGGGCACCAACACCGCGGGCGCGCAGTGTGTGTGGCAGCCGCAGTACGAGTGTTCGGACGTGGCGGCGGGGTTTGCGTGGTCGTTTGTGGCGGGCGACGTGTTGGTGGCGCAAGCTCCGTTCTCGGCGCCGCCGATCTTCAGCGTGTCGGCGACGTCGCCGGTGGTGGTGACGACGACGGGCGCGCACGGGCTGACGTCGGGCGACATGGTGACGGTGGCGTGCGCGGAGGGGGTGGTGGGCGCCAACGGGCTGTGGGTGGTGCTGGTGACGGGGGCGACGACGTTCGACCTGGTGGGCAGCGCGGGGGTGGGGGTGTACGTGGCCGGCTCGGGCTTCCTGTACTCGAACACGTTTGGCGGCGTGGGCACGAACACGTACAAGGTGGTGGTGCAGTCGTCGTGGGACGCGTCGGGCGGCATCGGGCTGCCGCTGGGCTCTGTGCCGGCGACGCTGACGCTGGAGCCGACGGTGTCCATCCTGAGCGGGCTGGACGCGGGCACGGTGAGCGAGGCTCTGGGCGTTCCGTCGGCGACGCGTCCGGTGTACCTGCAGGACGCGGCGCGCAGCGTGTTCCAGTTGATGTTCGGCCACCCCGACTCGCGGCCGTCGAACTTCGGGTTCCCGTCGATCGCGTGGCCGCCGTACTCGGCCGCCCGGCAGCTGTTCGACCCCCTGGCGTTCTCTTCGTACGACCCGGTGTCGCGCTCGGTGCCGGTGTCGTCGTCGTACACGTCGCCGTACTGCTACAACCTGTTGCCGCCGGACTACATCATCATGGTGCTGTGCAACCCGACGGGGTCGAAGGACGCGCAGACGCACACGTTTGGGCAGACGACCCGCCCCTTTTTCGCCAAGCTGTACATCACCTCACCGTTTTTGCAGATAAGCGAGCAGATGGTGCACTCGACCTTCGCGGGGTTCCAGCGCATCAACAGCGTGACGGTGGAGTTCCAGAACCCGGACGGCACGCTGGTGGAGTTCAACGGCCGGCCGCACTCCTTCTCGCTGCTGTTCACGCTGTACGAGAACTCCTCGGAGACCACGTGTTTCTAAATGTTAGTGTCACCCGCCCCGCCCACCACCCCCTAGTGTGTAACCGCTAGTGTGTTGAGAGTGGGGGGAGGGGAGGTCAAAAAAAGAAAATCTGGTAGTGAATGTAAAGCGGCTAAATTTATTTCCTTTGTGTAAAATAAAAGCCAACGTTTAGAGAATGTCTTTAAATTCTTCAACTAGTGAGTATCAATTTACGCCGAGCCAGAGCAACATGTTGTCGGCGCCCATTGTCGGCCAGTATTTCGCGGAGCAGGACATGGTGTACACGACGGACAACGCTAGCACCAAAGCGCACTTCGGCCTGTCTTCGAACGACCAGCAGTCGTACGACGCGGCGAACTACTGGATGTTCAACCCGAGCCTGGAGCTGGGCGTGGACTGCGGCCGCACGAACGAGGCGGCGGGGCGGCCCAACTTGAGCGGCGTGAACAACAGCGGTGGCGGTGCGTGCTACCCCATGTCGACGTCGGCGCAGCGCGCGTCCATGCAGCTGGACGCCAACTTTAACTCGTACGGGCCGAGCGCGGAGCAGGTGGTGTTGGCGGAGGGCGACATCCGGTACGCGCCGTCGCGTTTCGTGGACCAGAACAACTACGTGTCCCCCTCTGTGTCGGACTTCACGTACCAGCCGCGGCTGATGGGCACGCGCGACAGCGTGGGCTCGGGCTGCTCGAGCACGGCCATTGACCAGACGGTGGGCAACAGCAGCATGTGCGCGCTGGCGGACGACCCGCTGCCGTACTTCCGCTCGTCGGACCCGCGCACCCTGTACGGCGTGGACGAGCCGCACTCGTCGTACTGGTCGTCGATCGACGCGGGCGGCCTGGTGGCGCAGGGGTGCGGCCAGATGAGCCAGGACTACGCGCTGGACACGTCCATGTGCAACCTCAACTCGGTGGAGACCGGCATGCCCCCGCGCATCCCGCCCGCGTATGGCAACAACGGCGGCAACAACAACAACAACGCGGCGCAGCAGGCCGGCCGTGGGTCGGTGTACGGGCAGGGCGCGGGTCGTGGCGCGGGTGCCATGGCACACATGGCACACGGCGGGCAGAAGGACATGCGCGGGGGCCACATGGGGCACGGGGCGCAGGCGGCGCGGATCATGCCGCAGGGCACTTTCCGCCAAGTGATTCGTTCGTAGACCAAATTTAAAATATTGAATAAATCATAAATACAAACTAACGTTGCTCTTTGTCTCTCGTTCCATTTGTACGTGCTTCAATAATGACATCCAACTGGAACCCCAACAAGTACAGCAACGGAGATGTGGAGAGGGAGAGGCACGGGGGCTCGCAAGCCGGTGCGAGAGGCCAGTACGCGAGAGGAGAGTATGTGGTGGACGACGTGGTGGACGACGGATACACGAGTGAAGAGTACGCGATGGACGGCGAGTCGCCGGTGGTGGTGACGCCCGAGTACAGCTCGTACCGCGCGAGCCTGCCGGCGGCGTATGCGACGAACCCGTTCTACGACCCGGAGAAGCGCGTGCTGATGCACAGCGACGACGGCACGGGCGGCGGCGGCACGGGGTACTACACGCCCCGGCCCGTCTCGGTGTTCGACATTCAGACGAACCCGGTGGAGTACCTGGAGACGCGGCTGCCGCTGCCGACCATCAGCTCGCCCGTGCGTGAGATGGGGCGGCGGCAGAACAGCTCGTACGTGGAGCCGCTGTTCGGGGCGCGCGCGGGCGAGACGGGCGTCTCGAGCCCGGGCGGCGTGTTTGTGGCGGACGCGGTGCTGCAGGACGAGTTTAGCGCGCTGGGCGAGTCGGGAGAGGGGGGCGTGCTGGTGGATGCAGTGGTGCCGATCGACGGCAACGTGCCGTACTGCTCGCTGAACATCCCGTCCAAGGAGCTGCGGCAGGTGCGCGAAGACCTGGGCGCGGAGATGGCGGACTACACGCGGTGGGGGCGCGGCGCGGGCGGCGGCGTGTCGCTGCAGCAGAGCACGACACTGATCTCCGGCACGCAGTGGGACAACGGGCCGGTGGCCGTGTCTTCGCCGCCGGTGAACCCGCGCCTGTACGACCAGGGCTTCGTGTCCATGAGCGGCGTGCCCATGATCGACGCGGGCAAGTTCCGCGACCCGCTGACGGGCGTGGTGTACAGCGCTTACGAGTCCGCGCTGCCGCCGCCCGACGCCGACTACGAGGAGACGCTCACCGCGCCGGCGCGCAACGTGAAGTTGGCGCACCTGCAGGGCGGCTGGACGGACAACACGCCGCGGCCCACCAAGGTGGAGCTGCTGGAGGACGACTTCCACATGCAGTACGACCGGTCCATCAACACGTACGGCACGTACGACCCCAGCCGGTACGTGGAGATCTTCGAGCGCAACAACCGGTTCACGCGCGACGACGAGCACCCCGACCCCGACGGCCCCGAGCTGGTGGGCGTGCCGGCGAACATGGACGGCAACCAGAACGTGAAGATCCGGCCGCTGCCGTACCTGCCGCCCACCAACCGCGGCAAGTGGGGCGAGACGACGTTCCGCAGCGGCGTGGACGCGCGCGTGGCGGTGGGCAACTCGGAGATGCAGGTGGACCGCACGTACACCACGTTCCCCAAGGAGCGCATGGAGAGCACGCGGCAGGACGGTGGCGGCATGCAGGTGACGGGCAACACGCAGGGGTTCATGGACACGCAGATGGGCGGCGGCGGGCGGCGCGACATCATGGCCACGCAGCGCAGCGTCTCCGAGGACTTTGTGCCGTACCAGGCGCCCGCGGCTTTCGTGCGTCTCAACAGCAACACGGGCGTGGCGCAGTACAGCGCGCCGACGGGCGACCGCGGCACGACGCTGGTGGACGGGCAGTACGGCGGGCAGTACGGCGCGACGGTGGAGGGCGGCATGCTGCACGACGCGGCGGTGGGTGCGCCCACTGGCGACCGGGGCACGACGCTGGTGGACGGGGAGTACGGCGGGCAGTACGGCGCCACGGTGGAGGGCGGCATGCTGCACGACGCGGCGGTGGAGGCGCCCACGGGGTTTGCGGGCACGTCGTACGTGCAGGTGTCGCAGCTGGGCGGCGTGCAGCCCACCCACGAGGCGCCCGCGCACACCGACATGGTGCCGCAGAAAAACAACTCGCTGTCGGGCATGGCGCCGCGCGACGACAACTACGGCAGCTACGGCGGCTCGGCTGACAGCCCCAGCTTGGTGCTGTCGCAGGCGGTGAGCCACCAGACGTCCAAGTCGGGGCTGACGCTGCAGCGCTCGGACTACGGCAGCTTCGGCGGGCAGCAGGAGGGGCAGCAGCTGTGGGAGCAGACGGTGAGCCACATGATCTCCAAGTCGGGGCTGACGGCGCGCGGGGACAAGTACGGCAGCTTCGGCGGCGAGGCGACGGCGGCCACTGTGCAGCCGGGGGTGCTGACGGCGCAGACGGGCAAGTCGGGCGTGGAGGTGCGCGGGGACGCCTACGGCAGCTACGGCGGCCAGGCGGCGGCGGCGGTGCAGCCCGAGTTCTTGATGGCGTACACCAACAAGGCGGGGCTGGAGGTCCGCGGCGACGCGTACGGCAGTTACGGCGGCGAGGGCTACGCGGCGCAGAGCGTGCCCGGTGTGTACTCGGCGCAGGATTTGACGAAGCGCGAGACCAGGGTGGAGGTGCAGGCCGCGTTCGACACGACGTTCGGCAACGGCACGGCTCCCGCGGCGGTGGCGGCGCGGTCGCGCTTCAGCACCAAGAAGGGGCCGCTGGTGGACTTTTTGATGCCGAGCGGCTCGTTGTCCGGCACCGATGGCACGGCGAACGGGGCCGGCAATTACGGCCAGAGCACGAGTCTGAACAGCAAGAAGGAGGCGACGTACAACGCGCAGTACGGCTTCTCGCTGCAGGTGCCGTCCGACCCGACGGTGATGTACGGCTTCTACAACGAGACCATGGAGCACCTGAACTCGCGACCGTACGGCAACATGCAGCACTTGGTGGCACCCGCTAGCTACAGTTTCTTCATGCAGCAAGACGATGATTAAGCAAGGAAAACAAATAAAAAAAACAAAAAACCCTAATTTATTTTTATGGTGTAGTGGTACTATTGTTGCGCGTACTGTTGCGGTGCATATTGCGGTGCATATTGCGGTGCATATTGCGGTGCATATTGCGCCTATTGTTGCGCGTACTGTTGCGGTGCATATTGCGGTGCATATTGCGGCTGTTGCGCGTACTGTTGCGGTGCATATTGTGGTGCATATTGCGGCTGTTGATTGAATTGTTGTTGTTGTTGATTGAATTGTTGTTGTTGTTGATTGAATTGTTGTTGTTGTTGTTGTAGGGCCAGTTTAGCTTTTTCTAGTTCCATTTGTTGTTTGAATTCTTCTTTTTGTTCTTTTTGGTCGTTTCTTTTGTTTTTGTTTTCCGTAACTAAACTGGCAATGGAGGGACCGCCCATCATGACAGGCGCGGCGTACAGCGGTGCACGCACAAAGGGACGTCCTATTCCGCCTCTGTACCCATAACCCCTGTAAAACCCACCGCGAACCCGTTTGGATTTGGATTTGGATTTGGATTTGGATTTGGATTTGGGTTGCTGCCTCTTGCTCGCCCTCTTCTTTTTAGCGGCACCGCGCGTTTTGCTATGGGATCGCTTTGGTGGCATTGATGCGCAGTGTTTATTATTGACACAGAAATAATTTAAACGCAAAAATGGCGTATGCTTGCTCTACAGAAGCATGTGAGCGTAAGTGGCGACGGCGCCGGTGATAAAGGAGAGTATCACGATGAGGAGCTGCTGCCACGTCGCGTTGCCCATGGACTTGGTGTTCTTCGTAAACACCAGGATCTCGAGCGCGCACACGCAGAACACGCCACCCAGTGCCGCGTAAAAGGTGTAGTCGCCGATGTGCGGCACGGTGTGTTTCACGAACTGGGACGTGTCGTCGCTGGCCTTGGGCGGCGGAGTTTCGATGGTGTTCAGACTTTTCGGTTTCCACACCGTCAACACGCTGCCGCTCTGCGGACTCGTCTGCCCGGGGTACGCCATGAAGTCGACGCTGCTGTCGCCCGGGAAGTCGGCGTCGGTGAGCTTGGGCAGCCGCACAAAGTCGGGGCGAAACACGTTGCACAGCTGCGGCGCGCAGATGTCGTTGCCGAAGCCCCACAGCCGGCGCTGGATGCCGGGCGTGGTGTAGTTGGCGTGGCTGCCCAGCGCGACGTACACGACTGGCGCGCTTTTTGTGTCGCTGAACAGACCGGTGTCGAACGCGAGCTGGGTGGCGGTGTTCCAGCAGCCGCCGCCGTGTCTCGACGTCCACATGGACACCAGTGTCATGCCGCCCTCTCGCACCGCCACTCGCACGATGACATACTCCGAGTCGAATGCGTGGTCGTCGCCGGCCATGCAGTTGTACGCGTACAGCAGGTTGAAGAGCAGATCCAAGTAGATGGTGGCCGCATCCACCACCACGGTTGACGCGTAAACGTAGTGCACGGCGCGGATGTCGGGGGGCGCGTTGAGCGGCGTGCCGTAGACCATCTTGGTGTCTCCGATTTCCAGGTAGATGTCCTCCACGGGCGTTTGTCGGTGCGGGCTGAGAATGTCGGGGTTGACGAGGTCGCGCACGGTGAGGTTGGGGTAAGCCACCAGTGTCTCCGAGTGCGCGCCGCACGTGTTGGTCTGCAGGCAGGCGGCGCTGGTAGCCACGGGCGGAAGTTTGCGCATGAGCGAGCAGCCAGCGACGTACGTGGGGAAGCGCAGCGGCATGTAGCGCTCGTCGGGGTGGAAGACGTACACTGGTGCAAAGGTTTCAATGGCTGTACGGATGTCGCTGTCGGAGACGGTGCTGGTCCCCGCTCTCATGTCCTTATTTCCCTTAATGGAGTGATTTTATATTACGGAAGTTGTACCACTTTGCATGTTTCACAAAGTTCGAGAAGGATGCATATATCAAACGCGTAGAACATATTTAAACTTGTATACATCGTCTTTTCCCAGGTCGGTTTGTCTTACCAGGTCGGTTTAGGTCGGTATTAATTTATTTTCTAGTTAAGAAATAAATGACCACATGCACAAATTTAATTGGAGACTGCAATTGCACGACAGGCTGTTGCAACCAAAAGTATAGGAATCAATACCATTGTTGTGTACCGGGATATGACGGGTTAATTGCGTGCGACCCGCAAACTATAGCTCAACAAACGTGCCTTCAACTTTCAGATATCACCAAAGTTGATGAGTATGGAAATTGTTTGACATCGTTAACCACAGGCGGACTGTGTAACGCCGAGTGTTCTCAACCCGCGTCAACGGTAGATACGTGTAAGCCATGTGTGTGTAACAGTAGTCATCTTAGTAAATGTAATCAGCCTAGTCGAGTAGCTAATCGCACATCGGATTCGAGGTCCATAGCTGACCAAGCGTGCAATCAACTTTCCGTTGATTACAATCAATATGATCAATGTTCGATGATTGCAGCCAACGCCGGGTATTGTGACAATGAGTGTTACCAACCCTCGTCAACGGTAGACACTTGTTCACAGTGTTTGTGTAATATTAGTATGTTTAAATATATGTACCCCAAATGTCCAAGCAAATCGAATGTGGCGATCAAATCAAGATACAACTCGTCAGTTTATGGAGCTAAGCAACCACCACTGTGGTACACGCCATCACAGTGAAAAATGACTGTTCATTTTTTTGTTTCCTTTCTACGTCTTTTGTCGTGTGCGAAAAAGGTTCGATGCTTAATAGAGTGATTTTATATTATCGAAGTTGTACCACTTGCTGACTTTGGTCACGAGCGAACAATAACTAGGCTGCTCGGGCGTGTCGTTGTAGACGCCGCCGTAAAAGACGACGGCGGCGAAGCACAGCAGCGTCCAGGTGATCAAGGGGATGTACATGTCGTGGTACGGGTTGCCGACACCCGGGCACGCGGCGAACGGTTTGTTCTGAAACTTTTTCCAGTACAACAGTGTCAGCACCACTAGCGGGATGGCCCCCATCTCGAACATGGTGGACGCAATGATGACGCCCGTTTTTCTAGAACCAAACTTACCATCGATCGATCGCATTCGTGTTTAAACTATATGACATAAATTACCAATCGCGTTCGCGTCACTCTGTGATTGGCGCACCGGTAGCCGTGATTGGCGGAACGCTAGCCACTCTTTTTTTTTATCATTTGTTCACTTTCTCCACTTTGATGACATCTTTTACCTATGACTTCCCGGAGATGTCCTACGCTATGATGGACCAGCTGTTCCCCGATCATCACGCAGACGAACTCGACTCGTATCTGTCCATGTGTGGTGTATCCGCCTCGTCGTATGCGCCCACTGAGTCGACGTATGCGCCCACCGAGTCGACGTATCCGCCCACCGAGTCGACGTACGCGCCCACAGAGGCGTCGTATGCGCCCACTGAGTCGACGTACGTGCCCACCGAGTCGACGTACGCGCCCACGACGTACGCGCCCACCGAGTCGTTGCATGCGCCAGTCGTGTCCGAGTCGTCGACGCATGCGCCAGTCGTGTCACCAGTAGTGTCGACGCATGTGCCAGTGGTCCGCGAGCCCGTGGTGTCGATGCAGTCCATGATTGAGGACCCGTTGATGCTGTTGCTGCACTTCCAAAAGGTTACAAGCACCACTGAAGGCATTGGTGGTGTTGAAGGCGGCGATGGAGGGGCAGCTGGACGCACCGCAACATCTCGCGTGAATTTCGAGCGTGTCGCCTTCCTTGCACGCAAGATGGTGAAAGAGTTGAACAAGGCGGACGACACTACGTCGGTCGCGCAGTTCTGCAACGTGCTGTCGCACACCATGAGTTCCGGAGTGACGCCGAACGTGACGTCGTTGATGCACCAACTGGAGCAGGAGCAGCTGATGCTGAAGCTGCAGAACCAACACTTGCGGCTGCAGCTGCAGGAGCTCGAGCGAGAGGAAATCCGGCGCGCCGCGACGCCTAAACGCAAACAAACAGACAGCGACGCAGACGGCGCCACTGCGCTTAAGATCGTCGCCAGCACTGAGACGAGTGCGACGAAGGAGGGCGTGAAGAAACAACGAACGCTGGGTTTTTCCACTGTGCAGGGGGAAGTGTACGAGCGCTTGCGCGGCACCAAGGAACGCAAAGTCGACTTGATTGTGCGCGCGTGCTTGTTCAAGTTCGGAGATACGTTCGTCACCAAGAAGCAGATCGAGCAGGTTGCACTTGACGTTGGTTATTTCAGCGGAAACACCAAGGAGTTGCGGCAAGTGGTTCTCACCAGATCTAAAGCGGGGAGGGAGTTGAACACCAAGAGCTACATCAAACCGTGGGGGCACTTTTTTCCTTACTGGGAAGAATTAGCGAGCGAGTCGGGTGAGATGTTGTTGCGCCTATCACCGGAGTTTTTTAAGTCTACCAATTAAATATACAAACAAGTGTTGACCTTATATATTTTTTTTATTACGTTGTATAGTATATTTTATTCAGCGGAAAAAAGGCACAATGTGTAAATTGTATTTCGCTTCGAGGTCCCGGATGCTCGCGCGCTTGGACGGTTTGTTCCACAAGATCCATCTTGCCCAGAAGCCGGCCGAGCGCAACCCATTCTTCGTCCAGTCCTCGTGCGCCGCGTGTCGTCTGATGTAACTCTTTTTGCGTGTGATGTTGTGGGCGTCTGCTCCTCGTCGCGTGAAGTCGTACGCACCCTTTTGACCAAAGTGCACCGTGGTGGACCCAATCTGGGCCATGAACTTTTTGCCGGGTCGGAACGACTGACCCAGCTGCACGACCACTTTGGTGTTACCACTTTTCGATCCGCCACCGAGTGCTGGTGGGTTTCTAATACCGAACGCTTGAAGTAATTGATCGATAGTAAAGTCCTTATTGTTGTGAAATTCTAAAAAAAGAAGCCGGGCTTCTTTACAAAATTCAGTGTACTTTAATCTGTTTTCATGGGTAAGTTTATGACCACTATAAAACATCCCATTATCATCCCAGCAAAATGTTTTGTGTGTTCGGATAAAACATATGTCATCTGGTGGTTCGTGGCCACTAATTAAATACAATGCGAAAATTGTGGCAAATACTCCACACTGTACAGCGTCTTGTTGTTGAACGATCTCTTTTACAACTATATTCAATTTCTTATTATCGGTTAAGTCTAATAAATTGCCTTTTATCATTATTTGTCTATATGTTAAAAATAATCTTAAAATGAGCTCACAATTTCGTGTTTGAACTATATATTCTGGTTTTTTGTTACGTAAGCTGTCATAAATAAATAGTTCGTTGGTGTGTATATCAATCTTAGCAGCTATAAAATGATTCGTGTTGATATGGATACATAATACAATAGCCGTAATGTCATCAGGTTTTCTGCCGTTCATGTAAAATTGTATCTGTTCCAACCTATCAAAACACGTACGATAAGGGTTTATCAACTGAACATAAGCCTGTGTTTCAATTATTAATAAATTTGGAGAGTCAACCGAATAAATTACTTGATCCATTACTTGTTTAGGTAAATCACCACTTAAATACTCTTTGGTTCTATATTTTTTAAGCTGATCTGGAGTTAGTGTATTTTTTACTCCCCAATTTCCTTCATCTTTAGTAAATGGATTACTCACCAATTGGTTTTTAGCGTCAACCGATAAATTTTGTAAATTTCTCAATGTACATCCATATGTGTGACGTTTATTATATGTTTTCTTTGGGTCTTTTTTCAATTGAGCAAGCTCTTGACGAATTGTTAATCTATATTGAAAATAATTCTTATTTGTTGTTTTTGACGTAGAAATTGGGTTTTTACCAATTTCTTCATCTGTACTTGGGTAAAATAATACATCACCATCACCATCACCATCACCATCACCATCACCATCACCATCACCATCACCATCACCATCACCATCACCATCACCATCACCATCACCATCACCATCACCATCACCATCACCATCACCATCACCATCAACATCAACAAGATTGATAACCTGAATGTCGCTGGACATTTTTACCCATTGAATCGTTTTTTTTTCTATGTATTTGTGGTTCTGTATATTTTTAATAACATTAGCTTTGTTTTTAGGATTAGTAGACAGATGTGAATCTATACTGTTATTTGCTAGTACTAGAGTTTTAGAGCTAAGTTTGTGTTTTACAAAAAAGTATAAAATAGAAAATGCAAAACCTTTCATACCCCACATAAATAAAATGTTTAGGTTGGTACCTTCATACTGATAAATAATAAACCCCTTATAGTTACCACCTTTATCTTGAAAGACCATAAGCTTTCCACCAGTGTTAGGATTTATATAATTATTTGGGATCAAAAAATTACATGAGTTAGCATTGTTTAATTCTTTAATAAGATCATCATCACCGTCAATTTCTGATGCAAATAGTGTTACATTTATAGAATCACATTCTTCTTTTAGTGTCTTTGCAATTGCTTCAGTGGTTGCAACGTTTTTGTGTTTCAAATTATTTTCAAAATTGCCTTTTTTGTTTGATGGGGTTTCCCATATTATAATACTTTTCTTTTGTGCGCTTCCTTCTACTTCAAAATTTAGGTTTTCTCCAAATACTTCTTCAAGATTTGGTTGTTCTAGTTCGCCATCTTTTTCTTGTTCTTGTTCTTCTTCTGGTTCTTGTTTACGTGCTTCTTTTCGTGCTTTTGCTTCTCTTTGTTCAAGGTTTCGTGCTATTACTTCTTCATCTTCATCTTCTTTTTCTTTTCTTGCATTTTCAACAAGTTTACCAAAAAAATTTTGTGCTTCTGTGCGTCTTTTTGATGCTTTTTCATTTGCTTCTCGTTCTTTTTTTGCTTGTGCTTCTGCGTATTCATTTGCTTCTCCTTCTTTTTCTGCTTGTGCTTCTGCGTTTTCTTGTGCTTGTTTGCGTTCACGTTCAAGTTCACTTTCAAGTTGACTTTCACGTTGACTTTCACGTTGACGTTCTTGTGCTTGTTCATTACGCCTTCTTCTTGAATAATTCTGAAGTTGTTGTTGTCGTTGTTCTTCTTGTGTTTGTTTTTGTTGTGTTTGTTTTTGTTGTGCTTGTTGTTGTTCCGCTTGTTGTTGTTCCGCTTGTTGTTCTTGCGCTTGTTGTTCTTGCGCTTGTTGTTCTTGCGCTTGTTGTTCTTGCGCTTGTGCTTGTGCTTGTGCTCGTGCTTCTGCTTCTGCTAGTGCTTCTGCTTCTTTGTTTCGTTCGGTTTTTCTGTTATTTGCTTCCAGAATTGCTTTTTCATTTCGCTCTGTTCGCTTGTTTTCTTTGTCGCTCCGTTTTTGTGCAGCATATTGACTTGCAATATCTTGTGGATCATATAGTCGTTTTTTTGGATCATATAGTTGATGTTTTTGTATTTTTTGTACTTTCTGTAATTCTGAAGGCTTTTTGCTTGCTTCTCGTGCTTCCTTTCGTTTTTTGAACGCTTCGGCGTCTTCACGTTGTGCTTGTGCTTGTGCTTGTGCTTGTGCTTGTGCTTGTGCTTGTTTTTGTGCTTGTGCTTGTGCTTGTGCTGCTGCTTGTGCTGCTGCTTGTGCTTGTTGGCGTTCACGTTCACGTTCTTGTTCTCGTTCTCGTGCTTGTGCTTGTTCTTGTGCTTGTTCTTGTGCTTGTGCTTGTGCTTGTGCTGCTGCTTGTTTTCGTTCTTGTGCATCAGCTTGTGCTTGTGCTGCTGCTTGTTTTCGTTCTTGTGCTGCTGCTTGTGCTTGTTGGCGTTCACGTTCACGTTCACGTTCTTGTTCTTGTTCTCGTTCTCGTGCTTGTGCTTGTGCTTGTGCTTGTGCTTGTGCTTGTGCTTGTGCTTGTTCTTGTGCTTGTGCTTGTGCTTGTGCTTGTGCTGCTTGTGCTGCTTGTGCTGCTTGTGCTGCTTGTGCTGCTTGTGCTTGTGCTTGTGCTTGTTCTTGTTCTTGTGCTGCTTGTGCTTGTGCTTGTTGGCGTTCAAGTTTACGTTCTTTTTTGCGTTGACGTTCTTTTTCGCGTTGACTTTCACGTTCACGTTCTTTTTCGCGTTGACTTTCACGTTCACGTTCTTTACGTTCACGTTCTTCACGTTCACGTTGACGTTCTTGTCGACGCGTTTCTTGAAGTTCATCCTGTTTTTCCCGGTCCCTTAATAGACGGAGCCTTTCTTTGTCACCGCGGTTTAGCATTTATGTAATATGGAAGAAAATAATGAATGCGTTAAACAGATTTTTTTATTGTACGTAATTGATTATACGCGACTGTAATAAAATGTTGGTGCAGAGTATCGCGGAAGCGCAGAGCGCCCTCCACCAGGCGTCCGTAAACGATCAAATACTGCTACTGTATTTTACAGGCAACTTTTGCGGTCCGTGCAAGCAGATAAAGCCGGTGTTGGAATCGTTAATCACGAAATATAGTCGCCAGCTGGTAATGTACACGGTGGATATCGGCACCACCGATTTGGTGGAGCACTTCAAGATACGGAGCATCCCTGGGTTTGTGTTTTTCCGCCGCAACAAGATCATTCATACGCAAACAGGCGCAGATGCCGCCGCTCTGACGTTGGCATTTGAACTCATGTGCAACGCCGCGTACCCAGATCTTTTGCTCCTGTAGTAAAAATGTTGCTTTTTAAACAAACAATAAACAAACTACTACTTGATGTCGTGTTTGTTTTTACTCTGTTTCCATTGTTTTTCCCGTCGCAAGTTTCCTAAAACAACAGCTGTCGTCTGGAAAGCGCCGCGCGACCAAACACTGGAGCTAGCTCGTCCCGATGACGTCATTGTGCCGTTGGCAGCCGCGAGTAATCTAGTTCAGACACACGCAATTATTGTTCAAGAACAAACGACTGTTGACCGTAAAGAAGAGTATGACACGCCATCTGAAAGTAAAAACAACACAACGAGTGCAATAAATGAGGGTTGTACAGTTCACGACGATGGTGCAATCGCAGTCTTGAGTGCAATCGCGGTTTTGAGTGTACCGTCTCCGTTGGTGCGTACTACTACGACGACGTTATCTCCCGTGACTACGTTATCTCCCGTGACTACGTTATCTCCCGTGGCCTTTTTACCGTGTCCGCGATTATCAGCGCCATCTCCTGCAGTGTCGTGTCCAGTGGGATCATCAGACTCACACTTGTCTGATTTCGTGATGGTAAACAACGCACACAATGACGACATGGACAGCGAGTCGGATGATACACGCGAGTACATTAATGTTCTCAATAGTATAACGATTCCATTAAACGAACCGGTTCCTTTGAGTTTAACGGTACCATCGAGACGAGCGAGTAGCGTGCAGACCTTGAAAAAGACGCAATAAAAATAAGAAAAATAAACGTTTATTATGACACCACTAAATGTTCTATGGTGTTGACAGCGACTAAGCGGTGGACCTTGACGTCGTTGTTGTTTGGCTGCATTATGCACTGCAGCGCTTGTTGCTCCACCAAGTACGGCTTGGCGTCTGGCGTGTTTAGAAAGATAACGTTTTGAACATGTTCGAGTTTAAGGCCGAACGTTTTGTAGTACGGAACTAGCAGGACAGTGCTCTCCGCCTCCCGCACCGGCTTAAACGCGGTGGACAGCACCCGCGACACCTTGCCTAGCGCGACTAGCTGGTTGTTGATTTTGTGTAAAATGTCAATATCGGTGGCAAAGATAACGGTGGACTCGTTCCTTGTGGCTGCTGCGTCCAAAAGGGTGGAGATGCGTTGAAACTTGCTGCCCGTGCCGATGGGTTTGTTCAGTACCCACACGACCTCGTTGGGTTCGATGTTCCAGCGACACGTGGGGCACGGCGCCATCAAGTCGGGGTACATGTTTTCATCCAGGGTGGAGTGGAACAGGTCGATCATGCACGTGTGGCACAGCAGGTGTCCGCACACACAGATGCAGTCGCAGGCGTTGACAAGACAGATGGAACACGTGGCGGCGGCTATCTCTTTGTTTGATAACTGTAACGCCGTTTTTAAAAAGTAGTCGCGGCGCTCCGCTATTTTGGCGGAATGCTCAAGTATAAACGCCTCGTTAGCGCTCTCGGTAACACGAGTGGTGCTGGCAGCAGTGCGCACCGTAACGACTACGGTTGAATCGTTGATGACTGCATCTTCTTGTTGTTGTTGCTCGTCTTGTTCCGTGTCATCGTCGGTGTACTCGCTACTACTGTTGCCATTGTTCACAACATCGAACAGGAGGCAGTGGTTGATGGCTTCGATGCCGATGGGTATGGCGTCTATCCAGTGCGGCACCGTGGTCATGTAACCGTCCATGAACGTTAGGTCGCCCGCACACACCTCGCTCAGGTTCGTGTCGGGTGCCTCTAGATGCACCAGTGTTTTGTACACCTCAACTTCATGTTCTGTTAAATCGACTAGAACGGTTCGGTCTTGCCAGCAGTACGGAGACACGAGCGGCTCTAGCGGTGGCGCAAAGTACACAAACCGGCGCAAACACGTGTTAATGTCGATAAAGGGTGATACGAGCCCCATGTTGTGCATCAAAAGGGAAAGCACTATGGTGCTAGATTCGTGTACCCCCCCTTGCAGTCCCCACCACATGTTGGTCTGACACATGTGCGCTGGTGTGATTTTAAATTTAAGTTTGTCGACGCAGAACAACACGAGCTCATCGACCACGATGCGCTCCCACAAAAACCAGTTTAGGCCGAATGTCGTTTTTGCTGTTGCATCTTTTGCCTTTGTAGCATTGTCTTCTTGGATGCACGGGTGGTTTACGTCGGCAGCAAACAGTCGGCACTTCATTTTATTGGCATGCACCAGACAAGAGCTCAAATAAAACTTATGACTCACAATAACAATCTTGGCGTCTGCAAAGTCTTGCGGGCTGTATTTTTTCATCGATTTGTTGTCGTGGATACACAACACGCGCCACGGCAAACTCTTAAAATTAGTAAGCCATTGAAACATGAGTGCGTGCGGCACAACTATCATGGTGGCATGGAGGCGTCGCAAAAACGACGACGTGGTAGTAGCAGCCGTGGTGTTTCCCAGCTTAACCAACTCGGTGATAACCATGCTTTTGCCTGCATTTCTTTCGCCGAGCAAGAGTCCTGCGCGCGCACTGGCGACATACGCCCCCCCTCTATGCCTACTAGTACTACTGCCCGCGTGTACATTTATGAACGACCGCTCCAGCACACAAAAAGCAATGCACGTGTTGCGCACATGTAAACAGCTGTCGTCGTCCAGCGTCGTCGCCACCGACGCGCCCCCGTGTTCGTGGGCTGTCATCCAGTGCAGCGTATCAATCTGGGAATGGCGCAGCTGTCCTTGTCGCTTCCGTTTTTTTTGTATATTAACGGACTGTTTGTGCCCAAACTCTTCGTGGAAAAACAGTGCTTTCTTTTCCAGGCTCAGCTCGAGCATCGCTGTCAAGACTTTCTCGCCGGTAAAACACTGTTTTTCAGTCCACTCGATGTTAACCTGTTCCGTGTTTACTAACATGTCCAGTATGATCACCGGAACAAGTTGCGAGTCCACGCCGCGTATGGACGGGCAGTTGACGCGTATGCACCGTACCCGCATGATGAACGCTGTTCCCTGTATTTTTAGGAATTGTAGCAGGTGCGTATAACAAAACACGGCCGGTAAATCAATTTCTTTTAGGGTTACGGGTGTACTAGTAGTACGCGGCTGGTCTGCACTTGGTGACATGTCGGCTGCGTCAGGCAGCGACTGTGTGGTATTTATCGAGTCTTTTTCGACATTATAACTGAGATCATACCTTGAGTAGTTATCGGCGTAGTTTAGCAGTTGCGTGTGCTCTTTTTCGTGCATTTTGCGGGTTGTGAGTTCATTGTATAGAAAAATGGAGCCAAAATACGCGGCGGGGCTGTTGATAACAGTACTAGCAATCTCCATTTATGGGGTGAGGTTTTTGTATTTATTATTATTAATTATTGTCGATGGATTGCGTCCCTCGTTTAACAGTGGTTTATAAAATATAAATGAGTTTTTGCGTCGTGTACGTAAAAACCAAGAAATTTGAATTTGGATCTAAATCAATACCAAGAAATAAAGCGGTTTTTCATCCTCCTTTCCATCCACGCCGCCATCATGAAAATTAAAATCAAAAGGTTCGACCCAACGACGATCAAGAAAGACGCGGTGGTGCTGCTCATCGGCAAGCGCGGCAGTGGCAAAACAACGCTGATGAAAGACATTATGTATCACGTGCGCGACAAGCTGGACTTTGGTATCGCCATGAGTCCGACCGAAGATACCACGGAGAGTTTGAGCAGCTTTATACCGCCCACATGTATCTACAACACCTACTCCAACGTGGTGCTGGAGACGCTTCTGGAAACGCAGCGCAAACAAATCAAGAAGGGCAGTCACAAGAACGTGTTCCTGTTGTTGGACGACTGCATGTACGACAAGAAGATTATGGCGGGCACGAGCACGCGCGAGTTGTTTATGAACGGCCGGCACCGCAAGGTGTTCTTTATGAACTCGGTGCAGTACATGATGGACATGCCGGCGGCGCTGCGCTCCCAGGTGGACTACGTGTTTGCGCTGAAAGAAAACATTATTAGCAGCAGGGAGAAGTTGTGGAAGTACTTTTTTGGCATGTTCCAGGACTTTAGAGACTTCAACAAGGTGATGAACTCGTGTACGGAGGGGTACGAGTGCATCGTGGTGGATAATACGACGCGGAGCAACGAGGTGTCGGACTGCATCTACTGGTACCAGGCGAGTGTCTCCACGCCGCGCTTTCAGATGTGCCGGCAAATTTTCTGGGACTTGGACGCGGCGTACTACGAGGATCGCCAGGACGGCGACGAAACAGAGGGGCCGCCGTCACGCAAGAACCCCAAAAACATCCGAGTCGAAAAGCAAGACACGTATGGCATTCCGCTGCTAGACCCAAAAGAATAATTTGGTTTACTACTATTGTTTACAAGTTAGAACTAGAATTGCAAGATAGGGTTGATTGTTACTATCCAACAACATGATTTCGCGCGCAGACACACAAAGAGACTTGGACGTCGACATGCCGGTGACAGATCCGCGAATGAGCGATCCGCGGATGAGCGATCCACGGATGAGCGATCCACGGGTGAGCGATCCACGGATGAGCGATGCGCGACGGCAGGCGCTATGCCAGGTTGTTGTTCCTTTACCCGAAACAGAGCAGTCGACGAGTACAAGCGCCGGCTACAGATGCGCTCAGTGCGGTAAAAAGCATCAGTTGACGATGAAGGACAGTGTTCGCTGCAGCGACTGCGGCTACCGCGTCATGTACAAGTTACGCGACAGTGGGTTGTGCATGCGGTATTCGGCGCGCTAGACTTGCATTGTTGTACTTTTTTATTGATCATCCTACGCCTCAATACACGTTTTTAACCTAAATTGTATACAACTTTACCTCGCACTAGCACTGGCTATGAAAACATGCTATCGTACGCTTCAGCGTCATAGCGATGCGCTTCAGCGTCATAGCGATGCGCTTCAGCGTCATAGCGATGCGCTTCAGCGTCATAGCGATGCGCTTCAGCTTGAGGGCGATGATTGGATTGGAGATCATGCTGTCTTTTTCGTCGCGACACGGCTAAAAAGCGCAGCCGTCGACTGCCGTGCGTCAACAAATACAGACTTTGCGTCCAACGCCTGTAGCGTGCGACAAAGGCCGTACATTGCAACAGCGTTTTTTGTTGCCGTTTGACGCGCCGCAGCATGGTGATCCAGCCGTTGAAGGATGCTAGCAAGTAACGCGCGTTGTCGTTGACCTCATTACGGGCGTCGTATTCTCTTTTTTGTTGCGTCGTGATCCCGGCGCGTAGTTTGTCTTCCCCGGAACAATAGGACTCAAAAAGAAGTTGATGTGATGGTGAAGTCGCGCTCACGTAAAGCACTGTACCAAAATCTCCGTTACACGCGCCAACGATCTTGTCCACCAACGCTGCGGGATCGACGAGCGGCGATGGTAGAGATAGTGTCGAAAAAGCACGCGCCTGCGCCACGCACTCTTCATGAAACCGAGCGACCTGCCGCGCGTCCGAGCGTTTCCGGTCCTTATCGTCGTAACGACGTTGCCGTTGGTTGGTGTGTGTGTTGTCTGCGGCGCCCACGTTCGGGGGGAACTGGTGGTCACTGGCGTCACAGTCGCGCATCATCAAAAAACGTTAATTATGTTGTTGTGTATGTAACTTTAATGTGTGGGAAAGTTCTGTGTTTATTTAATAAAAAAAAGTGCACGTTGGATGGTAAGGCATGGTCGCCGTTGCTTGTAGTGGTTTGCGCCTCACACGCGGCGTTTGCTGCGGCTTGACAGCTTTGACGTTTTAGACCGCTTTGCTGTTTTAGACGGCTTCGATCTATGGTGAGACCGTTTTGCTGTTTTAGACGGCTTCGATCTGTGGTGAGACGTGCGCGCCCGCCCCCGGTACTGGCTTTGAAATCCCCTAAACATATCTAGATCAGCTTTTGTCCACCGAATTCCGGTGCTTTTAGCGTCCAGCGGGTTTCTCCACAAATTGCCGACATGTTCAGCATGAGGATGCATTTTTGCCAGGGCTTTCAGACCAGCCTTGCGTTCTTCTTTGATCATTTGAGCTTGTTTACTATACACCAGTAGATAATTATTCTTTATTGTGGTTCGATGTTTCGACCCGTGCGAGTATTGTACGTTGTACTGCCGTAGCGGTCGTCGCTGCCAGACCCGTCGGCCCACAAGAATCGATTTTCAAGCTGCCTGTTGGCCCTCCATAGCGTTCGGGGGTGTCTCACATTTGCCGCGTCAAAGCCTTTGTTGACTAGCAGTTCATCTCCCTCGTCAATCGCTTTGGTAGTGACAAGAACAATTTTGTTGGGACTGTTGCCACGGAAACTTGCGTATGCTGTGTTGTAGTCCTGATCGTTGAAGGCGCCTTGATTAACGGCGTGGTCTTGCACGTACCCCATTAGCCCGCGCGAGCACGTGTCGTCCCACACCTTGTTGTCAGTGCCGGTGGGGATAATAAACGGACTGTCAAAGGCGCCGTAGCGCCGGGTGACGTTGCGCTCGGAGATGAGTTCGCCGTACGGGTGATCAATGATGATTACATTTGGTGGGAAGTCTCGCGTTGCAAAGATACCCAGTTGTCCACGTACGCGAACAGACGGTTTCACTTGTAGACCGTAGTTTGCAATAATGTGTTGCCAGCAATACGGTATTGTCTTGAGCGTATTTCTCGAACACCGATTCCCATTGGCCAACCGCGCCTTGCATTGCATTTTTCGCAAGTTGCACCTGTAGTCCGAATACCGTGGCTGTTGTTGCTGTTGTTGTTGCTGTTGTTGTTGCTGTTGCTGCTGTTGTTGTTGCTGTTGTTGCTGTTGTTGTTGTTGCTGTTGCTGTTGTTGCTGTTGTTGCTGTTGTTGCTGTTGTTGTTGTTGTTGCTGTTGTTGTTGTTGCTGCTGTTGTTGTCGCAGCTCTTGCACATTTTGAAGTACAGACTGTAATTGTCCTCTATACTCGCGCATATTTTGTTGTTGTTCACGTCGGTAGTCTTCAACTTCACGTTGTCGTTCTGCACGGTCACGATTTTCAAGTTCACGACGATTCATGTGTGTGTGTTGTTTGTATATTAATAAGGAAAAAAACACACACACGCGGTAGCACTTTGATAAAGACCATTGCATGGTAAACTAAAGCATTGATACTACGATTCGCCGTTTGGGTGTACATGGGTTTCAAAGTAACAAATGGTTTATTCGTCCACGATTTGAAGTTTTTTAATGCGCGAGATCTTAACGCCGTCTACTACAATTTCTTCTAGCTTAATGGTTTGCATAATGGCGAGCAGGTTTTTCTCCAACCCTTTTTGGTTCTTGCGTAGAAGAGTGATGCGCGCCCCCAGCTCCTTGATTTGGCGATTCAGCTCTACGTACTCAGCGCAACGCTCAGCCAGCACTTCATCTGTTTCCGGCACCGCACCCGCCGCCACCTCGTCATCTTCCGTCGCCTCCTGGTGATCGCGTTTCTTGGTCATCTAACACTTTAGAAATGAAAAAGGGGAATGAGGACCTTTTCTTTTTTTACGCTCATGCATCAAAAATAAAATTATTTTTGTATTTTTACAAATAGTGTGGTATCTCGGGTGTGTTTATGCTGCAAACTACCGCTAACTACCCCGATGCTTCTAATTCGATGCTGTCTTCAAACGGTGACTTGTACTCCTTGCTTACAAAGTCTAGACGCAGTGTGTGCTGTCGCTCGTTAAACAGGTACGGCCGGTACGTTTCAATGATTGTGCCGTCGGGCAGTAGCTCCGTCCACCTTACCTTGAAATTAAAGGTTACAAACGTTAGTCGACCGATAGGCCAAAAGTAGCGGGGCAACCCGTCGCCTGGTGGCGTAAAGAAGCAGTTATCGTTAGTGCCGACGCGGTTCAGGTCGATGCGCGCAAAGGCGTTGTCCGTTGCATCAATGGCGTTTGAAATCTCTTCGATGAACAAGTCGATGGCGAGGGCGCCGGCTAAATTCACGGTGCCGACGCCCTCTTGAACCGCGAGGTTTGCGGTGTCGGTCCGTGGGAAACCCATGATCTCCCACAAACTCCGATTTACGTTCGGACCTGTGCCGAAGCGGAGAGAGCATGGCGCGCCGTTTGTGTCGACTACAACTTTCAACGTCAACGTGTTGAACGTGACAGTGTACGCGGCCAGCACGGGACTAGTTGCAACAATTGCAGCTTCGAGGGCGGCGGAGAAATTATTAGCGGGGACGGTTGGAACATTCACGTAGTTCCCCTCTGGAAGTTTCACCGAGTAAACGACACCCGCAACTTCGATATCCAACCACTGTGTGTAAATGTTGACGTTGTACTCGCTGACGGGAATGACGGCCAGATTGAGGCCGATGCCGATGACATTTCGCTGCACGACCGCAAGATTCATGCGGTAGTAGGCCGGGGAGGGGTAGAGCACGGTGTCGCGCGCGGCCGACTGGAACGTCAAGCGTCGCAAACGGGTGGTATAGGTCAACGGCGCGTGAGGGGTCAAGAGCGGTGCTCGGTTCGCCACCACGCTTGTGTTTTGTGCGAGCGCCCGTTGTTCGAGAATATCATCTTTATGGAGGCGCACCCACGGACTCTCCTCCATCTGCGCCGTAGTTTGCGCGTATGCAGGTATACCGGGGATGCCGGGGATATTCGGACCCAGTCCGTCACGCGGTTCGCTCACTTTTTGAAGTTCGTTTGTCGCTCCCTGCAGGATCAAGTCGGTGCTCATGCGGTGGTTGTATACCATGCCACAACTAGTAGTATGATCTGCCGTGGCGTTCACCGGAGTTGTGGTGGTACACAACCGATTAGTCTTCCTGTTCGATGTGTTGTTGGGGGTGGTGTAAACTGGATTGTCGGCGCGACCGTGGAGCGACGTGGGACCGTGGAGCGACGTGGGACCGTGGAGCGACGTGGGACCGTGGAGCGACGTGGGACCGTGGAGCGACGTGGGACCGTGGAGCGACGTGGGATCGTGGAGCGACGTGGGACCGTGGAGCGACGTGGGATCGTGGAGCGACGTGTGAATTCTAGGGCGCTGCCGTGCTTTCGATAACAGCGGCGTGCGCAGTACCAACCACAACGCCATGACGACGCAACATACGGACACTAGAACCGGTAACACAACGATACGAGGGATTTCCATCGGTAAATTGTCGTATAGTGTTTATATTAGTAAAAACAATTAACGCAACGCTTTCTGGTGTCCTCCGCGTCGACCCCCAAAATAATGTAGGTTATGTACAAACCACTGCGTGTGCGCAAATGCTTGCGATGAAGCGTCGGCGGTCGCTACAACAACTATCTACCTCAGAAAAGTGATTGTGTTTGCACGATCTCTAAAGTCAAGATAAATCGTATCGTTCGTCGCAACGCCTAGATACACCGCAACAATGTACGTCTTCCCGGGTAACACAGTATAATCCTCTCTTGTCCAGTTAGTGTGGTTGGAGCGATCAATAATCCAACTCTTACAATCCTTGTTCGTGTTTGATCTTAAACTCTCCGATGGGACTTGACCGTTAAAACCTGCAATGAAGCCGGAATTGTTCATGACGGTATTCACCGCGTTGCTCTGCGAGATGTCGGTAATGTTCCCAGGAGTTTTGATGCCGGGGATTTTATCGGTGAACTCTGATGTTTGAATCAGAACCAGCCCGGGCAAAAGCGAATCTTGACCTGATCCGTTACCGATTTTGACATGGCAGCCAAAGTCAGCAGTAATTTTGTTACAATCGTTTGGGACCGTAAACGCATCCACTGTTACAAAAACATGTGCTAACACGACGCATTGCTTTTCCACATTCATCACCATTTGAAAGTTTTGCTGCTGAGCTTCTGGTAAGGATAAGTTGTACACCGAACAATTATCGCCGCTATAATGGTCGTTGCATTTGCATGAGTTTTGGCAGTTCTCCTGAGTTGGTGCTCCAGTATTCGACTTAATTTTTTCGCATAGTTTGTTTGCAGGATTACAGAAAAAAGTATAAACATCGTCCACCACTTTTGTACAAATTATATTGCAATCGGCCAGCGTGTCCGACACGTGACCCGTTAATGTTGTTGTCTGGCACGTACCGCTGTCGCATATATATTTTAGTGACTTTTCTGTTTTCTTGCAACTCGTTGTACACTCGAGTTTACTTTGCGCACCAGACGCGGTAGACACGTTGCACACGCCAGTGCTTTCGTCACAGTTGTATAACAATGTTTTGATTTTTAACTCACAGTCGCTTTTTGTTGTTGCATCGGCTGCTTTGGACTTGACGCACGTGTTGTTTACTGCATCATACGCATACTTTGATGTTGACGAAGAAAAGTACACCACAAGTATGACAACCACAGTAATTACAGCCGCCACCAGAAATACAATTACACCATATTGTGTTTTAGAAAGTGTCATCCTTTTATAGTTGTGCACTAAATAAATTATGCCAGTGGTTCCGCTAGCCAGTCCGTCGACAACGAGTTTGGAGCGACAAACGGGTGGCCGTCGCGAACAAATACACAAAAAGATTTGGTTTTTATGATTTTGTATTAATAGATGTTTTAACGAAAAGCTACAATGTACTTTTTACATTTATTTATTGTTTCGTCAGTATAAGTATGAATAACGCAGGTGGCGCATGTGACGCAGGACGACATGTTTTCTATCTGTATTTGTTGACGCCCGTCGGTGCACCACGCTCGTACATCATGAAGCTTCCAGCGATGTTGCAATCTACGTGCTTCATGGACGGGTTGTGTGATGTCTACCAGCCCGTTGAGTTATATACTTTTACGAGTGTGTCAGTAGCATGCATAACGTTCACACCTAAGGCGTCAACAACTACGAGTGTCGTATTTTCGTATTTGCACGCCATTTCAGAATGGTTCCAAACACTCGCTAACCACAGCAGACACATACCCGCCAACTTGACGCCCAACGTTGATACCATGATTTGTTCGTTTACTCCGCTATTCGACCCAGTGAGAGCCGCATGGACTCTGGAGATGCCCGTGTGTGAGTCGTCTTTGGCCTTTTTTCGTGCAAAGGTTTTTTTTGTGTCGTGCGCGTTTACGGCGGGCTGCGGGAGTAGCGAGGCGGAGGCACCACTGGCTGTCAGCTTGTATCGTGATACGTGTTCGTCGTCCACACATGACTTTAGGCGCAGAATACCATCATTCCGACGCGTTCATCTACAGATTCACCAGCCCTTTAACTATGCGGATGCAGCGGAAGGCATAGAAAACGGTGTGCCTCAGTGTGCGGAAAAGGCGCAAGATGCGGACATACTGGATTACGACTATAATTTGAACTATAACTTTTTTGATGAGGAGTTTCCACCTTTGGATTTGTTGGACTCCACGGTGGGAATCGTCGAAGACGCCTTGGTAATGGAGATTGAGACGACGACCGGTCACGAAGATATCACACCAAGAGCGAACACTCCTGTGTTAAAAGAAGGGATTGCGAACACTCCTGTGTTAAAGGAAGGTGTAATTGTACAAGGAAATAGTATCATCTACATGTGTCCTGTCTCAGAGCAGTTTGTGCAAGCACGCGTAACACATTTTACATCTAGTCCTTTTTTGTTAGAATGCGAACCTCCACCGCTGCAACCGTTTAACGCTACAACGCTTGTTTCTTTGTATGATTCAACAACACAAACACTGTTTGGAAAATTACAGATATTAAGCGTGTATTCTATTGTCAAATAAAATAAACATTATAATAAACTTAAATTTACCCGTGATTCGAAGATTAATGGTATTTGTTGCACCGATTGTGGCGGCGCTAATAGATGCGGTGGTCATGGTTGCGGCGGTGATTGTTGCAACGGTGCTGATTGTTGCACCGATTGTTGCGGCGCTAATAGATGCGGTGCTCATTGTTGCGGCGGTGCTCATTGTTGCGGCGGTGCTCATTGTTGCGGCGGTGCTGATTGTTGCGGCGGTGCTGATTGTTGCGGCGATGATTGTTGCGGTGGTGCTGATTGTTGCGACGATGATTGTTGCGGTGGTGCTGATTGTTGCGACGATGATTGTTGCGATGCTGATTGTTGCGATGCTGATTGTTGCGATGCTGATTGTTGCGATGCTGATTGTTGCGATGCTGATTGTTGCGACGATGATTGTTGCGGTGGTGCTGATTGTTGCGACGATGATTGTTGCGGCGATGATTGTTGCGGTGGTGCTGATTGTTGCGGAGGTGATTGTTGCAACGGTGCTGATTGTTGCAACGGTGCTGATTGTTGCGATGCTAATAGTTGCGGTTGTGATTGTTGGGGCGGTGATTGTTGCAATGATGGTAATTGTTGTGGTGCTAATAGTTGCGGTGGTGATTGTTGCAACGGTGCTAATAGTTGCGGCGGTGGTGACAGTCCTCCAAATTGAGATGGGAAAAAGAGTGATTCTTGATGTGCAAACACACTGGATGCAACAACGCGTTTTTTTCGGAGTTCATTTAATTCAACTTGTGTCGAATCTGTAATCGTTGGATGCGTCTTATCGTCAACGGATGCGACGACAATAGTGTCGGGTTTCCATTGACGAGATGCATGTTTTTGTTTGTGTGGGTGATGATGGTCACTTTCGTTACTGGAAGTGTCGGTGACAACTTTTCGGCGTGTGAAGATTTCCACGGAACGTAGCTGTATAATGTCGGGTGTGTAGAACTCCGAATCGCCTTTGACTAGAACGTCTTTGAACACTTTCAAGAACTGAATCTCAACTTGTGGATGAATGTCGGGGGTCTGCTCGGTGAGCCGGTCCATTTCGGCGCGACAAAGGGCAATAAAGTCGAAGCCGCTCATTGTTCTACAGTCCGGTGGCAGCAGCATCTCCACGCGTATATTGCTGGTCAGCTTGCCGTACGACAAGGCTGCCACTCGGTTACCCTCGGCCAGCTCGGACACACGCAAAAAAGACCCGATGGTGGTAATAATCCCCATTAACAGATTCACAATGCCAATCAGTATTGGAATCATCGTTTGATATTCGAGCGGGAAGCTGCTCTGTGCAAAGTTCATGGTTCCCGTCAACGAGGATAGTATGATGACGGGCAGCGTGAACCACATCTTGAGCGAAACATACCGGAGATGCGTCCGATAATGCATCCACCTGTTCGCCGCCGCCATTTCTCCCCACTGTTTCAACAGTTTTTCGTGTTGCGGGTTCCAGTCTTGTGCCGCCCTCGGTTTATTTGCATTTAGCGACAGAAGTGGCGGGCTATGAGTTGTACTCTTATTTCCAATATTCATTTATTACTACTCGTAGATTTTTCAGTGGTGTTATATGGGGCGGTTTAGAGAGTGAGTGGTCAATAGAAATCTTCCGAGTCTACAACTATTCTGTAGTACACGTCGTGTCCTACGGTGAACGAGTAGCGTAGTATCTTTACGACGTCGCCAACGACCAGTCCGAGGTACCGCGCCATGGGGTCGTGTTTCTGTAGTTTGGGGAGGAGATCTTCGGAGGCGTTGAGGCTTTTGAGCAACTCGGTCTTTTCCGTTGGCGTGAGGAGGATGTGGCGTGGCACACGAACGTGGTCGTAGATGTTGTACATGAGTTCATTTTCCGCGAAAAAAGAGATGAACACTTTCTTGGTCTCCAAATCCTTTAGCATCACAATGGCGGGCGCCGTCAAGCTCTCGTACACCACCAAAATGCAATGGGAGCAGTGGTATTTCTGCATCACGGTAATAAAGTTGCGAATAGGGGCGATGCCGAGATTGCTTCTGTCCGTGTCGTTGGGAAACAGCACCACGAGCTTGTTGCCTGTGACAGGGTGCTCCGCGAAAAACGCCAGTTGCGACACGTCGTCGTTGTCGTGCTCGGCGCCCTTGCTTTGCGCATACATGCTGTCAAAAGCGCTGGGCGTCATTGTTGCCACGTCGCTCGGTACAGTGTAGCCGCGAACGCCCAGCATTTTCGTCAGTGTCTGGCGCATGGTGAACAGTCGGCGTGATTGCGCATACATGGTTGCTCGCCCACAAATAAAGTCGTGTAGAATTAAATAGAATTAACTAAAGTCATGTGCGCGCCTTTTTCGCAAAAGTTGAAAAGATATTTCCGTAAAAACAATAAAGTAAAACCTTTTTTGTAACCTTTTTGTTTTGTGGACTTGTTTGTGGCTCATAACATAAACATAACATTACCATGCTCTCAACGGAAGAAGGAGAAATCGTGTCGTTGGAAGATCGTGAACACCTGCTGCTGCGTCCGGACACGCTGTGTGGGAGCACGAAGAACGCCGAACATGTGTGCCATGTATATGTTCAGCATGCTCTGAATGTTCCGTATGTTCGGGGCGCGGGGGAAGAAGAGGAAGGCGTTGCGAAAGCGCTATCCGCGGCGCCCTCCCCGCAGTCTTTAGTGGCGCAGTACACGGTGGTGAAGCGGACGCTGGTGTACGCTCCCGCTCTAAAGAACTTGTTCCAGGAGATTCTCACCAATGCGCTGGACAGACAGTTCCGCGACGAAAAGATGAAGAAAATTGAGGTGTGGATTGATTGCGCGGAAGCCGGCGGCCCGGGGTGGATCCGCATTCGCAACGACGGCCAGGGCGTGCCAGTGGTGTTCGACGAGGGGCGGGCGGCGTGGAAGCCCACCATTGCCTTCTCCCATTTCCGCAGCGGCACGAACTTTGCGGATGACGGTGTTCGGTGGACAGCGGGGCGCAACGGCTACGGGTGCAAGGCGACCAACGTGTTCAGTTCGGTGTTCACGGTGTCGACGGCGGATCCGCGCGCGGCGTTGACGTTTACGCAGACGTTCGACACGAACATGGCGCACGCGTCGGAGCCCGTTGTTCGTCCGCTCAAGACCAAAAAGGGGTTTACGGATGTGTCGTTCTTGCTGGACTTTGCGCGGCTGGGTGGAGGCGATGGCATGAGCGCCGACGTGCGGACGATGCTGGAGGCGACGACGATCGATGCGAGCGCGTGCACGGCGCGGCGCGTTACACTGAGTCTTAACGGCAAGGTGTTGGAGGTGAAGACGCTGAGAGACTTTGCGGGCGTGTTCGCGCCGGCAGCGTTTCCGGCGGTTGCGCTGGATGTGGTGAAGAACGAGGCGCATAACGTGAACTCGTGGGAGATCTGCGCGGTTGCGGCGTCTGATGCATGTTCCGAGGACAACTGCCTGGGGTTTGTGAACTCGCTGCAGTGTTCGCAGGGGACGCACGTGAACTTGGGGTTTGCGCGCATCACCACAGCCGTGGAGGAGTGCATGCGGACGCGGTTGAAAAAGGCGGACTTTACGCTCGCGGTGTCTGTGGTGCGTCGGCACGTGTTTCTGGTGGTGAAACTCCTGGTGGACTCGCCCGAGTTCTCTTCGCAGACGAAGGAGAAGTTGACGACACCGGCGTCGCGTTTTGATTTCAAGTGGCAGCCGTCGGTGGCGTTTATGAAGCAGCTGGCGGCGACGGGCGTTCTGAACCGCATTCACGAGGAAGTGGTGGATAAGGAGTTGGCGGCGGCGCGGCGGTTGATGGGGTCGCAGCCGAAGACGTCGGGGGCTCGTCGCGTGGTGATCGCGGACAAGTACGACGCGGCGACGAATGTGAGCAAGTCGGGGTCGCGTTGCAGCCTGTTGGTGACGGAGGGGGACTCGGCGCGCGCGTTGGCGGTGGCTGGGCTGGCGGTGGTGGGGCGCGCGAACTTTGGCATCTTCGCGCTCAAGGGCAAGCCGCTCAACGTGCGCAACGCCACAGTGGAGTCCATCTCGAAGAACAAGGAGGTGACGACGCTGATCAACATCTTGGGGCTGACGCTGCACAAGGTGTACACGTCTCTGGACGGATTGAGCTACAAAAAGTTGGTTATTTTTTCGGACCAGGACCCGGACGGGGCACACATTGGCGGCCTGATCATCAACGTGATCCACGCGCTGTTCCCGTCGATCCTGGCGGTGGACCCGTCGTATGTGCAGCGTTTCCCGACGCCGCTTGTGCGTGCGACGAGTAAAACCGCGGTGCGCTGTTTCTACGCGAGCGCGCACTACGAGGAGTGGTGGCGCAGCGTGGAGCCGAGCGTGCAGGCGACGTACACGGTCAAGTACTTCAAGGGGCTGGGCACGTCCACGTCGGCGCTGGCGCGTGAGTACTTCTCGGCGTACAAGGAGCACTTGGTGGACATTGTGTGGAACGCGGCGAGCGACGCGCTGATGGTGCAGATGTTCCAGACGGACAATGCTGCGGCGAGGCGCGCGCTGCTGACGACGCACTTCAATCCGGCGAGCTACGTGGACTACACGGCGCCGTCGGTGACGCTGCACGACTTTATCCACAAGGAGGTGTTGCCGTACTCGAACTACAGCAACGAGCGCAACATCCCCAACGTGCTGGACGGGCTGAAGCCGGTGCAGCGCAAGGCGCTGTTCACGCTGTTGTCGAAAAACGTGACGTCGGACGTGAAGGTGGCGCAGGTGGCGGCGCAGATTGCGTCGTGCACCATGTACCACCACGGCGAGCAGTCGCTGGTGGAGGCGGTGATTGGGATGGCGCAGGACCACGTGGGCGTCAGCAACATCAACCTGTTTCGGCCCGAGGGGCAGTTCGGTTCCCGTCTGGATCCGCCGTCGGTGCACAGCGCCGCCCGCTACATTTTTACGGGGCTGGACAGCGTGACGCGCGCGCTGTTTCCGAAGTTGGACGACGACGTGTTGGTGTACAAGGAAGACGAGGGTTTGTCGATCGAGCCGGTTGTGTTTGCGCCGGTGATTCCCATGGCGCTGGTGAACGGCGCGTTCGGCATCGGCACGGGCTGGGCTACGTCGGTGCCGATGTACAACCCCGACGACCTGATTCGTCTGTGTCGCCTGTTTGCTGCGGGGGACGACGCGGGCGTGCTGGCGGGTGCGGCGGCGCTGACGCCGTGGTACTGTGGCTTCCGCGGCACCATTGAGTTTATAGAGGCCAAGGGCGTTTATCGCACGCGCGGATGCATGACTGTGTCGGAGGACTGTTCCCGCATCCACATCACGGAGTTGCCGGTGGGGGTGTGGACGCACTCTTTTGTGGAGGATTTGGAGAAGTTTATCAACGCGGCGCGTAGTGGTGGCAGTGGCAGTGGCAGTAGTGGGAAAGATAAAGAGGAGAAGAAGCGCAAGAGGACGAATTCGTCAGGTGCGGGTATCGTGACGTCGATCGAGAAGCTGTGGACGGACTCGACGGTGGATATGGTGCTGCACTGTGACAAGGAGAAGGTGTCTGCACTGATGGGCGAAGGGCTGGCGGCGTCTGCGCTGTGGTCGGTGCTGGGCATGCAGAACGAGATCCGTACGAGCAACATGCACTTGCACGACGAGGACGGCAAGCTGCGGCACTACGAGTCGGTGGGCGAAATCGTTCGCGAGCACGCGACGTTTCGACTGGCACTGTACGGGCGGCGCAAGCAAAACATGTTGGTGAAGCTGGAGGCGGAAAAGAAGGTGCAGTGCAACAAGCTGCGGTTCGTGTCGGAGGTGATCGCGGGCACCATTTGCATCCACTTGTTCCGCGACGAAGACGCGCTGAAGAGCGAACTTGTTTCCAAGAGCTACGACACGCTTCTCGCCAGCGCGGACCATCCTCGGGCGCCTGATTTTGGGTATTTGATGAACATGACACTTCGGTCGTTGACGCACGCCCGGGTGGCAACGCTGCGGGAGGACATCCGGGGCCTGGAGGAGCGACTGGTCCAGCTGCAGGCGCAGTCGGCCGCGGACTTGTGGTGTGCGGATCTGGACGCGCTGGAGCGGGAGCTGGTGGCGTTTCGCGCGAAGAAAACCAAGCGGTACAGCGCCACCGTTGCTGCAACCAGCTCCACGGCGCGGCCGACCAAACACCGCATTAAAAAACAAAAAGTAGTAGTTGCTGGTGCTAATATTTAAAAACTAAATTTATTTCATTACTACGGGTGTGTGTGGGGTGTGTGTCACCTAATTGCTAGCTAAGAAAAGTACTGACTAAGTGTTATGTTGTGGAGTCGGAGTGTAAGAGGAAGCGCGATAGACCAAGTGGTGGTGGTGCGGCGCTGGACGTGTTGGTGTTGATCTCGGTGTGCGCATCGATGCGGAACCTGTTTTTGACCTGGGGGGCGTGATGCAGCTTGATTTTTTTGGCGGGCGAGGCGGTGATGGGCGCCGCCGCGTCGGGTTCGTCTCTCGAGAGCAGTCGAATGTGTTCTTTGTTTTTCTTGTTTTGGATTTCTTGCACCCAGTTCTCGATGGAGCCGTGCACGTGCAGACGCAGCACATTGGTGACTCTCTTTTGGCCGATGCGGTGCAGCCGGTCGATGGCCTGTTGCTCCGCGGCGAGGTTCCAGTAGGGCTCGAGCAGGACGACGTGGTTGGCGAAGGTGAGGTTTAGCCCCTCCCCTCCGGCGCCGAGAGACGTGAGTAGCACCTGGCACGCGCTGTTCTCCCTGAAGGTGTTGATAATGTCGGCTCGCTCGTCGATGCTGTTGACGCGGCCGTCGAAGCGTCCGTACTGGATGCGCATAAAGTCCAGCAGGCTGGCGAGCATGTCCAGACACGTCGTCCACTGCGAGAACAGCACGAGTTTTGCGGCTGGATCGGCGTCGAACACGGCGGTGAGGTAGTCGGCGAGCACGCGTGTCTTGGCGCTGTGTCTCCACACGAGTCCCTCGGCGTTTCGTGTCGCGGGGAGCATGTTGGCCAGACAGCACGGGCAAAGGATCATGTCCGTGGCGCAGAGATGGCACAGCACGTGTGCACATTGTCGGGTCGCGTCATCGTCCGTGTCACTGTTGTTCTTGCTCCCTCCACTACGAAGCGCACCCCTAGCACCAGGCGCGGCGGTATTGCACGCGTTGCAGATGGTGCCGCCGGTGGGCACGAGTTGTTGGGCGAGCAGATGTATCATGGCGTTGGCGTTGTTGGTGAGCAGCAGCGGGTGGTTGGCGGATTGACGCAGACGCATGATTTTGAGCAATTCATACTCTTGTCTGGACCCGGGCAAGCGCGCACTGCAAATCTCGGCGAGCAGCTCGGTGTCGATGAGTGCTCTCTCGCTGTCGACGAGTGTTTTTTTGGCGGGCGCGGCGGCGTGTTTGGTGTACAGGGTCTTGAGGTGCGCGACCAGTTGTTCCTCGTTGACCTGGGCGCCGACAAAGCGGACGTGGTGCACAATGCTGGGAAGGGACAGCACGCGTTTGTCTTGCAGATTGACGAACATGTTTCGCCACTCCCTGATCTTGTGCTCGTTGTGGCTGTGGCAGCGCCACCACGTGGAGTTGCAGTACGGCGGCACGAGCAGGAACTTGGAGAGCGCCACCAGGTCGGTGACTCCGTTTTTGAAGGGCGTGCCGGTGATGCACCACCGGTTGCGTGCGCGCAGCATGCGTATGGCGCGCGCTGTTTTGGAGCTTTGTTCGCAGATGCGGTGCGCCTCGTCCAGGATGATGCGGTCCCACTGCTGCCGGTGCAGAATGCCGACGGGGTGGCGCGACCGCATGCTTAGGCGTACGATTTCGAAGGTGGTGAGCACCAGGTAGGAGGCGGGCTTGGGCAGTTTGCTGAAGCTGGTGTCGCGCGTGTTCCCGTGGTAGAGCAGGATTTGGTCGTCGTCGAGGTTGAGAATGCGGACGGCTTCGTCGCGCCACTGGGTGATGACAGACTTGGGGCACACGATGATGGTGACTCCGAGCCCCTGCATGGAGATCATGCTGAGCGTCGTGATGGTTTTGCCCAGGCCCATGGCGTGCGCGAGGATGCCGCCGTGCGGCTGTTCGGGCACCATTCGGGTACGTCCCTCGGTGCGCTGCATCCACTGGATGGCGTTGAGCTGGTGCGGGAATAGTGCGACGCCGGTTCTCGCTTGTATAGTGTCGAACACGTTTTGTGTTTGCATCTTCTATATAATGTCACCGGGGTATATTTAAAAGTTGTAATGTCTTTATTCAACCGCGCGCGCCCCCCTCCTCGTGGTTGCATCGCGATGGTAAAAATATTATATTGAGTATATACATAAAAACAGCAGACGTACCAAATGGGTGCTAAACAAGCGAAACCAAAGGCAACTGGTGGTGGTAAGTTTAAGGGCGGTGGTAAGTTTAAGGGCGGTGGTAAGTTTAAGGGCGGTGCCGTCATAAATAGCCGTCCGTGGAACGAGAAAGTGGACCGCGATGAAGGTTTATCTTTACGGAACTTCCCGAACAATCCTATCCCGGCCATACTTCGCGATCTTGAAGGCAACGGGAGCTTGTCGCGACAGTTACAACTTTCGTTCCGGTTTATTGTTCGCGAAAAAGTGAAAAAAATTAAAGAAGATGCACTGGAAATGATCCTTAGCATCGTAACACTTGCGCGTGAGATGAACGCGTCGCTATCACGGTTGGAGGCACAACAAAAACCGGCGAAAGCAACGGATCCTCGGTTCATAACATTTGAGATGACGTACGCCAACCAACAAGAAAACTTCCCGCAGTATTTCGAAAAAATGGAACAGCTCAACGCCGTATACTCGTTATTCAAGGAATACGTATCGGACCGGAAAACAAACTTGCAAGGTGCACAGGACACCAAAGCAAGTTTAGAGGCACAGCTTCCTACGGCTCTTGCGGAGGTGGCTCGTCTGGAAAGGTTGAAGCAGGAGGTGGGGGCGGAAATAACCAATGAGATTGAAGCCGCCAGCGCAGCCGACAAAGCCGGTATAACAACCGCCCTGGATCAGTTCCGTCGGTCTAAAGCAATTAAAAAAGTACAGGCGGCATCCTATCCACAGTTAAAAGTATTAGTGGACCGGGAAAAAACCACAGATTCGGCGTTAGAAATCGCTACTCGCCAGCATGACGACTTGACAACAAAGTTCCGTGAAGCTGATGCCAGGTTAGAGACAGTAAGACGTGCTGACGGCATCAATCCGCAAGACTTGGAACCCCGGGACGTAGCTAGAAGAGGTGCGACAAAAAAAAGCATTAGTGACAGGGCTGTTGAATTCGGGCGACAACTACTTTTAGATGTGGATGATTTTACCCCAAGTGATATTGGTGCTCTTTATTATTTGTCTACCGTCCCGTCAATGCAGCTCGGTTCTGCCTCTGTAAACGTCCTCGGTGATGACAGACTGGATACACTTTGGATAAAAAACAGAGCGAAACTGATTAGAGAATTAAGAGAAGTAAACACACTCAAAGCCTGTAACGAGCCAGAAGTAGTAGACGCGGAAGTAGTAGACGCGGCTGCAGTTCAGCAACAGGGTCACGAGCTGGACGCCTCGAGGTACAAACTGAATGATTATATCGGAACGATCATTTACACGGTGGCGAAATCGCCGGCGGTGTTGATGAAGTCACACTTGAACGTGATGCTCACAGGTCCGGCGGGAGCGGGTAAAACGCGGTTCGCAAAGATAATTGGTAACATTTTGAAAGCGTGTGGGTTGTTGCTCGCCCGGAAAAGTATTGATGTGGTGTCCCGTCCGGATCTGGTCGGACAGTATATCGGCCAGTCGGGTCCTCGCACCAAGGCTCGGCTGATTTCCAACATTGAGAACGTGCTTTTTATCGACGAAGCGTATATGGTCGCCCAGCGGGACAATCAAAAGGGGTGGGACCCGTACTCGTCGGAGGTTATTGGAGAGCTGGTAAATTTTCTGGATAAAACGAAGGGGACGATTTGCGTGATAGCGGCCGGTTACCATGATGCCATGCACGACACTTTTATGAAAATCAATGAGGGCATGCCGCGTCGGTTCCCTTATCAAATCGCGCTTGCAAGCTTCACCCCCGAAGAACTGGTGCAGCTCCTCTGTTATTTTTTACGTGAACAGTACGGCATCAGCAACGCCTTAGATGACGCCGCTGCAGCGTACATGGCCGACACTGTTAGAGACAACATGAACACGCTGTTCAAAAACAGTGCGGGTGACATGGAAAACCTGGCTGGAATAGCTGGAGCCAGACTAGGCATTTTAAAAATACAGAATCCCGCAAAAACGAGCCTCACTGCAGCCGACGTTAAAATCATAGTAAGATCTTATTGTGAACAAACAAAGGGGTTGCGGTGCAGCGAAGAGTCGTTGGCGCCGCCTTTCATGGCCACAACCCTGAAAAGGCAGCGTGTAGCAGGATATGAAAGTAGTAGTGATAGCGATGAACGTAGTAGTGGATATTATGATTATGAACTTAACACGCGGTAGATGCGCTACATGCGCTAGACGCATACGTTGTCCGAGTGGCCGAACTTTCCGCACTTGGTGCACAGCTGCAGCGGGCAGTACTTTTGCGAGTGCGACATGTACTGGCACTGGAAGCAGCGTCCGAAAAAAGAGACGGAGCGCTGCATGTGGTTGCTCTCGTTAATGAGCGGCTCCCCCCAGACGTTGTTGGCCGTGTAGCTGTACGTGCCCGCTACACTGAGCGCGTTAGTAATGGGTTCGCTGCCCATTATCAACTGGTAGGTTTGTTGTATGGTGCAGGGTGGTTTTGCCTTTTTTAACGGTTTGACAGCAGGGCGCGTGCGCGGTGGCGCTCTCCATGCCGGCGGCGCGTGGTCGTGTTGATGTTCCTCGTCAGACGAGTCCGTGCTAGTCAGCACTTCAAACCGGTTGCTGTTTTGTATACCCATTTCTCCCTGAGCGTAGTGCGATCGGTATGACAGCATATATAATATATACTTGTACAGGGTCTTTTTTTAAAGTAGTGTTTGAACAAATTTGTATTACAATGCAACGGATATATTTGAGTGCATCAAGATGAAATGGAATTGTAAAACTGTATCACCAGCGGGTGGGCGACGATCACCGCGGGTTTAAAACTGAGCAGCCGCAGTCCCGCGAGCGAGCGTACGCGCGACAGTGCCACGTACGCCTGTCCGCGCTCGAACACCGATTTGTCCAGCGCCATTTCCACGCAGTCGAGGCTCAGCCCCTGCGCCTTGTGGATGGTGATCGCCCACGCGAGTTGCAGCGGTATCTGGTTGAAGAACACAGAGCCAATGTTGTCCTGTTTGTACTCCCATGAGTAACTCTGGATGACCAGTTCGGCGTCGCCGCGCGCGAACTTGACAATGGGTTGCGGCGGCGCCGTGCCCGAGGTGGCGGAGGAGAAGCCGCAGATGACACCGCGTGAGCCGTTGACCAGACCGTTGGCGACGTCCAGGTTGCAGAGCAGCATGACTTGGGCCCCGACGCGCAGCTCGACCTCTATTTTGGTGGGTGTGTTGTTGTACGCCTGCATGGCTGCCACTTTTTGTTGCAGTTGCGTCACCTTGGCCTGGCGTGTCGTGGAGCTAAGCGCGATCGACGGTCCGTCAATGGAGCTAAGCGCGATGTCCTCTTCGCGCCCTCGTTTGGCTTGCACGGTGTAGCTGAAGTGGCCGGTGTAGACGTGCCCCTCTGCGTCGCCGAGTTCCTTGAGTTTTTCAACGTTTATGAGATCGACGTTGGTGCGGCGCGCGTGCATTCGCGTGGGTTGGATTCCGTTGCGCGCCGCCTCGGACAGGTCCGCGTTGATTTGGCCTACAAGCAAGTCGATGTCGTCCACGGTGCACTCTCCCACCCGTGCGCGCGTCAGCAACTCGTAGTAAGCCGTGTCGCCTGCCTGTCGGAACGAGTACTTTAGATCCACCGTCTGCTGCACGGCCTCGGTCCACGCGCGTGTTTGGAAACAGAAGAGAAGCGTGTCGGGCTGCGGCTCGTTGGTGTTGGCGGCACGCTTGCGCCCGTGTCCCTCGGCGCCTGCTGGTGGCGCGATGACGGGTGGTAGTTGGAAGAAGTCGCCGGAGAGGAGGAGCTGTATGCCGCCAAAGGGCGCGCTGGGTTGGCGCCGGATGAAGCGCGCGACGCCGTCGACCTTGTCGAAGAAGACGGGATCCACCATGGAGATTTCGTCGATGACGAGAAAGTCGGTGCGCTGCCACCGCTGTCTTATTTTGAGGGAAAGGCTTGCAATGAGTTGCGGGAGTGGATCCGTCGCAAGTCCGAGGCCCAGGAACGAGTGCAGCGTAGTGCCGCCGATGTGGTCAGCCGCGGCTCCCGTCGAGGCACACACCGCGACCACTCGCCCCTTGTCCCGCTCGCTGGCTACCACGGAGTTTATGATGAAAGACTTGCCGACGCCGCCGCCGCCCGTGAGGAACACGTTTAGTCCTGCTGCAATATGTTCGGCGACGCGACTCTGCTCGGCGGACATCATTTGGGTGCGCGATTTTTTTAATGCGGAAGGAAGGAGGTGGATTTACCATGAAAGTTGCATTGACTAATGCGTATTAATAATAAAAAGTTTAATGCAAATTTTATTTTGTTTGCACTAGGGTTGTGTGCGCGCATCATAGTTTTGCGAGCATGAACAGCGTGGGTCGGTTTTCGTGGGAGGGCTACTTGTGCAAGAAGAAGATTTACACGTTGGAGAAAATCCAGGACTATTTTTCGGTGGAGAAGCTGCGCACCGTGTTGTTGCCGATCATTACGAAAGACGGCGGTCTGTCGTTGCGCGCGCTGGACTGGTTGGTAACGAACTACGCCAAAAAGTTTCCAGTCATTTACAACATCAAGCCGCCGAACTGTCCGGAAGTGATTGTGAACATCTACCGGTCATACAAAAGCTGGTTGTGGAACCATAAGCGGAAGAACTTTGACCCGTTCAGGCGAGGTAAACGCATCTACTTCCACATGGACAAGCCGACGACGACCACACCCATGGAGCACTGCGCAACCAAAAACGCTGTGATGTATGAGTCAACGGTGGGGCAGCTTAATTTCTTTTTCTGGGCGTCGCGTTACGGCGTGCTGGACTACGCGCAGTTCAACATCAAAAGCATCGAGAAAGACCAAGCGACATCTACCAAACTGCCGCTGGAGCCGTGTCCTGGCGGGCTTCCTGGCGGCGTTTACGTCAAGGGGCCGCCCTCGTCTATTACTAAAAAGAAGAAACGGCGGCAGCTGTCACGCGCCCCTCGCGAGTCTGTCTTTATTTACCCGACAAACATCAAAGTGGTGTTCAACCCGTCAACCGCCATTACCCCAACTGCCGCCACCACTGCCACTGTGCCATCATCTGTCATGCCGCATAGTGTTTCCTGATATCAGTCTAGTCAATAAAACCAGGTGTTAACTAATGGATGGTATATTTTTTTTTCTGAGTAATACAATAAAGGATTCCAGAGGTAAGTAATAATGTTTGCGTGGGTCGTTTCGTTGCCGCAGGTAGTTGTTGCCGTCCATTTGCATATGTACGATTTTTTGCATAGAGCGCTTTTAGTTTTCGAAAATGTAGTGTATAAAACCCATGCGTTGTTGATCGTGCAGCCGCTTAATGTGCTGTACTTCAAAGGGCCCGCCTTTCACGGTTTGGGGTTCTGGGAGGGCATTGCGATGGAAGACATGTGCGCAAAAATATCACCGGGCACATCATCACAGTTCTGGATACTCAACACCTACCACTGTGAGGTGTTGATGCAACAACGCTTCTACGCCTTTCTAACAGCAATCCAGTTTTTCGTGTACGTCTTTTACTTGTATCGAATGCTGTCGTGGCTTAGTTTCCGCGTGCTCATTATCAACCCCACATTGAACCGGCTGGAACGAATCGCGCATTCGTCAAGCTTGAAGACATACTAAAAATTTTTGTGATTCATACACAAAATTTTTGTGATTCATACACACGTGTATGTTTGTTGCTGATGCTGCGTTTTGTATATAACAATTAAAAGCACGCACGCAAGCATGGGAGTCAAGGGGTTGTCCAAACTGCTACGAGACAAACACCCCGAGTTGTTCAACACCAGCTGCACATTAAGCGACTACGCCGGAAAACGGTTTGCCATTGACGTGTCCATTTTCCTGTACAAATTCTCGTACTGCAAAGAGCTGGACGACGACTACAACTTTCTGGACAAGTTCGTTTGTCAATACCGCATGCTGCAACGTTACGGCATAAGATGCGTGTACATATTCGACGGCGCGGGTGAGCATGTGGGCAAGGAGCGCGAGCGCGCCAAACGCCGCGTGCAGACGACACGTGCAACCGAGTTGCGCGAGAACAAAATAAGCGTGCTGACAGAGTCGCTGGCGAAATCCGTCGCGCAAGTGGCGTCGGCGTCCGAACTGCAAGTGGCGTCGGCGTCCGAACTGCAAGTGGCGTCGGCGTCCGAACTGCAAGTGGCGTCGGCGTCCGAACTGCAAGTGGCGTCGGCGTCCGAACTGCTAGCGTGTGTGCGCGAGACGGAGCAGGAGATCCATCGGCTGCGCACCGCCGTGACCGTGGTGAAGCCCATACACTCGGTGAATTTGAAGGCAATACTGGCTGCACACTCGATACCCTTTTACGAAGCGACGGGAGAAGCGGAGAAAGCGTGTGCGTGGTTGGCGGTGCAGGGGTCGGTAGATGTTGTAGTTAGTGAAGACTACGACACACTGGTTTGTGGCGCTCCCGTGCTACTGCGCAACCTGGGCTCCAGTAGTTACCCCCTGTTGGAATTAAAGTTGAGCGCCATTCTGGAGGCGCTGCAGTTGTCGTACGTGGAGTTTGTGGACTTTAGCATACTGTGCGGAACCGACTTTAACACGTCGCTACCGAAGATTGGACCTGTAAACGCACTCAAGAAAATGCGGGAGCATCGCTGCATTGAAAATGTGCTACAATCGGAGCCCGCCATCGCATCCAATGCGGCTGTCATGAGCACCTTCTCCTTTGAACTCGCGAGAGCCAAGTTTTTGGACAGCAGCGACCAACTCACATCCGCGTTTGTGCAGTGCAGTACCAGGGATAATGCAGACGACGCAACCGCGGCGCGCGATCAGGCGGCGATGGACGTGTACGACGAGTACGCGATGGATAGCGAAATGCAGGATTTATATAGGCGAGTGGATGAGCGTCTCTTGGTATGAATGAACTTAGATAGATTGAATTAGCGTTGTTTATTGTTTTTCACAAAGTCGAGAAACAGTTGCAGTTCCGGCGTGGGGGACAGCGGCTGTTTGGCGTCCAAGACATAGGAGAACGTGTTGTCCGCAATGTCCGACACGTTGTCGTAGCGTAATTCAATACACATTTTTCCATTAAGTCCCTGGGCGTTGACTGTCTCGTTCATCTCGGCGAGGAACGGGTGGATGCCGTTGTTTTGCGCACTTTCATTTAGTGCTGCCAGCGCCGGCGTATTTTCTTCAGCTGCGACGCTCGTGTCCAGCAGCGTCAAGTCCAGCACGCGGTGATGCGGCACATAATGCAGCAGTATAACATTTTTGACATTTTCGCGCTCGATTTCCTGTACCTGCGAAACTTCATCCACTGCCGTACCGCTACAATCCAGGGAGTTTATGATAACCATCTTCAGCAAAATGCTGATGGCTTTAAACGCTGTGGTTTGCATGGGCAGCGCGTGGTTCACCACATGCGCCGCGATGTACTGGTTGTTATGCTCCCACACATAAACGTAACTTTTGCACGCACTGGACGGTGGCGCATCGTGGTCGGTGGGTGTAGTACCGTTCTCGCTAACACTATTACGCAAGGTCAAAGCACTGCTCATGTTTGGTTTATTGTTTTAGAATAAATTGGAATGTTTTCAAATGTTTGAACTAGTTGTATGTGGGACTGTAGAATGTGGAGCTCATACATGGCACGGGACATAAAAAAACAATTCTCCGGTGGTGCCTGGATGCGGCAGCGTGGTCGACGATTCCAGCGACTCGGCGTCCATGGGCAGCAGCTTTCCGCCGGGAGTCATGTCGTCATGAAAATACCACTGCGACTCGCTGTTCTCCGCGAAAGTGACGTAATGGCCGTTGCTGGTGTTGGCGCCCAGGTGGCACACAACGGCTACTAAGCGATAATATTTGCCGAAAATGTTTAGCACCCACTCGCGCAGCACAAAGTCAAACACGCCGTAGTCAACAGTGGCGTTTTGTTTTTGCCGCACCGTGCGCCGCGTGCGGGCATCGAAAAAGGTTACCAGCCGAGCCACTTCAATGATTAGCACGGGGCACGACAGTAGACGCGTGGCATTAATCTTCACGAGCACCTCGCCCTCATAATCGTCGCCCGTACTCTCCAGGTGCGGCAACAACTGGCGCGATATGAGCACGCGTTTCGTGACGTCGTCGTCGTCCGCGGACAGCTGGCACAGGAAGATGGAGCTCGTCTCCGGCGGGTTGATGCGCCGCCTGTCACCGTGAATATTTTGCAGCAAGAAAGAGGTCTGCGTCGCGTCGCGCATAAACATGGTGCGCTCGCCAACATCTTCTGCGCTGGTCAACGTGTCCGCGTTCGCGTGGTTCCATTTGTGACTTATGGGTGTCACCATCCACACATTGACGAGCTGTTTCAAATCGTCTTTGATGTCCACGGTTTCCTCGCGGCGCTTCATGAGCGTTGTACTGGTCTGGAAGGTGGTGAGCGTGTCGCGGATGGCACAACTTGCAAAGAGGTGTCGCACAAAGTCCACTGCAGAATGGGGCGAATGGTTGGAGAACTCTGCGGCCGACAACATGAGCTCGCGTCGAAACGCCTGGCACTTCCACCCCCTTCTTGCGATTTTAAAATGCTCCATCTCGTTGAACAGCGCTCGAGTTAGACTAGTGTTGGTGGACAATGGTCCAAACAACATGGTGGTAAAGTAGTTGTTGTACGACGGCAGAAACAGCGCCACGAGCACTGCATCAATATAACAACTGGCTTGAAAGTTGATGAATGCAAACATGTGTGCGGAAATTGGTATAATATATAATGAATGTCCCCGTGACTATTTTTGCGCCGCCCCTCTTTGTGTTTTTTTATTGTTAATAATAACTATGGCCATGACACCCACCAGTACCAGCAGCACGAAAAGCAACAGCGCGTACACCACCACCGCCGTAGTAGACGTGGGGGACGTAGTAGACGTGGTGGACGTAGTAGACGTGGTGGACTTGGCGGGGCACCATGCGTACGACGTAAAATAAAGGGGAGCGGCGCTTGTCATGTCCTTGTCGTGTCGAGCCAAATGGTGCTGCAAATATTTGCCCTGGAGCTCGCGCGACCCGGCGAGTTGGTTGTTCACAATGGTGTTTGTCGCCACGTTGCCGCCGGTGGCGCGCATTATGCCGCACTCCTTTTGTGCGACGACACACGCGCCGGTGTACATGCACTTGGCGGGCCTGTCCGCGGGGCACGTGGTGAACTCGTTGATTTGTGGAATCTTTAGCGCACTGCGTGGAGGCAGTGTGAACTCGTACTCGCTGCGCACATCGGGCAACGAAACGAACTTGCCGGCATCCAGCGCCATGAGAGTCTGGGTGTTGATTTCGTAGCGGATGATGCTGCACATCTCTCGATCTTTGAGAAAGGCCGGCGTTCCCAGTGCACTAATGACCTGGGGGTGCACTTTGGGCATGCCGCCCACCACGTTGGATTCGATGGCGGCGGCGTTGGTGCCGCGCAGCATCATGAAGTACCCGTTGTTGCCGTAGTTTTGCAGCTCTTGTGTGGTGGCACCCCACGAGTTGGCGATGATCCAGAAGCGAGTGCCCTGCATGTCGCCCCAGCCGATAATTTGAATGGCGTGATTACCCATGACGGGGTTGTTGAGGTCGTCAGGTTTGCCGGGCACATAGATCTGCGCGACGCCAACCAACGACTGCTCTAGCAGCCCCTTCCAGTAGGTGAAGAAGTCTTGTGTCACCTGGAAGCCGGAGGACACGGGTCCGTTCTTCCAAATCTCCTGGCGGATGTTGGCCTCGCTGCCGCCGCTCTGAGAGGGCGTGCCGGCTACGATGTAGGAAATGGCCGTTTTGAACAGCCACGGCTGCTCCTCGGACGCGTCGTCGCCGCCCTCCTTGGTGGGGCACTCCAGCATCGGACACGACACGTGCGTTCTTGTCTCTGTCATGTCGCCGCCCTCCTTGGTGCGCACGGTGCCCGTCCGTAAATCCGTGTTGCTCTCGCTTGTAGGGTCCCAGTCGCCGAGCGCGTCGTACTTCAAGCACGCCGCTGACACGATTCCGTTTAAATTGAAAAACCAGTACGCGTCAACAAGCGAGCCGCCTGTGCAGCCGTAACTGACGTCTTTGGTCGTGGAAAAGGTGTCGCGCGCACAGTACAGCATGTAGGCGGCCGAGAGCGGCTTGACTTTCTGGTTGCGGATGATGGCGAACCGGGAGGAAAGGGCTTGCGTGGACGCGATGGCCCAGCAGGAGCCGCACGTGCCCTGATTGATAATGGGACTGAGGAAATCCGCAAACTCTTGGCGAAAGTCGAATGTTGACGGCGGCGGTGTCACTGCGATCGTGTTGCACAGCGACGCGTTCACAGGAATAACACTGAGGGCCACCACATCGGCGATGCCCGTCGCGTCCGGCGTTGAAATGAGCTGTGTCTGGTCGAGCGGCGGCACGCGGAAGCGTTTTTGTGTTTTTTGGCCGACGGTGCTAGTGCTGGTGTAGGTGAACGTGTGAGACGACATTGCTGTTTTTTTTATATCTTCGTGTAGAATAAATATATAGCAGTACTTTCTCCGATGGCTTACGTTTACCCCGTGTCTGATTACCGCCTCTCCAATTCCAACGTTGGTAGTTATAGGCAAGCGGTCGGACCGTTTGCGCCCAGCACTGCGGCCGGTTACGGCAACCCGGGCGGCATTTCGGTGGGGATGCTGGAGAACCAGGGACTGGCGCGCCAGCAAGGCAGTGTGCTTGTGTACGAGGTCATCCCCAACAGGGCGTCGGAGCTGTGGGCGATGCGTAATCCCACAGTGGTCTACATCGACGAGGATGATGCCGCGTCCGCTCGCCCCCGCATAAACAGCTCCACGCTGGGCAACGTCCAGTCCAGCGATGGCTTCACCAGCTACAACGGCATGGCCAAGCGGGCCGCGTCGTACGGTCACTACCGGTGAGTCATGTGCCTTTAATTTTAATAGTGTGCCGCCACAAACGTGCCTTGACGAGTAGCACCACACTCCACAAAGTGCGTGGGCCGACAGCACTTTGGCGCAGGGGAAGCGCGGTGGGCCCATAACCCACAGGTCGTTGGATCGAAACTAACAAGTGCTACATTTTTTGCGACATTGTGGCGACTACTAATTTTTATTGTCCACCTTTAATAAACTTGGAAATGATGAGGCTTGCGCTCTCGTCCAACTTCCCCATGCAAACCCAAAAAACAAAAAACGGGGAGTACACGACATTGCCGTGGGAAGGTGCTGTGTGCGCCATGTGTACGTCGGAACTGGATTGCCGCAACAAAGACGAGTTCTGCAACATCAAAGGGTGTTGTGAAAAAGGGGAGTGCGCGACAGACGCCGATTGTTTGACGATTGCCTCAACTAACCCGTACTACCGAGTGCCCGGGGTCGACTCGTACGGGTACGACCTTAACCCGATGCACCCACAAGACAACGAAACGGTGTTGCGCGCGGCGTGCGACACCAACAAGGATTGTGTGGCCTATAACTCGTACGGCATGATCAAGTATGGGCTGCAGCCGACGCCGTTATGGATCAGCCAGCCACCACTCCCCGGATTAAGTCCGTGGGCACTGTATGTCAAGAAAAACGCGCTGCTGGAGAAGAACCCGCACGTACTGATGACAAACACCATCAAAACATACTGCTCCAAAGATGCCAACAAAATCAACCAAAGGAGTGGCGACGCGACCAACCGGTTGAGCGACCGCGATATCACCGGCGTCTGTCGGCAGTGTTTGGTGTGTGACGCGGACACGGACTGCCCGGAAGCCACCATGTGTGACCTGGAAGCGAAGTGTTGCGTAAACAATCCGTGCTATACAGCTACACCCGAAAAGGGCGCATGGGTTGACGGCCACTACTCGCGCGACCCGCAGTGCGACTGCCCGGCGGAGAAACCATACTGCTGCTTATCCAACTCCTCCGACATCTACTCGGCCTATTGCTCGGCGACCAGCTGTGCGAGCATGGACAAACTTAAGGCGTGCGCGTACATTTGCGAAGATCCGCACCAACTGTTCGACGCGGTAATATGTAAAGCCAACCAGCGCTGCTGCAACCAGAGTGAGGGCGCGCCGGCCTGCTGTTCCCCTGGATCCGACTGTGGCGCGCAATCCAACGCGTGCATGGCGAACCAACCCATGGTGAAGTGTGCGGCCACTGCTCCATTCGCGGACGTGGACTGCTTCGCCAGCCAAACGTGTTGCAACGCGGACACGTCGGCGCCTCCTGTGTGCTGCAGTAACGTGCTTCAGACCTGCTCACCCAGGGGCAACGCCTGTTCTGCTAAAACAAAGCAGCAGTAGTACTAGCTCGCGATAAATATACACGACACCCACACCACACGACATGTAATACTTAAACGTAGTTTGTTCCATTTAAACGTAGTTCCATTTAAACGTAGTTATCCCAGTTCGGAACGGTTCGTCCGCACACGCCACTGCCGCAATAAAGACTGGAGCTGTCACCGCACGTTTGAATAGAGGCTTCCGGTAGTAACCTCCCTGGAATATTGCTGTCGACAATGTCAAGGTCTAAAACGACGCAGCATGATTCAGGCTTGCAGTCAGCTGTTGTCTTGCATGGCTGCGCGTATTTTATACAGACAAAGCCCTTGGAGCAAACTCGGTGTGGGCACGTTTGAGGATGCGTGGTATTCATTTGATTGTACGCGTAGATTTTAGTACGTCGCTTTTTATTTGAAAGACTTTGCCTACAACTTAGTTTAATAACAACTCATCGATGCTTTTAATAAACGCGTAGTTGTCCTCCACTTTGGATTTTATTGTTAACACCCCTCTCGGTGTCCGAACTCTTTTCGACGTTAATGTTTTTCTTGTCGACGCGTCTTTCCGAAGTTTTTGGGTTTTGCGGTCTTTGTCTTTGCCGCTGTCTTTAACACCAGATCTTTTTTGTAATGCCTTGGTTTTTAAAGTCACCGGAACAATCAGGGGCACCGCCTTCTTCTTCTTTACAACTGTCGAGACCTTCACGGCCGTGCCCACGCCCTCGACGGCATCCACGGCATTCACGCCCTCGACACCCGCCGATGCATTAGCGGTCTCAACTGTGACGGCTGCCTCCGCTTCATCCGCATGTATTGCCCCGCGTCGTGTCGTTTTTAAAACATGTTGATTAAAAAAAGCATCCATCGTCTCTATTTCGGTTGCTATTTCGTCAATGGGCTGAACTGGTAGAAACAACGAAGTCATTATGTAAAAAGTATCGCCGTGATTATGAATAAATGATAAGCGTCCAAACCGTTCGTTTAAAAACTAAAAAAAGAGTAAACTTTATTTAAAATAGTTTGTAAGAATAAAAAAAACAAAACACCCGGCATCCCCATGTACGTACGCACCGTGACCGACTGTAACCGACATTTGTAATCAACGTTCATACGTATTGTTCGTTACCTTCTGTGCGCTGTACATGACGGAGGCACGGACGGATCCGGAGGCACGGACGGATCGGGAGGCGAACATCCGCGCGCGCACGCAAGAACATGAAGAATGGCACAACCCAAATATAAAGGTAAATAGTTCGATTCTGCTCGTTAAAACTGTGACGATTCCTTGTTGTAGCGTGCAGACACCCTGTTTCCATGTCTTTTTCTATGTTACGAGGTGGTAGGGCTACAAGGTAGCGAAAATTTCGAATACCAGGCGCACCTCCTCTCCTCCATCCAAGCGAAGACGGTTCCAGCCAAGCCTCGAGACACATCAAGAAGACATCCACCCCCCAAGTGAAGACTCAAAAAGACTCGATACCGACGAAGACTCAAGAAGACATCCACCACCCCAGTGAAGACTCAAGGCGCACCTTCTTCTCCCTCATCCGTCCAGCGAGGCGCACACACATTATCTCTCCTCCATCCAACGACGACTCGTGGCGACCGTCCCTCCCCATTCAAGCGAAGACCCATCGACCCAGGTAAGATTATGAAAACGTGTGTTTATTGTGCTGTTGTGCGCGTGTGCTAATTGTCTTTTCAAAACAAACCCGCCACCCAAGGTTTAACCACCTTGGGTGGTTTTTTTTTTGCATTTTTTTTGTATAAACAAGTGGTATTGTCTATTTATTGAACTTTTTCGGGTGGCGGTCGTGAATCGTTGTTGGCCTTTCCGTCCGCGGGCGCTGCTGTGGTAACAATTAAACTTGCTTTCTTTTTTTTGTTCATTTTCATAATGGTAAAGTACAGAAAAACTACCGCCAACATCACAAGCGCTACTTTAAACTTCCACGCATTTTTGGTCGTGAACACATTTTTGGGGGGAGTGTTGGATTTGGTAACACTTACGGCACTCTCGATAACGACTGGTGCTGGGTTCATCGGTGACGGGTTTATCTAGTACTCGGTTTATTAATTTGTGCATAAATTCAATTTATTGGTTTTTTCGAACGCCTTTTATTCACGAGCACTGTTGCAACACGATGGCATCTTCCGCCATCCCCTCGTTGTTGCTCGCCACTCGATCCACATAGATCTGTTGCGCCATTTTGTAAAAGGGGTGCTCCCCATCTCCAACCATCTTGCCGATTTCCTGCACTATGTTTTCCAGGATGAGCACGTGGTGCTCGCGCTCCTTACACAAAATTGCCACCAGCGGCGTCACAACTTTGTTGCAGCAGTACACCAACAACTCCTGCTGCTTTTTTTTGTGTTCCTCTCCGCGTCGTTGCTTCAACATCTGGTTTTCATTCTGCATTTCTTTGATCACGCGGTTGTGCTGCAGTATTTGTTTGACATCCAGCATCAGTTTGTTCGTGTTGGCCACTTCGACGTCTCCTATGATGTTTTCCATCATGGATATGAAGCCAGGCGGCATGTTAGCCACAACAGCCTCCATGTAGATGTTCAACAAATCGTAATTTTCAGCGCACCTGTTTGTCTGAAGTTTGTTCACGAGTGTTTTGCTTACTTGGCGGTACTCGAGCAAACGCGAAGACGAAGACGACGACATATTTTATTGACGTGGGGTGTGTTTTACTTATTTAGCTATAAAATAATACATTACATTAAATAACCGCATGAAACAATACACCATTTATTTAGCCACACACCCCGATTGTCGCACCAGCACCCTCATGTTCAGATCCATTGCTGTACCGCTTATAATGCACCCCAAAGGATGGACCAAGTTCGACAAAGTCGCATTTGTTATCGCACCAACGGCACGCCCCGTGCGCCCGCGAGGCCGGCTGAACATCATTATTGAACTAACACCGCAGCACATAATGAATTCCCTGTTTCCCGACTTTGCGCAAAAACGATTATCAGTGTGCAACATGGACACCCGTGAAATTTTTATCAACGAAGCACGGTGGCACCGTGAGTACAACGACGACCGATCAGAGCTGTCTCTCCCGGCTTACCGCGCGTACGTGCTCAACCACGAGATCGGCCATGCACTCGGAATCGGGCACACCAAATGCCGCAAGAAGGGCGCTCCAGTACCCATTATGGTGCAGCAAACCGTGGGGTTGCACGGATGCACCCCAAACCCCTTCCCGTAGCGCTTGCGACTCCACCGCTAACAGACCTTCCGCTAGCAGACCTTCCGCTAACAGACCTTCCGCTAGCAGACCTTCCGCTAACAGACCTTCCGCTAACAGCAGACCTTCCGCAAGGAAGATAACGTAAAAAATAAAAAATAAAATACTACCGCGGTAATGTGCACGCTTCTTGTTGGGGTGTATTAGTTTTAGTTTGTGTCTCCATGACAACGTGTGTGTCTTTACTCGAAACTGTTCCGTCGCTCCGCGTCACTGACATCCAATTTGGACTTTTGAATCCGGAAATAGTGAAACGCCAGTCGGTTGTGCACGTCACCAAGACAACACTGTACGTGCGCCAGCTCCCGAGTTTTGGTGGGTTGAATGACCTGCGCATGGGCACATCCGACCGCCGTTTGCCGTGTGGTACCTGCAAGAACGATGTGCTGAGCTGTGTCGGTCACTTCGGCCATATTGAACTGGCAGCGCCCTTGTATCACGTGTCCATGATTAACATCGTGGTGAAAATTTTGCGGTGTGTTTGTTTCTTCTGTTCGCGGCTGCTCATCGACTGCGCGCACGACCCGCGGGCGAACGACAGCCGATTCCAAACTTGCGACCCAAAAGACCGGTTGAACATGATGGTTAATTTATGTAAAACCAAACACTTCTGCATGCACTGCAACGGGCCGCAGGCGAAGTACACGCAAATCCGCGCGTCGTGTCAAATCAAGACGGAGTTTCGCGCCAAGGACAAGTTCGAAAGTGAGCAGGAGTTCGAGTTCGCGTCTCGTCCGTTCACCGCCGCCATGGCCCGCGCCATCCTCAAATTTATCCCAGACGACGAAGTAGAGCTGCTGGGTATCAACCACGTGTACGCGCGACCAGAATGGCTTATCCTCACCGTTCTACAAGTGCCCCCACCCATTTCGCGCCCGTCGATCATGGCCACCGACGGTAGTCGTGCGCGCGGCCAGGACGACATCACCCTGAAACTTCAAGAAATAATCAAGGCCAACCTTGTGCTAGAAACGGCCATTAGCACCGCTGGCACCGGGACGCAACCCTTCTTCATGCGGCCGCTGACCCCCGCCATCAAAAACGCGTGGGAAGTACTGCAGCAGCACCTCGTGCAGTTCATGCACCATGACTCGCTTACAGGCGCGCCCGCGGCCACGGGCAACGGCAGCCAGCGCAGCAACCGGCCGCTAAGACTTGTTCCTGCGCGTCTCAAAGGCAAAAAGGGGCGGTTCAGAGGCACACTGGGCGGCAAGCGCGTCGATTACTCGGCACGCACCGTCGTGTCGCCGGCACCAACGTACGATATTCACGAGGTGGGCGTGCCGCGCATCATCGCGCAACACCTGACGTACCCCGAGCGCGTGAACGAGCGAAACATGGCGGAGCTGCAGCAGCGTGTGAAGAACGGGCCCGACCACCTGTTCGGCGCTGCAGGTGTGGTGATGCACGACGGCACGCTGCTAGACCTGACGCTGTACAAGGAGCAGCATAAGAGCCACGACTTTAAGCTGCAGACGGGGTGGGTGGTGGAGCGGTATTTGCGCGATGGCGACTGGGTGTTGTTCAACCGCCAGCCGTCGCTGCACCGCATGAGCATTATGGCGCATCAAGTGCGCATCATCCAGGACAAGACGTTTCGCCTGCCGGTTTGTGACACGACGCCGTACAACGCGGACTTTGACGGCGATGAGATGAACCTGCACGTGTTGCGCACGGTGGAAGCAGTGGCGGAAGCGCAAGAGCTCATGTGTGTGCGCACGCAGCTGATCTCGCCGCAGTCCAACAAGCCGATCATCGGGCTGGTGCAGGACTCGCTGGTGTCGGTGATGCTGCTGACGGAGAGGGACACTTTTTTAACGCGCGAACAGATCATGCAGATGGTGATGCCCATCAAGTACCCGCTGTTCGTGGATCCGCGCATGCCGGGACAACTAAACCTGCCGCCGCCCGCCGTGCTGAAGCCGCGCCCCCTGTGGACGGGCAAGCAGCTGTTCTCGCTGCTGCTGCCGGTGTTCTCGCTGCAGATGGTGGTGCGCAGCGGAACGGCGGACGGCGTGGAGGTGGCGAAGGGCGGCGTGCTGGACATGCAGGAGCGGTGCGTGGTGATCCGGCGGGGTGTGCTGTGTGCGGGCTCGCTGTGCAAGAAGAGTATGGGCACGTCGGCCGGCGGCATCATCCACGTGCTGGTGAAGGACTTTGGCAACCACGTGGCGGCGAACTTCATCAGCGACGCGCAGCGCATACTGGTGGAGTTCATGCAGGTGCGCGGTTTCAGCGTGGGCATTGGCGACTGCATGATGCAGCGGGAGACGCACGACAAGGTGAACGCGTCCATCGACCGGTGCTTGGCGTACGGCGACAAGCTGCTGGCGGGCGCGAGTCGCAGCGACAAGTTGCCGGTGCTCATGGAGGGGTGCATGACGAAACTCATGACGGGGGTGTTGAACCGCGCGGGGGCGGTGGTGCAGCAAGATCTGGCGCCCACGAACAACGTGCTGACCATGGTGCAGTCGGGCGCCAAGGGGTCGGCGGTGAACATTGCGCAAATTCTGGGGTGCGTGGGCCAGCAGAGCGTGGAGGGCGGCCGCATCGCGCGCGACGTGAACGACCGCACCCTGCCGTGCTACGCGCGCGGCGACACCACGGCGGAGTCGCGCGGCTTCGTGGCCAACTCGTACGGCACGGGGCTGACGGCGCAGGAGTACTTTTTCCACGCCATGGGGGGGCGCGAGGGGTTGGTGGACACGGCCGTCAAGACGGCGTCGACGGGCTACATCCAGCGGCGACTGGTCAAGGCCGAGGAGGGGCTGCAGGTGCGGTACGACCACACGGTGCGCAACACCAAGGACCAGATCGTGCAGTTCTACTACGGCGGCGACAGCTTCGACGCGGTGTACGTGGAGAAGCAGACGCTGCGCACCTTCACGCTGTCGAACCAGCAGCTGCGCGACGAGTACGCGTTCACGTGGCCGGAGCTGCAGGGCTGCTCCGCCGCGCCGGCTGAGTCGTGGCCCCAGTGGGAGGCGGCGGTGCGACGCGAACTGAGCCAGCTGCGCGCGGACAGGGATGCGATGCGCGCCGCCAAGTGCAAGCTGAACAACGCGCCCGACGCCACGGTGTTCGTGACCATTTGCGTGCAGCGGCTGCTGGGCACGGCGGTGACGCGGTTCGGCGTGGCGCGAGGGGCCGTTAGCGACGCGGTGCGCCCCGGCCAAGTGACGTGCTTGATGCGCGCGGCTTACTCGAAGATTGGGGCGATGCGACGCGGTACGGCGACGTTCACGACGCTGGCGTACCTGCGCTCGCTGCTGGGTCTCCGCACGTTGCTGCTGGTGCACCGGCTGCCCGTGGCGGCGGTGGCGTGGTGCGCGGAGCAGGTGGTGCACATGTACCGCAAGTCGTTGACGGCGCCGGGGGAGATGGTGGGCACGCTGGGCGCGGCGTCCATTGGCGAGCCGTGCACGCAGATGACGCTGAACACGTTCCACACGGCGGGGGTGGCTGAGAAAGCGGTGACTCTGGGCGTGCCGCGGCTGAAGGAGCTGATCGACACGTCGCGCAACATCAAGACGCCGTCGGCCAGCATTTTCTTCGAGCACCCGTACAACTCCAATGAAAAGATGAGTGCGGCGTTTGGGGCGGCGCTGCAGTACACGTTGCTGAACCGCGTGGTGTTGACGAGCAGCGTGCAGCTGGACAGCGACATGTGGGCGACGACCATAGTGGAGGACCGGCCGTTTGTGGATGCGTACAGCATGCTGTACCGCGAGTGCCGTCCGACGACGACGCCGCCGCCGGTGTACACCAAGTGGTTGATTCGGTTCGTGCTGGACCGGGAGGTGTTGGCGAGCATCCACCTGGATGTGCAGCACGTGGCCAGCGCGCTGCAGGCGTACATGGGCGACACCGCGCAAATCATGTGCTCCGAGGTGAACATGTTGAACTGGTGCATTCGGCTGCGCATCGACGACCTGGACGCGCTGCTGAGCGACACGGACGGGGGGATCGACGAGGAGGAGCGGTCGCAGCTGGAGTACGCGTCGCTAAAGACGATTCATGACTTTTTGTTGGACAACATGCCGGTGCACGGCGTGCCGGGTCTGGGGCGGGTGATGGTGCACCAGCAGGACGTGGCGCAAGTGGGGGCGGACGAGCAGCTGGTGCGGGTGAAGGAGTGGATGGCGGACACGGACGGCACCAACTTGCGCGCGCTGCTGGGGGTGCAGTTCGTGGATAAGTGCCGCACGATTAGCAACGACATCCACGAGGTGCTGGACGTGCTGGGCATCGAGGCAGCGCAGCACGTGCTGATGGACGAGATCCGCGCGGTGCTGTCGTTCGACGGCGCGTACGTGAACGAGCGGCACCTGCAGCTGCTGGCGGATGTGATGACGCTGTCGGGCACGCTGACGGCGATGACTCGGCACAGCATGCACAAACTGGGCGGCAGCACGTACCACCACGCCAGCTTCGAGGAGACGCAGGACGTGCTGATCAACGCCGCGGCTTTCGGCACGCACGACAAGATTAGCGGCGTCACGGAGAACCTGATGATGGGCATGTTGATGCCGGGCGGCACGGGCTGCTGCGACGTCATCCCCTTGCCCCGTGGTGGTGCTGGTGGTGCTGATGGTGCTGATTGTGCCGATGATGGTGCAAGTGCCGAGTCCGCTGTGCATGTGCGACCCATGACGTTTGCGTTACCCGTGGCAGTGGAGCCCATGTTCGACGCGTGCCGGTTCGTGGCGCCTCTTGGTGGGGAGGTGGCGCCTCTCGGCGGGCGTCCATACCAGGTGGCGCCCCTATTTGAGCCCCAACAGCACGCGCACCCCGCCGCTCGGCACAAAGCGCGTGCTGGTTTTAGTACACCACATGCTGATTACAGTACACCGTCGTCCAACGCCGTTGCTGGTGTTAATCCGTCGAGCACGGGTGGTACTACTACTACACACAACCGTCGCGGCACAAACTTCATTAACAGCACGGCCCGCTCCCTCCTGCAGTTCGTGCCACTGAGTCCCAGCAACATCACGATTACGAAAGAGTTCCGCCCCCTTTCCCCGCGCAACATTTAAAGCATCGCGCACCGACCCCCCCCCCGCTTAAATTAGTATAGTATAATAACATTTTTTTATTTATTGTTGTTTAGTGGTATTACATAACTAACAATCTGAAACAAACATGTATAGTATAATTAATAGATAACAAGAAGTTTAAAAACTGTTAGGCGTCAGTGAGGGGGGTCGGTAGTTAGTGCGGGTGTTGCTGGATTTGTAGGTACTCGACAGTTTTCGTTACGTTGTGTGTGTACTGATTAATGTTTCGCTGGAAGTCCGCTGCGATCTCGTCAAAGTCCCGCAGGCTGGAAGGGTTGTTTTTTGTCTGGAACGCGACCACGGCTCGTAATGTTCGAATCGCCTCCACGATCTGGCTGCAGTAGCCCGCCACAAGTCGGGGGTGCGACATTTTGGGCTTAATTTCTTCGCGACACAACTGGACGTAGAGGTTGATGACGTAGGACCAGTTGAGCAGCAGCTGGGCGTAACTCTCCTCGTCGAACCGCGCGTATAACTTGAAGCGTTCACATAGCACCCGAATCTCGGGGTCGGAAGCCAGCAGCTGGTTGGCGTCGGCGCTGATCTGGCGAAAGGGCGTTGTTTCGGGCGCTGTCGGCAGCAACTGCTTGCCTACCCACCAGCACAGACCGATGCCTGCTCCCACCGCCGCCCCCTTGATGGCTTTGTTCACCAAGGGCTCCATTTGTAGCTTTTGCAGCGCATTTTCCATTGTGTTTGTGTTGGGGTTTGTAGTCGAGTAGTAAATTACAAAAAGCAACGCGTGCGTTTTGTTAGTTGCAAAAGAATATAATAACAACTTCCAGCTTTAAATTTTCCGCATCACGCCACACTGGAAGTAAAAAATGTCATCGGCAAAACGCCACGTCCGCGTCCCTGGCGTCGCGTCGCGCAAGTCGAACGACAGCTTCATGGCGACGTTGTAGCTTTGCACCTCGCGTTCATCCTCGGCCAACGCCACCGTTTTGAAAAACCCTGCCTCCATTTGATGCACGGGGAGATCCACGTGGAGCCATGTTTGGTTGTCACTGGTAAACAAACTCATGTCGTTGTAGTAGAATCTCATGGTTACAGCGGCCATGGGTGGCTTGGGGGGGTGCGTGACAGGTCCGTCGATCGAGGGGGCTGGCGAGGGGGCTGGCGAGGGGTCAACAGTTTGGATGTCGCGTGTGTCGGTGAGCATGAGCGCGTGTATACGAACCGGTTGCATGATTCGCAGCACGTTGTGTAATATGTTGACCGTGTATCCGCTATTGTATTGATGCACGGCCACGTTCACGTACGTGTAAGGTGCAGCATGGTCGTGGTGCTCATCATGTGCGCACAGGAGGAATCGTCCCGGCTCGTAGCCAAAGCCGACGCCCACCTCGGACTGTACCCAGCGCGCCTTATAATCTCGCTTCTTTAAAAAGCCATTCCAGAACAGGACATCCACGTCTTTTTTCGGGTACAGATCGCCGCGGGTGGTGCGCACACACAACAACAAGTCGTTGCAGGACTTGAAAAGACCTCGGGCTTCAAAGTTTACGGTTGCATGTTCGTCGGCATCCCACTCATCCGTTTCGATGCGGTGCGACTCCACGGGGGAGCAGCCCGTCCAACACAACTCGGCGTGGGAGATGTCGGCGCGCTTGAACGTTAGGCTTACACGCTTAAAGCTGTCTGCCTGGTTGAGGAAACGGCCAATGTGTTCAAACAGCCCGTCCGCCCTTTTGAACACCAGTTTCCACTCCACGGCTGAACTCAAGAACCAGGCGGTTGAGACCTGTTCGTCTTTGTTCACAATGGCTTTCACGGCTTGAGTAGCGGAGGGATACAGAACGCTCCTCATGTGGGTCGATCGAGTAGCGGGGGGATACAAAACGCTCATGTGGGTCGATTGATGCGCGTGTCAAACTGGTTACACCGGTTGTTTCTGAGCCGTTTCGGTTTATGTTTGTATGATGGAAAATAATAACATGTGCGAAACGGATACGTGACCGCCATTGCAAATTTAATTTGTTTCCATAACCATAAAACCCAAGTCGAAATTTCAAGTTTTCATTTGTTTTTTCGTGATACCGCTTTCTGGATGAATTCGCTTGACAAAACAGACGAGGTTATAATCAACTTAAAAGTAGTGTCCACTCTAAGTGAAGGTGAGCGCCTGTGTCTACGCAACAACAACTTTTCCATCTACTCGCCGGGGTGGGCCCAGGCGATCTACCGATGGATCTCGGGGGAGACGCGCTGGGTGAACATGGACGACTTGAAGAGCGTGATAAACGACGCCATTCGTATACTGGGCACCTACATCAACATGGTGCAGCACGCGTACACGCCAGTGGCTGGCAGTGACCGCCACGCCTTTGCGGTGCCCACGCCGCAGACGTCCATCGGCTTTGTGACGAGTATGGCTCGCGAACTGAAGGCGGCGACCGGGGGGCTGCACAACTTGCGGAAAACATACGCGGGCGACCAGCTCATAACCGCTACCTTTGATCTGCTGATTGAACGCACTTTATTAGAGATACAAAAGGCCGAGGAAACAATACAAGCGTTCCATAGTGTGCACGGGCGGAAGACACCCGCAAATGATGCAACGACGGAAGACACCACGCAGCCGATACAATCATCACTACATCCATGCATTGCTACAGCACAACCTTTAGCAGCGCCGGCGACGGTGCAACCCCTGGTGCAACCCCTGGCGACGGTACAACCCCTGGTGCAACCCCTGGTGCAACCCCTGGTGCAACCTCTTGCGACGGTGCAACCGCCTACACGTACGAACAAGCCTACGAATTCAAGTGGCAGTCGGGCAACGAGACCCGTGAGTGGTGGTGCTGGTGGGACTAGTAGTGGTGCTGGTGGTGCTGGTACGGCTGCCGTTGTGACATATCACGACACTACCACGTCTCTTGTTAGCGCGCTGTACAACGACAATAAAGACGATTAATTTATTGCCGTAGTTATAAACCCCGAAACAGAATGCCAATGGACGAACCTGTGTGTCTCATGTACCGCGAATCATCCGTACATGAGTTTTACGAACCTACTGCATTATATCCACATATGATGCTTGCCACTGACGTAATGCCTCTCATTAAACCCCATTTACCTGTAAAAACAAAAGTCGCCGAGTCGAATTGGAGCATGGCTGAAATTGTGCGACAACACGAGAACGAGAAAAGACAAATGATTGTGGCGTTCGAAGATAAACTGCGGGAAAAGGATTTGGTGTACATGTCAACCTTTTATGAAATCAAGGAAACATTGCGCGCCCACTCCTTGGCCATTAGCGAAATTAAAGAAACGGTTACTCATTTGTAAAAAAAAACAAAACACACAAAGTGTACTGATTGGTAGGAATAAACTTGATGTTAAATCACATCATTTGATCACTTTATTTTATCTTTAAGTGATGATCCCAGTGACGGTGACGCAGCTTAAACTACGCCCCTTCAACGGAGAACAGTTTGTCAAGATGATCGCGGTGGCCGACTCATGTGCTGCGCGCAACACGCTGTCGGACATCATCGTCATGAACGACACCACCGGCTCGATTGCGTGTTTCTTCTACAAATCAGCACAGGAGTCCACCGTGGACATTGTCATGCACAAGAAGTACTACTGTGTCGTCGGCAAGGTGCGGGCACTGACAACGCAAAGAGGTGAACCAGCGACGTTTCTGCATATAGATGTGGAGAGGCATTGGCCGGTGACGGATATGAACGAGATTACGTTTCATTTGTTAAGTTGTATCCACGACGATACCATTAGCCAAAAACATCAGCAACACCACAAATAAAAAACAAGTGTATATAGTAAAAAAGTAAATGTACCAAACTCCGTTTCAAATTTACCCGGTGTACGCGGCGCGCGTGCCCAACAGCTACTACGCAAAAACACCGCTGTGGAGTTCGCCGTACACGTACTGCTCGAGCAACATGGACTGTCGCCGCAATACGTTAGACTCCAAACGCTGTATGCCCATAAGCGGTAACTGGCAACAGCCCTGCTCCGCCGCCTCGCCGTGCATCTGCACAAACGCTGTAAAGGCTCCTTTTTAGTTTTATTAGTTTTGTTTTTACCTGTGAGATTATTACATTAATACAACACTCTAGACTAGTTATTGCACAGCTCTACAGCTCGAAGCGTTGCAACAGAGCGGGTGGTATTCTTCCGACCAGCCGTGCAAAATCTTTGTGCTGTTGCATAACAAACACACTGGTGCGACACGACGCGTCCGTTGTTATTCGAGGGTGGCACTCGTCGCGCACCAAGTGTGGGAAAATGCTGGCTATGACAAGCAGTGACTCGAGCATCCCGTGGTCGTTGACGAACTCGATCATTTTTTTTATAACAGCCTTCATGAATTGATTGTGTGTTCCAAACTGGAATAACTGGGGACTTGTGTAAATGTCGGGGTAGTTGAGAAGCACGGGAATCAGGGTGTTTACAACATAGCTGTACTTGTGCTGTTTTTGTGCAATGTTCCCAACCACCCACAAGTCAAACCGCACAATTTCGATAAACAATTTGCGCACGAGTTCTTGCCAGTGATCCACGATAGGGTTCAACCGCGGCTCCATTGTGTCTCTGCGGGGGTCGAGCTCCAGCACATCCCACATACAATTATCGTTATACACTTTGTACAGCAGGTTTTCCAACGAGTGGCGCGTCTTCACGGTAATGTGTGTTGCAGACAACGGCGGCGGTGTTTGAGCATTATTCTTTGAGTTTGAGAATGGTGGTTGCGGCTCCTCTGGTGACTCCTCATCCAGCCACTTATACCAATCATTAATTCTATCCAAGCCTTGCTGCGTGTGCACCGTGAACCCCCTTACATTAATTGGGAAATTTGTGACGTCCACATCCTCTGATGCGTCGTCCACATCCTCTGATGCGTCGTCCACATCCTCTGATGCGTCTTCCACATCCTCTGATGCGTCGTCCACATTAGAAGAGTTTGTGGAATCGGTGGAAGACGAAGCACTGGGCTGCTCCGAGTCGGACTCCGAATCGCTGGAATACAAGCTGTCTTCTGATTTTATGCTGTCGCTGTCATAAGCGCTCGTCCTACATTTATCATAGTAATACTTATAGTAGATGTACAGCATGGCAATCACTGCCACATGGTCGAGTACTACATTGACAGCCGAGGGCCCGGCGCACAACACACAAAACCCGAGGATGACTGCGGGAAGTAGAAAAAAAGTCATGTGTTGTGTCAATCCTGGCAACAACCCCGTTGTTTTTATATGTTATTCTCTTCTTTTTTTTAAGACGTTGCTTGAAACACGCGAACGCGGCATCGTTTAATACTGCGTTTTATAGCATGAAAAATACATACATGGTGGTAAAAGTAAACATTGTGTGTGTGCGTAAATTAATTGCCTGAAGTTATGATTCGACTTTGCGCAGACGGCGTGGAGTCGGCCGCGGAACTAATGCATTTGTTTGCTAGCGCGACGCAATTCGTTTATTTTTCTAGCTTTTTGTGTGACCTAAAACAACCACTACCCGGCTCCGACCGCACACTGCTTTCTCTATTCCGTGATTTATCCAGCAGACGAGTTCCCATCTACATACTATACAACCCGGAGACCGCCTACTGCAACCTGCCGCTCGCAGAGTTCCGTCAAAAACTGCCTCCGGGCGCGCAAGTGCGTGCGGTGCAGGGCGACGGCAAACTTCCCGCGGCGGCCAAATACGTGTGCACCAACACACACTACTCGAACCACCACCAGAAGTATGTGTGCGTCGACGGCAGGCGATTCATGCTCGGCGGCATCGATGTGGCGAGCCAACGTACGGGCTGGTTGCAGTTCGGGGCGCAGAACTACTCGTGGCACGAAACCAGCGTGTCTGTGCCGTGCACCCCCGCCATGCTCTCTTTTGCGCAGAACAACTTCCACGCGGTGGTGCAACGCAGCGCGCCGTTCCCGCTGGTTTCGGGCGGCGTCACGGAACACCGCTTAATTGTGCACCTGATCGATTGCGCTCGAAGTTGCATCCACATGGAGTCGCAGGTGTGCATCAGCGCGGCGTCCACGGACAACAGCGTGCTGTCGGCGGTGTGTGCCCGTCTGTATCGCGCGTTCCAGCACCAGAACACGGACCGTTTTCATTTCATACTGCTGACGAATGAGTACCAGATCGACGAGTCGCCTGTCGTTTCTTGGACGTCGGGTAAACAGCTGCAGTGGTCCATCGGCCATTTACGCGCGACGCTGGGTAAGCTGGGCATCACCGACGCGTTCATCCGGCAGCGCGTATTCGTGGGGGTCATGCGCGAGCCGGGGAAGCGGGGGCGGCACATCAAGGTGCACTCCAACATGGTGCTGCAAGATGGCCACACGATGCTGCGGTCGTCGTCCAACTTCACGGACCGCAGCCTGAGTGTGTTTCCGTGCGACAACGAGCTCGGCATCTTGGTCCACGGCGACGTGGTTGCGCTGTTCCAGCAGAAAATATGGCGGCGGTACTTTGGGGTCCTGGACGAGCGTGTTGTGTTTACGCCGGAGCAGGCGGTCGTCCATATGAGACGCGAACAAGGAGTCATCTCCCGTCTCGCCCAGGGGTCGCTGACACTTCCGCGCACGTTCACCACTATCATGGCGTTGTTACATAGCATTGTGTTTTTCGGTGGGATAAAAAAAATAAACTGGAAACTTGTGTATTAAAATCTTGGTTATCATGTAAAAAGAACATGACATCAAGAAAACGGTCGACTAGCGAGTCTCGTTCTTCTGCTTCCCGTTCTTCATCACATTCTAAATCTTCTTCTCGCCGTACTACCCCTCGCCGCTCTGCTTCCAATTCTCCTCTACGTGCTTCAGTGAAGCCTCGTCGTGCAAAATCTGCGTCTCCTCGCCGTCGTTCTCCTCCTCGCTCCCCTTCGGTGCTGGAGGAACGATGCAATCATGGAAAAAATTTAACAAACGTTGTACGTCGTAGCAAAGCAATGGTTCCAGAGAGTAAAAACTCTACCAAATTAGTGAAGAGGAAGCAGCCGCGCAAGGGGCGTACCACGTTCGGATCTATGTTGATTGACTATTTGTTTCGTATTTGGTGCATTCGATATCCTGATTTTTTGAAAAAGGGTGCATGGAGTCCAAAAGAAACTGAGTATAAAACAAGGTTGGAACGTCGGTTTCAATTACGTAAGCTGCACTCAATGTATACTAATGCTAGCAAAGTTAGCATCTTGTCCATGTACTTGAAAACAGGGAAAATGAGGCTACACAAACTATGCACTGGACAACAAGGCGAAACAAAAAAATGGGATACATTTAATAACAGCGTTAAATGCAAGGCAAAGTGTGGAGACAAGGATAAAGATAAGACGTTTCAATGGGAGCTGTATTATGGAAGTAAGCAGGAAAGAGTTGAACACATCCCAATGGATTATGAGTATTTCAACATTCAATTCTGGGATGCGTTCGTGTCACGCACAACTAAGCAGTTATTAGAGCACCTTAAGGATAGCATGTACGAGAAAAACAACGCACTAAAAGCATTTGATGAATTTTGGAAACCTTTTGGTCAAATCACAAGAAACATAGCGAAAGACGAGGAACAAAGCATGTCCAGCGACTGGACTGGATTAATCGAACAAATGGCATGCATCGAAGGTATAAAATGTGCAAGTGCGTTTTTTATGGATCCATGGGAGGATGTAAATCAAAATCAGGATACGAAATTTACAAAATTAAAGAAATACAAATTTAATTTTACGCAACTGGACGAAAACAAAAAAGGCAGAAAAAAGGGAGAGGAGGAAGAGGAGGAAGAGGGAAAAAAGGGAGAGGAGGAGGAGGAAGAGGATGAAGAGGGAGAGGAGGAAGAGGGAGAGGAGGAAGAGGGAGAGGAGGAGGGAGAGGAGGAAACGGCAGCGTCTTCGGGTGGCACAAACAAAATCTTTTATGTAGACAAAAAAATTAAGTCCACCTATTACTTGTGGTATAAAAAGCTTTTACCGCAAAAACGAGATAAAACAACTAAGGAAGGAAGAAAAGAAAAAAAACAGCGAAAACTTTTTAAAAAGAAGACTATGCACGCAGTTTGTATTATTGTTCACAAGATGATTGAATTCATTTATAAAAAGAAGGTGTGCGCTGGTTTGGTGAAAGAAGAAAATTGCGACAAACTTTTCGAAGCATATAAAGAGTTGATCGAAAAATGCGACGATTATATTGAAGACATAGAACAGCATCCGCATATCATAAGCGGGGGCGGGAAAGACGACCAGGAAGGAAAAGGAGAAGAAAAAGGGGAAGGAGAGGAAGGAGAAGGAAAAGGGGGAGGAGAGGAAGGAGAAGGAAACGAAGAAGAAGGGGAAGAAGAAGGGGAAGGAGAGGAAGGAGAAGGAAACGAAAAAGGGGAAGAAGAAGGGGAAAAAGAAGGGGAAGGAGAGGAAGAAAAAATCAAAGAAGACATTAGTACACGTATTAAAGATTTGAATAATAAATTACGTGACAATGGACAAAACATGACATATCCAGACGCTTTGAAACACTTAAAAAATTTTGAAAACATATCAAACTTTGTCTCCAGTGCCAAAGGTACACAATTCATCAGAAAAAAGGTAAGAGAAGTCCAGACAGAAAATCAAAAGGCACGGGCATCACAGAGAAAAACTGACTCAAACCACCGAAATGATTATGTCCGAAGCATCAAACACAAACTACATACCGCAATGAAACAAATGCTAGAGACATCTTGCTGTGACGACAAACGGCAATTTTTAAAAGTTACATATCCACCTATTGCTGAAGTGGACAACAAGTCTCCCCAGGTCACTCAAGAACCTCAGTCTACAACTCAGAAGTCTACAGCGCCTTTTCCCCTGGTTGCTCAAACTCGGCCGACGCCGTCTAATGGTGAGTTTAAAATCGGAAATAACGGATCCACACTATCTGTAAAAATAGGTAATATTTTGGACAAATGTAACGGTTGCGTCATTGTAAATCCAAGTAATCCTGAACTAAAACTTGCTGGCGCAAACCTTCACCGACAAATAAGGGATGCTGCGGATCCAGGCTTAGCATCACGAGGAAGTATACAAAATTACGATTACGCAAATTATAAAACAAAGGAAAATTATAGAGAAAGTGTGACACATTATATCGATTATTTAACAAAAATTGATAATAATCCGTCGAATATAAACATCGATCATATTGAACAAATTAGATCAGCAAATTTTGAAGATAAAGATGGCAATTTTCAATTAAAAGAAGGACATGTTATTAGAACTCAAGGAATACCAAAAAAAAATATAACCCATATCATTCATGCGAGCGGACCTAGCTTGCGAAAAGGTGAGTTACCCAACGAAAGTCAAAAGAACCACCTTAAAACAAGTGTAGAAAATATTATAAAAGATTTTACAGATTTAACTGCAAATTATTCAACTAAAAGTATTTTAAAAATACCCACCATATCGATGGGACTTTATAATTTTCCCGATAAGGAGGGTACAGAAATTATCGCAGAGACTTGTGTAAAACAACTTATTTTTGCACAATCACCAATACATATCGAATTGGTTGTCTTCGACGATGATAAAGCACAGCAATATGTAAGATTGTATGTATCTGCAATCGAACATTTGATGTGGCAAAGATCTCTAACATTTGGAAATCGTGTTTTTGCTCAAATTTGTCATAAATCGTTTTTAGAAAAAATTATCGGCACCATTACAGTACATTCAAACATAAATGTAGATAATTATGATTGCTCTCAAATACAACAAGGCATAAAAATTGAACTAACAAATTTAAACACAAACACGGTTTTAGGTGTGTTAAAAAGGTGTGTAGCTCAAGAATTGAAACCACCGGTTTATTTAGCTTTTGATTATGATTTTGATACTACAGCTTTTGATAGTGCTGTTGCTGTTGCTGTTGCTGGTGCTGGTGCTGGTGCTGGTGCTGGTGCTGCTGCTGCTGCTGCTGCTGGTGCTGGTGCTGGTGATGGTGCTGCTGCTGGTGCTGGTACTGGTGATGGTGATGGTTATTGGTGGCATAGTGATGGTGATGGTGACGGTGGCGGTGACGGTGATTTTTCTGCTGTTGTTGCTGCTGCTGGTGCTGGTGGTGATGGTGATGGTGATGGTAATGGGGATGAAATAGATAACCCTAAAATATTTAAAGGTGGTTCAACGGCAGTTGAGAATGGTACTAATGATGATAGTGTTGTAGTGGCAGTGCCTTCCCGTGACATGAAATGGGTAGTTGAGACGATTGTCGAACAGGCGGTGTTTAGTGGGCGTTTTGGGACACCGTCAGCCAACGGCTTCGTGGATAGAGTGACAGACAGCAGCGGTAGATCGTATGTTTTAAAGTCGTGTAAAAAGGAGTCAGCCGATAATTTAATGTACGAGTATTTCGCAGGTCAGTACATTAACAACGTGCTGGACCGCTTCGGCTACAAGTGTTTTGTGCGCACGTTCGCGCTACTGGAGTACAAATCCTCCCGCGCGTACAGTTACGTACTTAAGAACAAGAACGGTTCCAACGCCCAAGCTGCGCGGCCGCATATAACAGAGTACTTACAGCTGCACACCGGTGACACCTTTGATTTCAAAGTTGCGTGTAAGGAGCCCACACACCTCGCGATCTTGGTAGAGGCGGTGGGCGGTAGTAACGCATCCAGTTTTTCGATGACTGCCGTGTTGGCGCAACAAGAGCAACAGCTGGGTAATTTTATGGAGAACTACATGCTGGAAATACTGCTACAGATATATATTCCGCTCGCGCAACTCCGGGACGAGTTCACACACTACGACCTCCATGGCGACAACATCTTGCTCGAGTCCACCAATGCCTCCAACACATTTACATTCACAGTGGCGGGGAGCGCCGTGACGTTCAGGAGTCGGTACAGAGCCGTTATTATCGATTACGGTCGCTCGTATTTTTCGGCGCCCGGTAGCAACAAATCGTCGCAGTATGTTTACGAACGAGTGTGCGCCACGAGAGAGTGCAACAAAAAGGGAAACAGGTGCGGCAACAAAGTGGGGTTTGGCTGGTTGACCAACATTGCTTCATTTGACGACAGGCATTACTTTATCAACAGCACCCACGCCAACATGAGTCACGACCTGCGGTTGCTCCACATTATTTACTCGAACCTCCACCACCTACACGACTCGATCATTCGATATAGCCTACAAGAAAAGTACCCGAAGACGCTGGGGCTGTACACCTTTTTATCCGCCGTGCGGTACATCGGGGAGTTCGGAACGCCGCCGGAAGCTTCATCCCCCCGCCCGACGTTGCGCGCCGGTGCTTCATCCAGCGCCCACCCTCCCGTCCTGAACGTCGTGGATGCACGCGATGGATTGTTAGCTATTTACACCAGAACCACCCGCACCGCTATCCCCACTAAGACCACAACTACCACCGCCGGCACCACTACCGCCATTCCCGTCAACGCGCGATAAATAAACACGCTTATCATTTTCGGACATGCGCTTCCATTTTGATATTAAATCCACGCTGCCCTTCCAGATATTGAGCATGCCGCCTATGGTTGTGCTAATAAATTCTCCAATTCTGGCTTTTAAATCGTGTTCGAATATAGGTTCGGGGCTTTTATATTTCGTTATTTCAGCTTTTAAGCGAGCGACACTTGTAGGTATTAAACCACCCAATGCATTGTTGTTCTTAAATGTTCCAAAAACAAAGCCTACTTCCCGAGGAAGAAACAATCTTGTTAAAGGCGTAGCAATATCACTAGAGACAAGTGGGCCTTCTGGGTCGTCTCCATCGGCACCGGTCTTAACTATGACGATTGGAACAGTTGGAAATAGTCGGTTAGTTATTTTAACATTTGGATTTACATCTGCGGTGATTCGTGATCGCGTAACAAACAAGATTAGATTTAATCCTTTAAGTTCAAGTATGTCAGCAACTAGATTTAAAACGATATTTGAAATGCCGGTTCCGTCCAACAACCCGTGTGGTTCAATGTACAAGTTACCGTCGTTATCATAAACAAAACAAACCTCGCGTGTTATTTTTACAGAACTACTGTCAGTGCATTCGTTTTTGTTTGTTAAGGCGTTTACAACTGAGCTCTTGCCTGCTCCGGTTGTCCCTATCAAAAGTATTACCGAATTTGGTTTTTTTTGGTTTAACGCGTGCTTTAGTTTTTCAAGCTCATTGTGTGCTTCTGCTAATATTGCTACTTTTTCCGCTTCTTGTTTTCGTTTTTCTTCTTCCGATAATTTTGGTAGAAGACATTCAAACGCAGATGCTGCTGGTGCTCCCGGTTTCGGTTTTTTACGTAACGTATAAGCAAGGGCAGTCGCCAAAACAACGCCCGTCGCTACTTTTTGTTTTTTATTTAAACCACCATTTAAATTTGTGTTGATTGTTCGGCGTGTGTTCTGTTTACGATGTGTTCGAGATGTCGCGCGCGCGCGGTGTCGGGGTGTGCGTCGGGGTGTGCGTCGGGGTGTGCGTCGGGGTGTGCGTTTGGGTGTGCGTTTGGGTGTGCGTCGGGGTGTGCGTCGGGGTGTGCGTTTGGGTGTGCGTTTGGGTGTGCGTCGGGGTGTGCGTGCCCGCAAAGTTTGGGGGTGGTTTCGAATCATTTTGTCAGCCGTTTACTGTTTACACCCATTTTTTAAGTTATTAAACAAAACCGTCTGGGGTGGTGCTAATTGTAAATGTTTGTATTGGATAATAATAATAGTAATAATATATGTAAATGTCGGAGCACTACAACGACCCCAACGACTACCCCGTGCAGTATCGGATGTCGCTTGCGGACTCGGACGCATCCCCGTATGTGGATGACGACCGGCCGCGGCCGCGCAAAGTTCGTCGCGCCGTTGGTGCCGTTGGTATGGTGAGCCCGGTCGCGTACGACCCCAGTCCGTCCACGCTCACCACCAATGTTTTGCTACTGGTGCTACTGCTCATGTTCCTGTGCATGATAGTGCTGATCATCGTATTGTGTCGCCTGGGCGAACTTCAAAAATCGTCGGACTTTATCATCCAGCAAACCATGGCCCTCCACGGTGCTGGATAGATTGATTGATAGAATTGAGCATGTAATACCAGGTTACTACTTACCACTACCACACGCATGTTGTATATACATATACCATCCATTCCAAATAAAGAACAAAAAAGGATTCATTTCATTTCTTTATTTTGCGCGCCTCTTCGTTTTCTTTTTGAAAAGTGGCGTAGTTGACACCCCTTTCTAGCCACGCGATAAACGGGTAGATGAGCGCGCCGTCGATGTAGATGACCGGTTTCATGTAATGCCCGTGGTCCAGCGCTCGACACACGCTGTGGTAAAAATTCCACGACGTGATGGTGATGTAGTACGCCAGCGCAATGTCAATGGTCCAGTGCATTCGTGTCACCAGCAGCAACACCGTGCCCAGTACCGATAACATCCAGATGAGCAGTTTTGTCGGGTTGACGCCGCGCGTGCACCTGTCGTAGCTGTGCCAAGTTAGCGCGCACAGCACGAAAAGAACGGTGTGACCCGAAAAGATGAGGTCGCCGCACGTCATCGAGTTCTTCTCGCTGGGGCCAAAGAGCGCGAACACGTCCGCCAGCACCGCGCGCCACGGGATGGCGCTCCACCGCGACGATCCAGTAGCCGAGGCGGCGCATAAAAAGTAGGGGTCGGGCAGCGCGGTCATCAGCAGCGTGCACGACCGCAAGGCCAGCACACTGCCGTAGACAACAAAGAATCGGCGCAGAATCGCGCTTCTCTCCGCATGCCGGTGAATAAACACAAACGTGATTGCCACCGTAAAGCGCAGCAGGTTGTCGCACATGACGTGCGCGTCCCAGCCGGCGATGGTGGAGATTTGGGGCAGCAGGTCGTGCCCAAGGTCGGGCAGGGCGAACACCGCGGGTCGTCGGTACCACGCGATGCACGTCGACAGCGCCATCAACAGGAAACAGACTAGACAGTAGCCGTACGCCACAGCCAGTCGACAATCCCACCGCCACAACATTACGGGCAATGTAAACAGAAAAGAAATATGTGCAATGTTGAACCACATTGTCGCTCTTTATGTTTATAATGTAAGGGCTGTAAAAAAAAGCAATGGTAAAGTAAATACAACGAGTTTTATAAACATTGCCCGACAAAAAAAATGACTTCCGTGGTTGTTCCAACAAGTGCTCCTCCTCCGCTCCCCCCCCTTACCGGCAAGAGCAACGCGTTTACGCAATACCTACACGACCACAAAGAGGTGAAGTGGTTGACGCTCACCCTGGCCGTCACCACGCTCGGACTCATCGCGTCCCTGGTGGTGACCTACGCGTACCTAAAACCCAAAAACAAAACGGGGAGTGCCTGCGGCGGGGGCAAGACACCCGTGGTAAGTAGTACCGGCAAAGTCACCAACCCGTTCACAAAGGTGGTGAAAGATGCAACGGGTGTGTGTCGCTGCATCGTCGACGTCCCCGCTCTAAACACACTGTGTCTCGCGACGAGGCGCCCGGACACCAACGACACGTGGGATGAGTACGACAGCGCCACCCAGTCGTGCGTAAAAACAAAAACGCCGCGCTGTGATCAACAAATGTGCGACGCGGAATACTGTACCAGCGCGTCGGTGGTAAAAATGTTACCGCCGCTGCACAAAGTAACACTCGACGGCAAATGTGCTAACCCGACGCTTCTGTCGGTGCAGCAGCTGTGCGCCCAACTGCCCAACACGGCGTGGAACTATCCCGACTGCATCACGATTGTCACTCAGAAAGTTATCAACGCGTCAGATGTGAAAGGTACCACGACGCACATCAACGGCGTGCTGTCTTACTCGTACGTGCCGGTGGTGGCCGGCTCCGTGTTGCGTCTGCGGTACCGCGTCACCGCCGGCGACGGGACGTTGAGCGACGCGGGCAATGTAGTCCTCCAAAGAGAATCGTTGCAGTGCAGCTTTCCCACGGCGGGCGGTGCGCGGGAGCAGGGCTGTTTTGATTTCGAGGTGTACTTTACGCGGCCGTTGGAGCCGGGCGCGTACACGCTCGAATTCACGGGCAGCGGCGCAGACATCAATCTCAGCAGTGAAACGCCGACGTCGATGACACTGCCCCTCGCCACCGCCACGGTGGACGGGGGTGATCCGGCGATGAACCCGGTGCCCTCGGCTGAGCTGGCCGACAACTATTTCTCCGACGAGGCCTTTATGAACAAGTGGATAGTACATCTAAAGTCCCTGAACAGCACCGCCTCCGCGCGATACCAGAGCGACAACGCCTTTTCGTTTCTGCCGTCCCCGCTGCCTCGGCCACTACCTGTTTTCGTGCGCACCCTTGCATCCAGCAAGCAGTACGGTGCCGCGCTGGCGCCGCCGGACCTGTGCCCGCTGGTGGAGCACACCACTTTGAATGCTCAGTTTGTGCTGGTAGCGTGGGCGGCGCCCGCTGTGGCTGTGCGGTACAACGTCACCAAGAGCGTGGGGGGCGTGGAGCAGGTGCTTCTGAGTGACGCGGATGGTGCACTGAACAGCCTCCCGGCGTTTGTGGACCGAATCTCGGTGGGCGATGTGTGCAACTACACGGTGTGTGCGTACCGGATCGCCGATGGAGCGGCAGGCTCGGGTGACATGCCTGGCAACAACACATATGCCACGTCGGACAGCCGGTCGGAGCAAGTGAGTTTGTGTGTCACGGGCGAGCCGTTCCCCGAGGAGGTGTGCGCCCAGATTGCGTGTCCCGCGGACCAGTGCGCCCTACCGCCGGTGATGTGGAGCGAGCCCACGGGTTGTGTGTGGTACCCGAACGACCAGGCGCGCAGTGACGCATACTGTGCGGCGCAACATCCGGCGGAGCTGCACCTGGCTGCGGCGCAACAGAACACGTGCATGCCGGTGGGCAAGTCGTACCCGCGGGTGATGCGACTGCCACTGCCGTGCGATGAAGCCAACCGTGTCGTAGCCTGCCCGCGCGCACTGCCGCTGGGGACCACCGCCGACACTATTGACAACGAAGAAAACTTTGTCGCCCGTGTTGCGAAAGCGGACCTGGCGCCCAGCGCGGCGTACAGTTCTTATTTCATGTGCGGCCCGCTGCAGAGTCCCGCCACGTGGGGCACGTCATCGGGCACGTGCGACGACGATGATTCGGCGTGCAAATCGTTTGCGGCGGCTGGCGCGGCGGGAGGGTCTTGGGTAGCCGCGGCCTCATCTCCAGACGGCGAGTTGCGGTTTGAACAAAAAAACAGTTGTCCCACATTCACATTGATGTATAAGAAGGGAGCCAAAACGTGTGAACGAGTGTATGACGGCAGTGGCACGTTCCCCACAAAGGACTGCGATTGCACAAAAGATTGCGACTCGCGTTATGTATGTGATCCTAGTCGTGCAAATTTATGCGGGGAAACGTTTCCCGGTAAAGGTATACCTATAGAAACATGTAAGCAATCGTGGATACAAGACTTGTGTAGGAAAAACAATCCCGCTTTAGGTGTGCGCTAGGTGCCATGTGTGCTAGGTGCCATGTGTGTGCTAGTTGCGACGGACAGACGGCGATTTGCGACGGACAGACGGCGATTTGCGACGGACAGACGTACGGACAGACGGCGATTTGCGAAGGACATACGGCGATTTGGGACGGACAGACGGCGATCTCGAGTCGAGCATAAACCGGGCGTCATTAACGTTTTGAGCAAACTCCTCCGCCCGAGGGTCGGTGCGATTTGCTTCCGGGTCCACCTGTACAATACACTTATCATAATGTGTGCTAATCTGTGCCCGTGTAGGCGTTGCATTTTTATCAAAACACAGGGTATTCAGTGCTGCTTGCAGCTCATCGCCACTATGGGTTGAACCCTGGCAACACATTTTTTTGTTCTCCACATGCATGCCCATTTTGTGTGTGAAGTCTCGTACTGGAGATGTTCGGGACGCGGACGCACTTTTGCGATGCACCGACGGCGATTTGCGACGAACCGACACGTGTTTGTGGATGATTTTCGATTTTGTTCGACTAGTGCGTTGCTTCATTGATTTAGTTTGTTTTTTGCGTCGGGTATGTGAACACTTTCCGGATTTTGTTTTTCGAGCACCCTTCGAGCATCGATTTTGTTTGGACATGTTGTATAACCTTTATACTACAGCCAAGATTTTTTTAGTGAGAGTGAGTGCTTGGGCAGCCTCATATCTCACCAGAGGGTTCGCGAATTACGGTTTGAACAAAAAAAACAAAGGGTCTTATTAGTGGATAGCAGGATGATATGGACGGCGTGATTGAATCGCACAACGCGTTTGACGAAAGCGACCCGTTCGCCGGTACACTCGCTCAATGTTCGCTGCCCGGTGATTTTGGTTTACCTGAAACTATTGTGTCATCACAGATTGATGACATTAAAAAACAGATTGCGTCGGGCGAGCTCCGTCCTGCAAACGAGAAAGAGCGACTCGTTACTTACTTTTTAATCGTGTAACCATATACTTTGTCCGCAACGCGATAAGGTCCAATGCCTGTGGCAGGTCCAATGCCTGTGGCAGGTCCAATGCCTGTGGCAGGTCCAATGCCTGTGGCAGGTCCAATGCCTGTGGCAGGTCCAATGCCTGTGGCAGGTCCAATGCCTGTGGCATGCGTTTAAAATGTGGACAAAGGTGTAAATGGAACAACTAATCGTGGAATGTCCGCACTGTAGCGCCAGTGTAATCATTGAAGCCTTGAACTGTCGTATTTTCCGCCATGCGACGTTCAAGTCGACTGGCACGCAGATGAATCCACACGCCAGCGAGGAGGAATGTACAAAGACGATAAGCGAGGACTTGATTTACGGGTGCGGCAAACCGTTCAGGGTGGACAGTAACAATGTAGCCGTTGCGTGTGACTACATTTGACGACATTTGACGACATTTGACGACAGTTCATGACCTTTTGGCTAGATTTAACTAGCTGTGACGTAGATCGTAGAGTTTGCATACAGCATTGTGTGTGCAGCATTGTGTGTGCAGGATTGTGTGTGTGGTAGTTAAAAAAAATAAATAAATTTATTTGATGTTAATCGACACATAGTTTTGTGTATCCTTTGTTGAATTCATTGGCAACTTGAACGTGGCGTGAAAACGTTTGGTAGTTATAAAATATGGCGACTCGCACATCGAAGAACAACAGGCACGACACCCTTTCCGATGTGAACATCTTTCTGGAGCGCGAGTTCCCGGACCGCACAAAAACGATCGAGGTGGTGTGCTCCTCCGCGCGCCGCGACATGGATAGGCACGCAAACCACACCCCGTACAAACTGTTTTGTGAAACGCTGGCGTTGTTCCCCGAGTACGTCAGTGGAGTTCGAGGAAGTGACGCCCAAGGAAATGACGCGACTTGGCCCCAGTCAACATCTATTGTATGTTGGCACGACTGCCACCACTTCGACACGGTGCCCATTCCGATCCCCAAGGTGTCTCGTCACACGAACAACAATCAAAACATGATCTACACTATATTTGGTGTGTTCTGTTCATGCAACTGTGCGGTGGCATACATCCTGGAGCGCAACACGTACGACCAGCAGCAGATGCTCCTGCTCTTCAAACAAATGGTTATTGACGTGTTCCAGCTCGATACCCGCGACGTGTTCACCTTTGAACCCGCGCCGCCGCGTATCTTTCTGGACCTGTTTGGCGGCCATCTCACCCTTGCCCAGTTTAGGAAGTCGTCGCTGGTGTCGCGCAACACACTGCTCAACCCGCCATTCATCTCCTACTCGATGGTGCTGGAGGAAAACACACGCCAAAATTCAACAACCGAGAATAAAACACGGACCGAGTCGGAACTGTTCTTACCCATCACGTCCCACGCCATTCGCGGCCTCCGCAAACCACTACTGGCCGAGCATTCCGCAACCGAGGGGGCGGCAACGGATGCAGCCGGGACTGCACCGCCGGCAAAAGATGCAACGGCGGCAAAAGGTGCAACGGGGTCAGCGGGTGCAACGACGGGAACAAGGCCAGTGGGCCCCACCGAAAACAATACGACCAACACACTGTTCGACAAGTTTGTTGCGAGCAAAGTGGAGAGTGTTGACACAGTGAGCGAGCCGAAAGCAGCTAAAAGCGTACAGACGTTACCTAAAAAAAATGGCCGTAAACACGCGAAACAAAGTGTTGTCGCCGTGCTGCCGATGCAGTCCGCCCTCGCAACGTTTCAGTCCGGTACAGGAACACTTGCTGCTTATTTACAGTCAACACCGCGCAAGTAGCTCACATTGAGTTCCGACCAAAAATCAAATAAATATCCATGTTTTTAGTAATGTTATCAATCTCATCGAATTTAATGGTGGTCATTTCTGCACTCCACTGCTCACCGAAATGTGCAATCCCGACATTTTATACCCGTGGTGGCTCATGATGCGTGTGTTCGCCGCGATTTACCGGTTGTATAAACGACTTACAACGTTGAAAACAAAAAAGGAGACACAGGAGGCACCGCCACGACAAAGCAGTGCACCACCACGACAAAGCAGTGTGCACCCAGAGAGGGACCACGACTCGGACAATGACGACGACTGGGGACAGTTTGTTGCGATTGACGACAGCGTGTAGCCGACACGTCCGTGGCATTACCGTGGCATTACCGTGGCATTATGTTGTGTTATTAGTCGTCGTCGCGACACTGCATGTCGTAGTTACGAAAAACTTCATTAATAACATCGTCGTCGTGGTTTTCTTTGCTGAACACAAATTGTGCGGCTACTGTCTGGTTGCCACTGTTGGTGTCCTTGACGCGAAACACGGGCTCAAAGTGTTTATGCCCCACCCACAAAATCAGAATCAGTGGTTCGGTGTCCCTGCCATGGACGCCGCAATAAATTTCCCCTCGCTGTGTGTCTATAAAAATAAGGTTCAGCTGCAGCACGTCACTAACCAGTTTAATCATGATTTCGTCAGCCCAGTGCGAATTTTTGCAAAACTGCTTCTCCAGTTCGTGTAGCGTTAACTTCGTTTTGATTTTGTGGTGCGCCAGGAACCTTACCCACCGCTCCTGCGTCACGTGACTGTTAAAGGCGCATCTGAACTTGTGCCCTATGAGTTGCTGTTTGCGAGTGCTCACATACAGGTAGTTGTGTGTGTTCTGCGCCGCACAAATCGCGTGGAAAAAACACGAGCCGTCGCCGTGAACGCCACGCCTGCCAAACACACTATCTTTTAAAGAGCCAAAAAACGTTTTACGGTACCACCGTGGCAGAATCGACAGCTCTTCCACGTCGAGCGGCTGCAACTTGTGTTTGAACTTTTTAGTCATGGCGCGTCTTCTCTACTACTGTTTATATTATACAGAGCAAACTTTTATTGGTTTTTTTATTCACCGACACATCACAGCTTCAAAGCCAACTTCAACGGCTTTAAACTACCACTACTACGCTTACTCTGTGAAGACGACGACGCTTTAGCTTTTGACTTGACCGTGCCCAGTATGCTGATCTGTTTGCCAGTGTCCGTCTCGTCATCCTGCTCGGCGTTTTCTTCGTCTTGCTCCTCATCTCCTTCTGGTATATGGGTAATGTCTTCTTCGCTGCTGTCCACCGGTTCAAATCGAGAAACACTCGCGCGCGGCAACCCCACAGGCACACTTGCAACGCGAACCGGCAAACTCACCGCCGCTGGCTTGTTTATTCGTGATAACTCCTCTTTGTACGACGCCAACTGATTTTGCATATCACGATTGTACGCCATCATTTGTTGCATCTGCTGCTGCTGCTGCTGCATTTGTTGTTGCATCTGCTGCTGCATTTGTTGCTGTTGTTGCTGCTGCTGGTACTGGTACTGTTGCTGTTGCTGTTGCTGTTGCTGTTGCTGCTGTTGCTGTTGCTGTTGCTGTTGCTGCTGGTACTGCTGTTGCATTTGTTGCTGTTGTTGCTGTTGTTGTTGTGGGATGGCGTATGGTGTCTGGGAGGTGGTGGGCACGGGTGAACTACTGGTGGGGCCACGCATGACGGGTCTGTTGTTGTTAGGGCCGGATGCAGCGGGCGTGAAAGATGTCGGAAGCGGCGCTTTGGGTTGCGACAAGCCTGGGAACTTTGGTAACATTCCACCGATGATGGAAGATAAGTCAAAGGCTGATTTTGCGGGTTTTTTGGTGTCTTCGTCGTCGTCGTCGGCTGTCGAACTGCTTTTCAGGGCCCCGCCCAAGAATTTGCTTTTAAAGTGATGCATCAACATGGAACTGGCGATGAGCCACCCAAACTCGACTTCGGGTGTCATGTTGCCGTACCGCCAGTGCTTTTTGTACAGCCGTTCAATGACATGGTTGTACTTTTGTTTGTCTTTGCGAGCGTTGGCCGACCAGCCGTCTAGCTGCAGCACGGGTCCGAACTGTTTGTTCGCGAACTCAATGCCCTGAAACACAAACATCAGCCCGTCACGAATCATGTTGACGTTGTTCACCGTCTCAAGGTGCGTCCGGATGCGATCACACTCGAACTGTATATCGGTCAACTCGTCGTCCATGGTGTATGTTCGCGTCATATCGATCCCTTGATTCTTGAACTTCAACAATTCCAATAAAAACCCCTGTTTTTCGCTCGCGATCTCCACCTTCAACGATGCATCCACTTCCGCCTTTTGGGTGTTAAACTTATCGTAACTACCGCCACCACCGCCCGCACTTTCCGACCGCGCGCCGTAGTCCGCGTCGCCATCACCGCCACCGCGGCCATCACCGCCACCGCGGCCGTCACCGCCACCGCGGCCATCACCGCCACCGCGGCCGTCACCGCCACCGCGGCCGTCACCGCCACCGCGATCACCGCCACCGCGATCACCGTCACCGCCATCACGGCCATCACCGCCACCACGGCCATCACCGCCACCACGGCCATCACCGCCACCACTGGCCGGTGCAGCCCCCACGACGGAGAACGGCGCAAAGGTGCTAGGTGCGCGCTCCGGTGGCGCAAAGGTGCTGTGTTCGCCCGCGGGTGGGCTACGCGCGATCGAGGGGGCGTCGATGAAGCTGGCAGCTTTCGGTGGGTCGAACAGCAACTTGCTTTTGACGGCGGAAAAGGTGTCGTTGAAAGTCGACGGGGCGCGAGCTCTGGATCGATCGTCCTTTGGCTCCTCCTTGGTTTCCTCGTTCTTCTGGCTGACAGCCTGTTTGAAGATGCTCTGGTTGTTGTTCACCGCTGACGACTGTTTCATCGCCGACTTCTTGGGCCGTCTGCCGGACGAAAAGTCGGTTTTCATCGGGTTGGCTAGTTTTTTAAAAAGTTCGAACTCGGAAGACGATGCATTCATGGTAATGGATGTGGGGGGAGGAGGACGACGCCGAAACCGCGCTGTGTTTGGTTTGTTCATTGATGATAAAATAAAATATAGGACGTTTATTTTTTTTTTAATCGGCTGAACCCAGGGCTTCTTTGCCTCTGCGCGACCTGTCCAGTTTGATGACGTCGCGCTTCACTACTTGCCGCTGCTCGGCGAGCTGCGCGATGAGCTCCTCAATCAGCTCATCTTTGCGGCTCTGCAGCTCGTCCGGCCGGAAGCGCCCGATGACCGACAGGGCAACTTGCCGCAGCGTGTCCACCTTGATGGGCTGCCGCTGCAGCACCACTTTGCGGCGCAGGAACATTTTCATGTTGTTGTTTTTGGAGAGCACGATCGCCTGCGACTTCTGGTCGTTCTTCTCCATGTACTGCTCCACCGCCGGCAGCGCCCTGTTCACGCGGCTCTGGATCTCGGCGCTGGCCACTTTCTGCTCCGCCACCATGGACTCGTAGCTGCTCTTGGACTCGCGGTACTTTTCCGTCGCCGCCTCCAGCTCCCCCGAGATGGCGGTAATGGCCTCCGCCTTGATGTGCCGCGGCTTCTTATCTGAAAACACAACAACGGGGTGCGCCTTCGTCCGGCTCGTTTTTAGAATCTTAAGCACCAAATCAACCACCGCAGCTATTACCGTACTGTCATCCTCCCCGCTGCTCGCCGCCACTAGCTCCAGAATGGCGTCGTAGTTCTCGTGGATGGTGCACCGAATAAACGACGGTGTCAAGTTCCGTGTGTTGTACGCCTTGGCGATGCGCACGTACTGCGACCCCGCATCATCTTCTGCCGGCAGCGAGACGCACTCCAGCTGCTTACTCGTCATCAGGTTCAACAGCTCCGACATGTGCTCCGACTTGTCTTGGCGTAGCCGCTTCAGCGCCGCGCTGTTCTCCTCCTTGGACGTTCGCAGCAGCAGCTGGGCGTCGCAGAAATCGATCAGTGATTTAGTCTCGGTTTGTGTCATCGAAGTTGTTGGGGGCGCGTCCGACTGCATTCGGTGACAAGAAACGCACCTGTTTACGTTGCTAGATTTAACAACAAGAACAGAAAAAAAAACTTGAAATAAAATTAATTTTGAACTTTTACCGCTGGGCGTTTGTCTAAACCCTCATTATCCAATTTCCAGTCTTCCTTGCACCATGTCCTGCCCCGATTACAACACGGCGAACAGCTCCGGCTGGGTGTACCAGCAGCCGCGCAAGAACAAGAACGGTGGTATGAGCGTGAACATGCAGTTGTCGTCGACGCAGCTGTCTACGCCCAAGGTGCAGCTGGAGAGACTGCGGTGCCCGTTCGGCATCCAGGACGGCCTGGAGGCCAGCTCGCGCAAGAACTTGGAGATCGATGTGTCCGCGCAGTCGTTGCGCGAGTGGGCGCAGAGACTGGACGAACAGAACCTGAACTGGATCGTGGAGAACAGCGTGATGTTGTTCAAGAAGGAGATGAAGAGGGCCACCGTGGAAGCTCTATACCGCCCGCTGCTGACGACGCCGTCAAACGCCGCTTACAACCCGCTGCTGCGCCTTAAAATTAACAGCGAGGGCGGCCAGGCGACGCGCGTGATGATCGTGATGAGCGAGGGCAACGCCACCGCGCCGCTCAAGTGGAGGCACGGAACGCTGGCGGACATTGAGAGACACGCGGAGGTTATCCCCATCGTCGAGATTACGGGGCTGTGGTTCGTGAGCAAGGGCTGCGGCATGACGCTGGTGGCTACCGACTTGCTCGTGTTCCCGAAGCGCGCCCGTGGCTTCGACTTCAACATCCCCTTCGCGTCGGGCGTCGTGCAGTGCGAGAACATCGAGGAGGACATTGAGTGCAACATGCCCGACCCCAGCATGATCGGTTCCGCCGTCTCCCTGCTCCCCTCCTCTCCATCGGACCCAAGCCGAGCGCCGAGCGAAGATGCCGAGATGACTGCAAATTGAATTAGTCGTCTATATTTTAAACCACAGCTTTGCCATCCGTCGGCGAGCTACGTATCCCAACAATAAAACCGAGCATTTTCACTCATTACTTTTTTATATTGCGTAATAATAAAACGAAAATATGTCTAATCCTGACCTTTCTGGTATTCAAATGGTGGACGTAAGCGGTAGGCCAGGACTGGCCTCGAACGCTGTTGAACAGAAAAGCGCTGGGTGTCCCATGGCGTTCAAGGTCTTAATGGGTATCGTGATTGTCATGATTTTAGCTATTGTCGCGCTGTTGATTTACCAGTGCACCAAAAAATCGAGCAACAATTCCGATTCGTGTAACATCAATATATTGAAAACCCAGCCGCAGCAGCCGATGATGGCGCGAGCGCAACGCTCGAGGATGCAGCACCAAAACACCCGGCCGCACCCAAGTCCGCCGCGCCACAACGCCCCTGCTGTCCCTCACAACAGCCCTCAACACCACAGCCCTCAACAGGCTCATCGCTACGGCACGCCTGCCCACGACAACTCGATGCAGCCCGCCAATCGCTCGATCTACAATAAGCACCCCAATCGGTTCGACGAAATGGTCGAGATTGTCACGGGGCCGTACGTGTACCCGCCGACGCAGTACCAGCAGCCCATCTACGACGCGCCGGCGCCCATGCCGCAGTCGCAGCTTATGCAGCAGCCCAGCATGCCGATCGAGGATGTGTACTTGCCCGGGGTGCCCAGCAGCTCCACCATCATCGGAGAAGCGCAGATGGACATCATGACGACGGAGAACCAGGGCACGAGCATCGACTCCTTTTCCGACAACAACTACCTGATGGACCCCGCCATGATGACTCCCGGCGGCGCGAGCGACATCATGGGGCTGCAGACCTTCATGCCCTACATGGGCGGCGGCGTCGGCGACAACGACAACCAGAACAACGGCGAAATCGGCGGACCCGTCGACCCCAACACGGGGCTGCCGCTGTTCACCACCGGCAAACTCATCCGCTCCCAGCTGCTCGGCGGTCACGGCGCTAGCTCCTTCCTGCGCCAGGTGCAGGACCCGCTCAGCGGCTACCGCAAGTCCGTCGGCAAAAACCTGTGCGGCGTGCAACAGGCGCGACGAGACGTGGAGGTGCGACGCAAACAGCTCAACGCCGCCCGCCTCGAACACCCCGACGCCGACCCCATCCTCTTCAACACCAGCGATTTCGCATACAACTAAACCATTGTAAATAAAGTTTCAAAAACGTACCTACTCACCGCCTTTCCGTCGCCTGTTTGCATGCATGTGTTGCATGCTTGTTGCATGTTTTGCGCACTCGTCGCAACGATTTCGTTGCATCTTTCGCAACGATTTCGTTGCATCTTCTGGGTGTTCCCCTCGCCCCTTCTCATAAAAGTTTATAAAAAAAATTTTCTAAATTGCATTTGCGCGCGCCGCTCCAGACTCTCATTATCTTACTTCTCACCCCTTCTCAACATGTCCTGCCCGATGTTTAACACGCACTTTGTTCGCGACGGAAACAACAACTACGCCATCGTCCAGGGAGACGAGAGCGTCGCGCTCGCCAGCTACACCGTGTCCGAGCGACCCAGTTCAAGCTCCATCGGCTTCCGCAGCTTCGCCGGCCGGGTGGAGAAGCCTCAGGGGTTGTACCAGTGGGCCAACGTTGCCACCAGCGCCCCCGCAGCGCCAGCGCCAGAGGCCACGGACGCGGCTGCTGCGCCCAGCACGGGCACCGCGTACAACAACTCGGTCAGCTTCCTCTTCCCCGTTGTCAAGGGGTGTGTGTACTTTATCCAGATCCAGTTCGCCAGCATCGAGTCGCCCACACAGACCAACAGCATCCACTGGACCGTTGACCCCAACAAGAGGCGTGTCGTCTCCGCCAAGAAGCGCCCGTCCGCCGACCCCGCCGCGGCAACTGATGCGTCCATTGCACCGTCCGCGTCCACTTCCAGTAAGAAGGCATCATCTGCAAGTTCTGAAGCCTCGGCCGATGCGGCAACAACCAGCAAGAAGCCCAAGAGAAGCTCCACGTCCAAGAAAGCGCCTGTCACGCTCACCAGCGAGAGCGTCACCGCCTAGCTAGTACGAACTAACTTACCCACCACCGCCCTCACACAACACACATCATATCTTATTTGATTGGTGCGCGCAATACCAATAAAACAAAATGTTATGATAACACCTTTTTTTCTTTTTATTCAATGTTTACGTGTTTAACAACTGTTGAAGCTGAAACACTATTACGCGCAGAAGCGTGTGTTCGAAGTGGTGTGTCGCGAAATCAATCATTTGCAGTGCCTCGATGTCGTAAATGGCATCATGTACACGGCCTCTAAACTGACTGGTGTCGCCGAAAAAGGCTTGTTGGTCGTGCATGGCGTCGTGGAGCAGTGGTGCGAAAATAAAGGAATAACTTTGGATGATGGTGGATCGCGCGTTTGCGTTAATGTCTGCGGGGAGCGCGCCCCCTCCTCCTCCTTCCGGCACTCGTCGCGCGGCGTCCAGCATGGCGCTCACCGCCACCAGCACAATGTCGTTGAAAATTTGGTCGTTCAAGGTGGCCTCTGCCGCGTGGGGCGGGTGCACGAACATGTCCATCAGCGCTGTTCGTTTTTCGGTAGCCACCAGTTTGGACAGCCGCCGAATCTCCACGGCGCTCAACAGTTCGCGTGTGATCGGGTGGATGCATTTCTTGGACACGATGAAGTAGTCGCTCAGCGCCTCGGGGTCAAAGCCGTAGACGTACCCCGTGGTTGGACTGACTTGTTTGAACAGCGGCGGTTTTAAGTCTTCCAGCGTTATTGGATCCGTCGTGTTCCTGCACACGCAGCGGATGCGCGATGCAAGCCACTTGCCGATTTTTACCCTAGCATGGTGTGTTGTTGCCTGTCGACTTTGGGTGTAACTACGCAATTTCGACCGGTAGCTGTTGTTGTTACTGCTTTTCATTTTTCCTTATCTGAGCACATTTTTTACCGGCAATATTTATTTTTCTTTTTATTTGTTAGGGTAGCATTCTACATTTCATCCGCTCATAACATCTATATAGCATTCAGTCAAGAATGGAACAACCGCGCGCTGCAAGACCCGCCGAAATCGCAGCAGCAGTGCCCGAACGTGTAGTGGTGCGCCCCTTTGACGACAACCTGATTCTGGAGCTCAAGAATTCCTCGAAGCAAGACCACCTCCATTTCATGATCGGCCTACTGCTCTTCACATTCTTTTCGTGTTTCTTAATTTTTTGGATGATGATGCTCACCGGCATCGCCTTCGGTTCTGTAGGCTATTTAATTACGCGTTAAATAGGCTTTAACGTATGCTTTGTTTTTCACCGGCATCGCGCACGTGCTGCGTGTATGTACAATCTGTATAAACAATAAATGTTTAAAATTTGCCGTACCACTCGCACTGGGTGCTTTGTTGCTTGCCGCGCATTAGCTGTGATCGGTCGACATGCAGTCCATTGTACATTTTAATAGCGTGACCTTTGAGCTTCAGACCCTTTGGCGTGTTGTTCCATCGGTCAATGTCCCAGCTTACCCTGAAGATGGACTGGTTATTCGGTTTAGCGGATAACCCCAAACTGCCTTTCATGAGTATGGAGTGCGTCACGACCGATACGAAAATGTCACCATCAGTACTGGGCAGTTCTCCAAGGTCACCATGCAACCACTCTATAAATTTTTCAAGGTTGCCGTGTGTTTTATAGGCATCGACGCTTCGTGCCGCCTTGGGCGATTTGGGACTGGCGATTTTGGAATCGATGGTGTGTTGTACTAACTTGCCTTGTAGATCGGGGTAGCGTTGCACCAAAAGCTGTTCTTGTTTTAGTCGAGGCAGCGGCACATTTTCGTGACCGATGCCGTGTTCTAACAAGTGCGGCGCGATGACAATTTGTTGAGTGGGCCACATAGTGTGCGCTGTTTCAATGGCGCGCCGGAGCGGCGAGGAATACAAGTAGTCCGGGCACATTTTAACCGGTTCGTTTCTTTCGCCGGGCTCGTTCGGGCACGGCCTTACCAACCGTTGCGGATTGTTGTCACGGATGTTTTGTTCGACAACCACCGCCATTTCCTGGCCGAGGGAACTAAGTTCGGGGTCATTTTCCACAAACTTGTAATACAATCCAAAGCCCCTGAGATCTTGCGCAAGGTTGGAGCACGAGTGTCCGTGGCGAATAAAATCCACGTGGATTTGCGGCATTGGAGCAACTTTTATATTACTACTCACAAAATACTTGAGTCATGTGGTGATATTTGTTATTAAATAAAAACAAAAGCCCGCGGGTGTTTGTCATAGCACAAAATTCATACTGAGATAGATGATGCAGACAGTGGGTCCGACGATTATCAATTTGGATGCGCACGTTAACAAAACACGGCTGTATTTTAAACCGAAGCACAAACGGATTGACTTGGCGTACCCCGAGTGGCTGCTCAACGACACGCTGGCGATCGAGGAGATTTTCTGGGAAAACGGGTGGTCGTACCGGGCGACGTTCTCCCGGCCGTTCAACCTGGAGATGCTCAATCAAATCCTGCTTAATTTCAAATGGAAAACATGCGTTTGTCTGGACACGCGCACCATTGAAGAAGACAACATATGCCCGGAGCTCCACGGACACGTCGTGACCAAGCTCATCTATAAACGCTAAATGATTACACACTCTTTCCTTTTTTTTGTGAGGTGATATAGTAAAACGACCAAAATGTGTAGTATCCACATATACACTCAATCGACGCTACCGGAAAGCCTTTCAAAAATCATGCTTCGTCAGTTTAAAACCACGTGTCGCAACGACGTCAAATCGTCACACGCGTCGAACATAATAAAAGATGTGGACTTGTTTGTGGTAAGTACAGAAACTAAAACGTTGCGGGGAGAGGGCACGCGCACGCAAATATGCGGCTTTGCATGGGTGGAGATAACAACGAACGAGTACTACATCGAGATTGTGTGTAGTCGTAAAGGTCTACATGGTATTGGGAAGTCAATAATGGTCATGGTGGAAGAGCTTGCACGAACTGCCGGTAAGGGGATGCTACAGTTAGTGGCGTTGCCGGATGCCGAGGGGTTTTACACGAAGCTGGGCTTTAAATATACCAAAAATGCATGCGATGAGAACCAGCCAGAGGTTAAGATGCGCGACGCCCAAGACGACGGATTTTACATGTCAAAGTGTTTACATGTGCCCCCCCACCACAAACCGACTATGCAAAAGAAATCGTCCAAGACAGCTAGTAAAACAAAGAAAAGTCACAAGAATCACAAGAACAAGACGCGTACCACCGTCCGCAAATTACGAAGCACTGTATCCCGTCGCAACACGAGTAGGAGCAAACGTTAATAAACACCGCGACCTCTCCGAAAGATGATGACGTTGTGGGTGGTGACTAGGAGCGATTTATTGACGCGCACACACAATGACAATAAAACTTTTCGGGTTCCATCAACGGTTTAACAGCGGACAACAAAATAAACTACTTATTGTGATTTCTTATAACTCAAAATTGCGATGATTATGGCATGTGCAATGGGTGTGCGAGCAAATGTACGCATGGCAAGTTGTGGTGCGGTCTTACCGAGTCTAGGGCCACGTCACGACCCGATGGACATGACCAGTCAGGAAATGGAAATGGCGCGCGCAATCGTCGCGAGAGCAAACATACGCGTTGCAAGTGCACGATTACCGCGTCAGGTGTCACGTCAAGATAAAGACACGATGGACATGAACAGTCCAAACGTCGAGATGGCGCGCGCGATCGTCGCAAGAGCAAACATACGCGTTGCAAGTGGTGGCGCACAATTACCGCGTCAAGTGCTGTAATTTTACTTTTTAAGATCATAGAAGAACGCATCTGAATAGTAGTAGTATTGCGTTGTTTATTGGTAAAGTAAGGACGCGACTGAAAAAGCATAAAAACATAAAATATGCGTATTTTTTTAAACGAATAAAAAAAAGACTTCATATATTCGTCTCACAACTTTAAAACTTTAAGATGATGCGGTACTACCAACAAGAATGTGACGCTGCGATTGCGGAGTGCACAGACAACCGTTGTGTCGTCAAGATGTTCTGCGGCACCGGCAAGTCCAAAATCATGAGCGAGGGTAATTTTCTGGTGGATGCGAAACTTGTCGTCTACGTGTTCCCGTCGCTCGCGCTCATCGACCAGTTCACGCGTCAGTACCTTGGGGACGTCGACGCCGCGCACCTACTCTGTGTTTCTTCGGAGGCCGGCGCCACCACCGCGCCCGAAACGATCCAACGCTTCTTTAGGTGGGACGAGTTTACGCGCGACGACGGCACCGGAAACACGCGACGGATCGTGTGTGTCACCTACCAGAGCATGCACACCTTGTTCGAAAACATGGGCGAGACCGTCGTCGATGTTTGTTGCTACGACGAGGCGCACCACGTTGTTGCGCCCTCGTACCAGTCGCACGTCTTTTCCAACGCCGCGATCCGCAAGCAAGTGTTTTTCACCGCAACGCCCGTCAACGACAACGGAGTGGTGATGTACGACCCCGACTTTTCGCGAGATTCCGATTTTCCGGGAAGTTCCGAAAAGTTGACGTGTGGTCCGCTCGTCTACGAGTACAACTACTTGCGTGGCGTCGACGAGGGCTACCTTAATCCGTTTGATGTTCGCGTCGACTTTTTTATGGCGTCTGCAATTGACAACGAGTCTTTTTTTACAACAGAAACCATGGCGTCGTCAACGTTGGCTGGAAAAATATATAAGTCCATCGCTCGCGCCGTCATCACGTCCGGAAACACCCGCGTGCTCACGTTCCACGCCGACGTCAACGCCGATCGCGACTTGTCGGTGTCCAACTTTGTTAACGAAGAGTTGGTGAAGCGGGCGTTCGACCACGTGTATCGTACGGAGTTCCCTGAGATTTTGGTCGCCGACCGAATGGACGGAAACTTGCGGATGGTTGCACTCTCGGCGTCCACGTCCCCGCGCGACCGTGCCGCGATTCTCGCCGAGTTCGACGCGACGCCCGATAATTGTGTTTACATTGTGTCCTCGTGTCGCACGATCGGCGAAGGGATCGACACCAAAAACGCGAACATGTGTGTTTTCGTGGACCCAAAGTCTTCGCCACTATCGATCATCCAGAATATCGGTCGCATCGTGCGCAAACTCCCGGATGTGATCAAGCCGCGGTCGACGATCTTGATTCCGTGTGCGGTCGACCGCGAAAAGTACACAGCGTGTGACACCGATGAGAAGCGCGACGAGGCGATCCGTTCTGATCTTTCGTTACCGACGGGTAACTTTAACGGGATTTTGAGTGTGTTGTGCGCGCTGCGCCAAGAAGACGACGAGCTTTACAACGCGTGTCTACGCAGCGGTGGTGATGGTGGGTCTGTGCGTGTGAGTGATGACTCGGGTTATGACGATGATGATGACAGTGGTTCTGACACCGACGAAAGTGGTGGTGCTAAATCTAGTGGGGTGAGTGATCGTGGTCGCTCACCCGAATCGTCATCGTGTATTTTTTCAGTTCATACTGATCCGGATGTTAAAGTGTTGTGGCGATTGTTAGATGTGGATTTATCCAAAACCGTTGCTAGTGCGGTGATAGACTGTGAGGTTGTGAAGTACGATTCGATGGAGAGGGCACATGAAATTGTTGCTCGAGCAAACGAACGCGTTGCAAATGGTGCTGGACGATCGAGTCGCTTGTCGCGAGGTGTTTCCCAATTACCTCGCCAAATTCACGGACCAAAAAACAAGGAAGAAATTCAAGAGCGTAAAGACGCACTAACACTTGGGACTTGGAAACAAGGGTTAAAAAAGAAGGGCGACAAGAAGTGCCCGGACGCGGTTCGTGATTTTTTGGATTCACACCTTACTGGATGGCGCGCCGATTTTGATGAGATCGCGATGCAAGATGCTCTCGCAATTGTTGAACGCGCCAGCGAACGCGTTGCGGGAGGTGGGGCACAATTACCTCACCGTTTGGTAAAACCAAAAAACGAGGCGGAGAAACAAGAGTACAAGGACATATTAAAACTTCGTCATTGGAAAAAAGCGTTGAACGGTAAGCGCAGCTCCAAGTGTTCGGATGCGGTCCGCGAATTTCTTGACATTGAGCTTCCGGGATGGCGCGACGGTCGTGATTTGGACGAGATGGCCATTCAAGAAGCTCGAGCCATTGTCGGACGAGCATGCGAACGCGTAGCAGGAGGTGGTGCTCAATTACCTCGCCACATTTCTAACCCCAAAACCGACACGGAAACACAACAAACAAAGGACAAACAAAAACTTGATAGATGGAAAGCAGCGTTAACGGGGAAGGGCAATTTGAGGTGTTCAGACGCAGTTCGTGATTTTCTTGATGCACAGCTTCCAGGGTGGCGCGACGTTCGTGATTTAGACGAGATTGCGATTCAAGAAGCTCACGTTATTGTTGGACGAGCAACCAAACGCGTTGTGCAAGGTGCAGCTCAATTACCACGTTTTTTTTCTAAGCCTGAAGGCGAGATGGAAAAACAAGAAAAAAAAGACGCACAAAAACTTATGCATTGGAGAAAAGCGTTAAACGGTAAGGGAGACGCGAGGTGTTCGGATGTAGTTTGTGATTATTTGGACGAACAGCTTGCGGGATGGCGCGACAATTTCGAAGAGACCGCTATGAAAGAAGCTCGAGCCATTGTCATACGAGCATGCGAACGCGTAGCAAAGGGTTGTGTACAATTGCCACGCGACATTAAGGAACCAAAAAACGAGGCTGAAAAACATGAAGCCAAGGACGCAATTAAACTTAGTATGTGGAAACAGGCGTTAAATGGGAAAGGCTCCTCAAGGTGTTGGGACACTGTTCGTGATTTTTTGGATGTACAACTTCCGGGGTGGAGCGAGTTTCGTGATTTAGACGAGAATTCGATAAAAGAAGCTCGAGGTATTGTCGAACGAGCTATGGAACGATTGGCCAATGGTAGTGGTCGACTACTCCCACGTGGAGGATTAAAATCTAAAAACGATACGGAAAAACAAGAGAAAAGGGATGCATCTAAAATTATGACATGGAAATTAGCTTTAAACGGAAAGGGCAAGGGAAGGTGTTCGGATACGGTTCGCGATTTATTGGATTCACAGCTTTTGGGGTGGCGCAACGATTTAGACGAGAACTCGATTCAAGAAGCTCGTGCTATTGTTGAACGAGCAAAAGAACGCGTAGTGGCAGGCGGTGCACCCTTACCGTGCAGGCGTGACAATCCAAAAAACGAGGTGGATAAAAAGGAAGGCAAGGACGCATTAAAACTTAGTTGCTGGAAACAAGGGTTAAAAGGCACGGGCAAATGGAGGTGCCCGGACGCGGTTCGCGATTTTCTTGACATCGAGCTTTCGGGGTGGCGCGACGGTGGTCGAAGAAAAACAAAAGTAAGACTACTTCCAGTTGCTCAAGTTGCCGCGTCCGATCCGGTGCCTCCTCCGTCGTTGGCAATGGTTGTCGTTGTCGAACCGTCTGCGCCGGTTGTCGAACCGTCTGCGTCGGTTGTCGAACCGGCTGCTCCGGTTGTCGTACCTACAAAAATCGTCACGAAAAAGCGTAAGAAGACGATGCTTCTCGCAGTTTCAGGTGTTGCTGCTTTACCCGCGCTTGAAGAGGGAGACGCCAAACGCCCGGCTCGATCCGCCGTCGCACCGTCGCCCAAGTCGGAGTTGTCTGTGCTTCACCAGCGCTACAAGTCGCTTACGTCCGAAAACCTTGCCGCCGAGTTTGCCGCACACCCAGCGGCGTGGCACGCGTACCACGCTCTTTCCGAGAAGAACGAGGAGAGTTTTCCGACCGACGAGATCCCGCGCAACGTGGTGATTCGGAAATTGGCCGAGTTGCGAACGCGGCGTGCGAAAAGTGTCGTGGACCTGGGGTGCGGCAAGGCGTGGATCGCGCGTCACTTTTTGGACGACCCGCGTTTTGCGTTTACCAATTTTGACCACGTAGCGGGCAACGCGCTGGTGACAAAGTGCGACATCTCGTTGCTCCCGCTGGAGGACGACTCGACGGAGATTGCGATTTTGTGTTTGGCGATGTGGGGCTCCAACTGCGCGTCGTACGTGGAGGAGGCGTACCGCGTGCTGGAGACGCACGGGTTGTTGTACGTGGTGGAGCCGACGCGTCGATGGCTGGACGAGAGTGGTGGTGATGGTGGTGGCGTGCCAACACACCGTTTGCGTGCGCTACTCGAGACGTGTAGATTTAAGATCATGGAGGAACGGATCGAAAAGTTTAGCGTGTTTGTTTGTTGTAAGGCTTAGGTGTTCATGACAAATTGAATATAGTATTATTGTATTGTTATCTCATTGTAACGGTTTCTCGCCGTGATGATTGATGTTTCTATCGCATCGCGATTGTCCCAGAGCGATAATTTAGAAATTTAAAATAGAGGAACTATTGTTAACGATGCATAGTCTTTGATTACGAGGTAATTGTTTAAGCGCATGCCATGCACTCAGCGGAACATTTGTGTTCGTGCCATCCACATAAGACAAATGTTCGAGTGCATGTAGTGGCTCTAGTGATGTGATCTCTGGATTATTGCGAAAAAACAGGAAGCGAATATGAACAAGTGATCGAACGCACTCCAGATCCGTGAAGCCTGAGCCTAAACTGAGAGTTCGAACACTCTTGAGTTGGGACACTTGGTGTGGCGTCACGCCAACAGTGTACGCCATGATTACTGTGTGCACATGTCGCAACACGGAAAAGTCGGCGCCATGCAAACAACAACCGATAAAATTGACGCGAATCGGCCAGTAGGGATGAGGGTTGTGGATGTGTGATACTGGTGCCATGTTTCCGGAAATCAACGCCATCGACTGCTCTACAGTCAGTTGCTCGAGAACCCGAATCGTATGGATTGCCTCCCACAACCCGTCTAAGTTGTTGTTGTGATTAGTAGACTGAAACGCACCAACAAGACTTACACTCTGGACACGCACCACCGGAACCTGGAGCAGGTCCACCTTATTTACGGTTACACCATAAAAATCAAGGTGCAAAGGAAGATGTTGTTGCTGCCTGTATTTGTAAAACCGAGCGATCGCACCGTAGCGTATAACGGGATCCATGGCAAAGCGTAACGCGAGTCTTCCCGTTAAGTTAAATGTGGTGTGTTGTGACTTGCTGAAATCGTCGTCAACGAGGTTCTTGTATTTTCGGCCGACTTGGCGGACGACGCCAAGTGCGTAGGCGTGCGACACGTGGTTGTACCCGTCGCTAGTGTAAAAGTATTTCAGAATGTTAAGCATCAGCTCGCTGGGTAGGTTGTCTAATACCATGATATTGATACTTGTGTTTTATTTGTATCAAGCGTTTAAAAAGCGCGGGAACACAAATTAAGGCAGTAAAAGGATTGCATAATTTAATTTTATAGGATTGTTGTGTCTTCCCTACGCTCCAACTCTCGCTTGCGTGTTTGCTCGGCTAAGCGCTCGAGCATTAAACAAAAAAAATGCTAGTGACAACAAGTAAACATCACACTTTTGATTGATTTACAAATTGTATGAAATGAAACAAATTGACATACGATCTTTTTTTACAAAAACTGCACATCCCCGGCCTACTCCACAGGTGCCAACACCACGTGTGTCAGTGGTGCGTGAAGCTGATACTTTCAACATGTCAACGGTGCGCGAAATGCGGAAACCAAATAGCTGGGGGACGCAACCAACACGAACACCGACGCAACCAACACCGCAGCCGACGCAAACAACACCGCAGCCGACGCAACCACCACCGCAGCCGACGCAACCAACACGAACACCGACGCAAACAACACCACAGCCGACGCAACCAACACCACAGCCGACGCAAACAACACCGCAGCCGACGCAACCAACACCGCAGCCGACGCAACCAACACCACAGCCGACGCAACCAACACCGCAGCCGACGCAACCAACACGAACACCGATGCAACCAACACGAACACTGACGCAACCAACACGAACACCGACGCAACCACCACCGCAGCCGACGCAACCAACACCACAGCCGATGCAACCAACACGAACACCGACGCAACCACCACCGCAGCCGACGCAACCAACACCACAGCCGATGCAACCAACACCGCAGCCGATGCAACCAACACCGCAGCCGATGCAACCAACACCGCAGCCGACGCAACCAACACCGCAGCCGACGCAACCAACACCGCAGCCGACGCAAACAACACCGCAGGCGACGCAAACAACACCGCAGGCGACGCAACCAACACCGCAGCCGACGCAAACAACACCGCAGCCGACGCAACCAACACCGCAGGCGACGCAAACAACACCGCAGGCGACGCAACCAACACCGCAGCCGACGCAAACAACACGACCACCGACGCAAACAACACGACCACCGACGCAAACAACACGACCACCGACGCAACCAACACCACAGCCGACGCAACCAACACCACAGCCGACGCAACCAACACCACAGCCGACGCAACCAACACCACAGCCGACGCAACCAACACGAACACCGAC